GTCTTGCCGTCGGCGCAGTCCGTGCAGTCAGTCACGGCATCGCTGCCCGCGGGAGATGACTTGCCAGCGCTGCAGGACGAGCATGTTGTGGCGCCAGAGGCGGCGTACTTGCCAGCGCCGCATGTGACGCAAGTGCCACCGTCCTCGGAGGTCTTGCCGTCGGGACAGTTCTCGCAAGTGCCACCGGCCTCGGAGGTCTTGCCGTCGGCGCAGTCCGTGCAGTCAGTCACGGCATCGCTGCCCGCGGGAGATGACTTGCCAGCGCTGCAGGACGAGCATGTTGTGGCGCCAGAGGCGGCGTACTTGCCAGCGCCGCAAGATATACAAGGTTCGCGTCCCGCTGCACTTTTGTACTTGCCCCCCTCACATTGTTTACATACTTGGAATTTTTTATGTCCGAAGCTCGCCGCGCCCGCGATCTTGGTAGAGGGTGCCGTAATCCAACCCGGAAGCCGCCGATCGCTGATCGTGCCGTTATTTCTGTTATAGCCAACCTCGAAATGGTCGTCGCCGATCCAAGGGGGCATGCTGAACCTCTTAGTTTTCGAGCCTACATCAGGCCAGATCCCACCAGTATGGCCGAACTCGGCCCTGCACGTGAACGGGTCGCGCCCACTCCACGTGTACCCGTCCGCATTTATATAGCCTCCCTCGTGTACAACCCCGTTCGCGAGGATGGTTCTCCTGGACACGTAAGCGGGCGCGGTGGTGGTGTGATGGACATGTCCCGCCCCCGGATCCAGCAGGTTGGCGGAGAGGACCATCTCCTCGCACTTGTCGGCGTTGGGCGCCGTCCCCACATTAAATCCGACGCCCCCCAATGCCTGCCCCCGCGCCCAGGTCCCTATAGTGGGGTCGAACCTTACGTCAAGACGGCCGCACGCCGCGTCCCAAAGGCCCGACTGCGTCCCGGCCCGCGCTTTGCAATTATTATTCTTGGACCAGGTGGGGTTGGGCGATTCGTCGGCCGGGAGCACCTGGCCCTTGTTGCGGATCTGGGAGGCCATGCCGATGGCGCTGTGCGCGGTGTCATGATGAAAATACCAACACCCAGGTGGTTCTGTATCACTAGTGCGGGTGCCAAGTGCGGTGATGCTGGGGAGTTCTTTTGCTCCAAAAAGGCCCACAGTCGCTGGCTGCTGCCAGGTGTAGAGAATTTCTGAGGGTGCCACCAGGTACTCTCGATGAACACCCACGTAATCTCCGTTATTTGGGAAGGAGCTGCGCCCCCCAGCCCGCGCCGGTGATGTGCCTTGTCCGCGCGCCACCCAAGAGGAAGTTTTGGTTCCATTCGTGAGCCACTCCTCGATGTCTCCAGCGTTGCACTCCTGCTCAGCCAGTGGTTCAGAACCTGCGGGACACGATGCAGCACCAGTGCTCAGCCTCTCCAGCGTCCCCCCCGCATTTTCGCCTTTCTCTGATAACAGGTTATCATTCGATATATTTGAAATTATATAATTTACCGCCATCACAAACTAGATATAATATATAATATATAATATATAATTTATATAATTTATAATTTATAATTTATAATTTATATAAATTTTAGTCCATCAAGAAACATAAGACTATTAAATTCAATACCCTATTATATTAAAAAAATAAAGTTACTTAAAATATTTAATATACATATATGTATAGTTTAATGAGAGTTGAAAAAAGGAATGGTAACTTCGAAGATGTATCTTTTGATAAAATTCTGAAAAGAATTCAACTACTCTGTATAGGAGAAGAATTTAACAATAAATTAAATATTGATCCAACAAAAATCGCACAAAAGGTTTGTTCTGAAATTTATGACAATGTGAAAACAACTGAACTTGATGAATTATCTTCACAGATTGCTATATCAATGTATTCAAAAGATCCCGAATACTCTACTTTAGCAGGTCGCATTGTTGTATCGAATCACCATAAAATGATTGAACATTCATTTTCGTATGTGATTGAACAACTCTTTAAGAATGATATTATTCAGGAATACCTTTACAATCTAGTCATTGAAAATAAAGAAAGGATTGACAATGAAATTAATCCTATGAAAGATTATGAATTAGATTTTTTTGGATTTAAAACATTGGAAAAAAGTTATTTATTAAAAATTAAAAATGAAATCGTAGAAAGTCCACAATATCTTTTTATGAGGGTTGCACTATGTATTCATAGGGATAACCTTGAAAAAGCATTTGAAACATATCACCATATTGCAAATAAAGATTTTATTCATGCTACACCCACCTTATTTAATGCAGGAACTAAAAGAGAACAATTAGCATCCTGTTTCTTATTAGCAATGAAAGAAGATTCTGTCCACGGTATTTATGATACATTAAAGGATTGTGCTTTAATTTCTAAGTATTCGGGAGGCATTGGATTACACATTCACAACATTAGAGCAAATCATTCATTCATTCATGGAACAAATGGATACTCAAACGGAATTGTCCCCATGTTACGAGTATTTAATGATACAGCAAGATACATTGATCAAGGAGGAGGTAAAAGAAATGGTTCTTTTGCAATTTACTTAGAACCTTGGCATGCCGATATCCTCGAATTTCTTGAACTTAAAAAGAATCATGGAAATGAACAAGAAAGGGCGAGGGATTTATTCTATGGTCTATGGATCCCAGACCTTTTTATGGAGCGTGTTGAAAAAGGTCAAGAATGGACCCTCATGTGCCCCGATGAATGTCCTGGTTTAAGTGATTGTTATGGTTCTGATTTTGTAGAACTATATGAAAAATACGAAAAAGAAGGAAAGGGTAGGGAAAAAATAAGTGCTCAGAAAATATGGTTTGCAATCCTTAACTCTCAAATTGAAACTGGAACACCTTATCTACTCTATAAGGATGCCTGTAATGAAAAATCCAATCAGAATAATCTAGGAACTATTAAATCATCTAATCTATGTACAGAGATTATTGAATACTCAAACGAAGAGGAGACAGCCGTCTGTAATCTAGCATCTATATCGTTACCCAGTTGTTTGGAAGGAATTGATATAAGTGATCTATCTTTAACAATATATTCAAAACCAGGTTGTTGCTACTGTAATTACGCAAAAATGCTATGTGATTCTATGAATATTCAATATATAGTAAAAGATTACAATGATATTACATTATCGCCTGAAGGTCCTCATGGTGTAACATTCCCTAAAATTTATCAAAATGGAAATGATTTCATTGGTGGATATACTGAATTAGTTGAATATTTAAGACCGGAATACAATTATCATAAATTAAAAGAACTTTCAAAAGTATTGACTTATAATTTAAATAAAATTATCGATTATAATTTTTACCCTATTCCTGAAACCGAAAGATCAAACAAAAGACACAGGCCTATCGGGATAGGAGTCCAGGGTTTGGCAAATGTTTTTTATGAAATGAAAATACCATTTGATTCAGACAAAGCGAAAGAAATCAATAAAAAGATATTTGAAAGTATTTATTATGGTTCTCTAGAAGCATCCATGGAAATTGCACGATCAAGGGAAGAATCGATGAGAAAGATCCAAATAGGTTCAAATCAATTAAATCACGATAGTCCCTATTATTCACCGGAAGAATTTATCTCCTCTGAAGAACTCTATCAATTAAGGGATGAAATGTTACCTATTGAAAAAGAATTAAAAAGAAATGAATTTTTAGGGACCTATAGTTCATATATAGGATCACCCATGTATCATGGAAGACTACAACATGATCTATGGGGTGAAGAAGTTGATAATTCTTTACACGATTGGGATTGTCTAAGAGAGAATATTAAAAAATATGGTGTAAGGAATAGTCTATTAGTCGCTCCTATGCCAACAGCATCAACATCTCAAATCCTAGGGAATTATGAGTGTATTGAACCAGTTATCTCTAACATTTATTCGCGAAGGGTCCTCGCAGGAGAATTTATGGTTATCAATGAATATTTAGTCAATGATTTAATCCTCCTGGATAAATGGAATCCAGAAATTAAGGATAAGATAATTATTAATGATGGCTCCATACAGAATATTGAAGAAATACCTCAATTCATTAAGGATCGTTATAAAACAGCATGGGAAATTAAACAAAGACATATCCTTGATATGGCTGCTGATCGGGGGAAATTTATTTGTCAATCTCAAAGTTTAAATCTTTTTGTAGAAGCCCCAAATTATAAGCTTCTATCATCGATGCATTTTTATGGTTGGAAAAGAGGTTTGAAGACAGGGATGTATTATCTCAGGACAAGGCCGAGTTCAAAAGCATTACAATTTACAGTTGAACCTGAAAAAGTATGTGAATCATGTTCAGCATAGATTACTTATGAACTAATGTATCAATTTCATTAAAAATACTAATTTTATCTTGAACAATTTCAATCGGTATATTCTCTTTTTTAGGAGGTTTTTGAAAACTGATTAGATTAGTTTCATTCTTTTTTTCATTCTTTTTTTTAGATCCAAACATTTTATTCACATTACTTTGAACCTGTATAAATAATTGATAATCATTTCGTACGGGATCCTTAAAGGATATTTGATGTGTTAAATAACCAACCGCATTCAATAAAATAGGTATCCTTGATGAACGTTTCCCAGTTGTATAATTACATTTAAATAGTTCATACAGAGAATTAATTTGTTGATTTATTTTTTTATTATTTCGTAGTTTCATTTCCTCATAAATAACTTCCCACAGGACCCAAACAATATTTCCTCGATATTTTTTAGGAATATCAACAATATTTCTTTCATCAATATTCCATGGTGTCTTCTTCTTTTTATGAATAGCTTCATATCTTAAAAGCCATAGGATCCAATAACGACATCTATCATACCCAAATTGTTTATTCTTTAACATTGTGAATATTTCATTGATAATAATCCTTAATTCATCAGGATCATTAAAATGAATTATATATCCAGGTAAGATATTCATTGGAGCACATAATCTTTTCTGAATATTTGTAAAATTAAAATCATCCTGATCATTTAATTTTGGATATTTATCATATCGTTTTGTTTTTAAAGATGTTGCAAGTGTACTAACAACATCAAAGAATAGATTCCTTATCATTTGACTATTCCTTAGAAGTATATAGCGATCCTTTGTCTTTGTATTTAAGAGATTGATTTGGTTCATAAAAACTTCATTCTTACGTTGAAGATAGAAGGGTAATTTAGGATTATTAATATGAATAATCTTTGTAGAAAAATTAATTAACTTTTCCCAAAGTAGAAGAGAATATCCTGAGATGATACATTCAGCGGTCCAGAAGCAAGCATTCTCAACTTTTTTCGATTCAATCGCTTTTAAAACCGCACTAATAATATCATTTTTTTTAAAACCAGAAAATGATTTTTTTTTAAATTCCTCGAATGAACGAATATCATTAATTAAGTATCTTTCATCCATTTACTAAAAAATATAAAATAAAATTGTTTGTTTAAACTCTAAAAATATTATCCATTTATAAATTAAAAAATGAGTGAAAGTGGAAAAAGAAAACGAAGGTCGAGAAAAACAAAAGAACAAAAACTCCTTGAGAAAATTGCAAAAGAACAACAGGAGAAGGAACAGGAATTAGAGGAAAAAAAAGAAAAAGAGAAACAAGCTCAAGGGGACGGTATGAATCCTCAGGAACTAATGAAAGAATATGAAAGAATCGAATCAATCATAAGTACCGATCAAGATGTATTTCAAAGAATGATGGATATGGATGTAAGGATTAAGTACTCATTTATCAAAACACTTCATAATAATTTGACAAGTATTAACTCACGTTTTAATTGGAAACCAGAAGAACTAATGGCAATTGGATCAATCTTTAGAGACTTTCAAAATATTGAACTGAATGTATACAATACGGTAATGCAGCAAATAGAAACCATTGAAGAAGAAGAAGAAGAAGAAGAAGAAGAAGAAGAAGAACAAGAGGATCAGTCTGAAGAAGCGGACGATATTAATTAACCAGTACTCCCTAATCCACCACTCCCTCGGGTCGTTTCAGATAATGAATTTACAATCTGAAAGGTGATTGGATCTAGAGAGGGTGAAGTGATCTGAAAGAGCCTTGTCCCTACAGGGACATGGTAATCCTCTTCTGAAAGATTATCAACAATACCAATTAAATTACCCCGATAACATGAATCAATAATACCTACTGAATTGGAAAGACGTAGAGGGGTTTTTGCCCCCATTGAAGAACGTGGATAAAGATAATAAGAAACATTCTCTTGTTTATTCTTATCTATGAATGCTTCACATGCTATTTTTAGGTCAATTTGAAAAGACAATTGTTTTGCTGGAATAGTAATATCTTCTGTCGTAAATAAATCTAATCCACTATCACCTTCATGGTATGAAGTATGGTTTTCATACAATGCTTTGACTGATTCATCTGATGGTTTTAGTTTAAGGTGCATTTTTATTCTCTCTTATTTTTATTATTTTAAATAGATTTCAAATTTAATAAACCCGTTTCAAGTTAATACTTATTACTAATTATTAAGTATTATCTGTCATATGGTTGATTGATCTATTTATCGTGTATTCAATGATTAAACGATTAAATTACAATGGTTCTTTTAATCTTTTTTTGATTGTCATCCACCTGATATTTCTTCATCAAATGGTTTGTATCATTTACCACCAGATTGTTTTATTTCTATTTTTTTTGTACCTTCTTCCTCTTCAGCATCATAAAAATTAACACATGTATAGATATCATATTCTTTCATTAATGTATTTAAATGTTCCGTCACTTTTTTTTCCTTAAAATCATTGTAATTATCTTCGTCTAATTGTTTCCATTCTTCGGGTTCAATTACAGAAGATAGGTAGTAATCATTTTTATCCTCAAATATAAACTGATTACGAATACGTAGATTAGTTTTTTTCATTTATAATGATTCAATATAATTTTTATCTATATTAATGTATTAATAGTATGGTAGACCCAACGGAAACAACTGAAACGGAAACAACGGAAAGAGTTGATAACACACCAAGTGCTCAAAATAAGTTTGAATGGGGGACAGCATCAAAAATGATTGAATGGACCCTTCTATTATTTGTTTTGTTATTTATTACAAGTAGAATTATTAAAGGTATTCCACCTAGCGATGATATCCCAGGTGTGAAAGGACAAAAACCGAAAGCTATTTGGGTTTTTGCTCTATTATCATATATTACTATGATACTTGTAAGGGTTATTTCAAATAAAAATGTTCAATTAGAAACAATGGAAGAAAAAGAAAGGGTTCAAGGATGGTGGCAAGTGTTGAATATTTTAATTTATTTTATCATTATCATTCTTGCTTACACATTTTGCGCTGCTTACCTATGTATGAAAGTAAGGAGAAAACCAATTCAGTATGGTGGTATGTTCGATTGGATGAATAAAGGAGAAAGTAATACGAGTATTGACCCAGCGATACAAATGATAATTATTATCGGTGTACTATTAGTTATCCTTAATGCTTTTACAAACTTATTCCTCTATCTCAAATCAAAGGAAAATTCGGAAAGAGACAGTATAGCCCGTTCCATTTACCAAGCTCAATTAACGGTATTAATACTTATGGTCTTAACAATTATATTCTTTGTTGCATTGGGGGTTGGGAAAAATAATCCTCCATGGAATGAAGTCGATGGTTGGGATGCTCTAAATACAACTCGTGGCGAGGTATTTAAAACAAGTATCTATATTATTATACTTGCAATGGGGACAGCATTAGTAAATGTAGGAGCCGGTTCAGGATTTTTTGGTTTAACAGAATAAATTTGAAAATGATTTAAAAGAAATAATGAATCAATTATAAATGAAAATCGCAATTTATGGAGCCATGTGTTCTGGAAAAACAACTGTAGCAAATATTATTAAAGAGTATGATCAGAGATACTCCATCTATTCATTTGGACAAAAGATAAAAGATCTAGCTGCTGAATTATTTCAAATGAAAGGCAAGGACCGTAGTCTATTAATTCAAATAGCCGACAAGATGAGAGATATTGATGAAGATGTATGGGCGAAATATGTGGTTAAACAAACCAAAAATAATGATTATTGTCTTATTGACGATTTAAGGTTTCAAAACGAGTTAAATTATTTAGAAGGATGGAAAATTATTTGTTTAACTATACCAGATGAAGAAAGGATATGTCGGATAAAGAAGCTCTATCCCGATAATTATGAGGACCATATTAAAAATATGAAACATATTTCAGAGAATGATCAATTAAAATTTCCCAAGGATACATTATATCTTGATACAAGTTTACCTATTGAGAGTATAAAATATTCTCTAAAAACAAGTTTAAATTTAGATTAAACTTTCTCTATTACAAAATAATGGATACACAATTTAAAAGATTACTTAATCAGAGGACATCAAAATGGTGCGAATCCACAAATAAGGAAATGTTTAATAATCTGTTTACTCTACTCTATGAATGGATTTATAATCAACATAATTTAAACGTTGTAAATGATAAAATGATTTTTCAATGTTTTTTTTATGCATTCATATGTAATATTTCAAATGATATTGATTACTATTATGATGAATACATGATAATGAAGTATTCAGAGGATATTGTTGAATTATTTTTACAAATGAAAAATATAACACAATCCTATGGTTCTTTTTTCCTTCATGAAAAGGGGAGGACCTCTGACGACTTATTACAATTTATTATTCGTAATGTTATTGTAATTGAAGATAATGTTGATGAAGATGATCTAGAAAATATATTCAATGATTATGATTAAATAAAATATATAATATTAATATATGGGTCTCCTTAATATTCCTTTTTTATTAATAAGTGGTAAAATATTTTCATTTTCTGGTGGAGCTGGGAAGAAAAAGAATACAAAAAAAAGAACAAAGAAAGTAAGGAAAAATAATTCCCGTAAAACAGTTACTAAAACAAAAAGAAAGAATCTAAGCCGTAAAAAAGCAACACGCAAAAAAATTATTAGCAAGAAGCGTTCAATTAATAAAAGGACGCGATCAAAAACATTGAAGAAATTACCAAAAATATATTCGAAAAAGAAAAGACCATGTAATTGTGATCAATCACGAATGTATACTGGGAAAGAACCAAGTCCAAAAGGGTTAGGATACTGTGCCCATTGTACACCACCAAATGTTACAATGAAAGGATTAGATGGGAATCTTTGGGAGAATCAAAAATACTCAAAAGGGAAACGATGGGCGAAAATAAGGGTTGATATGAATTAATTGATTTATGATTTATTTTCTCACATAGAATAAACAATATGGATTTTCATTTAATACCTCCTGGATTGAAACTGGGGATACGGAAGTATCATTGTGTTTATTCCATACATTTGTTTGAATATTTCTACACATAGCGTAATAATGTCCTCCATGAAGGCTACCACTATGGACACATATACCATATAATTTGTAATGCAATCTATGTTTATTAATATTCATACAATATTTTTCCATACTTAAGTTTTCCGGAAAAGATATCTTTTGATTAATTTTTCTTTCCTTTGTGAATTGTTTGATTGAAAAAATCAAAACATCTGCTACATCCCAGAAGGCAGTCTTCTTGTGAGGACAAACATCTTCTTTACAATTGTCGCATTTCCAACTATTATCAATATCTAATTCATCTTCTTTTGTAAATTCATTTAAGCAATCATACAACGATCTAAAATTCGGTTCTAAACTTAATGTAATCGTTGAAATTGGTTCATGATTTTTTGTTACATATTTACATTGAGGGCATGAAGTAAATGATAATAATTTTGAATAAAATGTTTTAATGATATAAGAATAGTTATCCTCAAAAAAAGTCCTCCACGATTTTATACTTTCAATTTTTGTTTGATCATAAAGAGTTTTTGGTTTCCCTGAAATTTCAATCTTTACCTTTCTCTTTATTGAACTATGTAGGAGATCGATAAAGAGTGAGATAAATTCTTGAGCATCATTTTGCATGAATGATTCAAAAAATACTTTTTCTGAAGTACATCGGCGAATAAATTCTTTAAGGATAGGGTTGGTATTAATCACAGTTGTATCACTATCTCTCCACATGTCTTGATATAACCTTAACCATTGAACCATTAATTGATAATCGTTTTTTACCGAGCGTTTTGTACAGTCCATTGATAATACTTCATTGTCAGGGCTTAATTGGGGTAAATGAAGAAGACATTGAAGTGCCGAATTCATATAACATGTATTTCCGAGATTAGTCAATCCTTTACTCATGGATATTGTTATTATTATAATAATAATAACAATTCTTTTAAATAAACTTATTAATTTCTTCTTCTTCTTTATTCATAATAAATCGGATAACCTCATTCTTAGTAAGCTTATTGTTATCATTATATTTATATAAGTCATCTTTCCAGCCATTTACTTCACATAATGTATACAATCCACGCAATGTTTCAAGAACAATAAATGAAGGCCCACAATTACCTCCTTCAACCGTCGACATTGATGGAAGTAATTCTATTCCTGCAATATAATATTTATACGAATACTTTCTAGTTTTTAGAGAATGCCATCTTCTACGATACGAAGAAAGGTTCCACTGTGACGGTTGAGAGTAACAACTTCCATCCGAAATATTTAATAAATTACGACCAGGATGGAAATGTAATCCAGGTCCCCCACCTGAATAACAAATAGAATCGCACTCACAACGATTGGATGGTTTACTTAAACTACAATAACAACCATACAATGACCATCGTTTTTTGAGTGAACTATGGATCCGAAGAAACCTTACTTCTCTTATAATGATATCAAGTATATCTTGAGATAGATCAAGAAGCCCTTCCGGTTCCAAACAGACATTCATATTAAGTTATCTCATAAAAAAAAATGATGCTAATTTATGATTTATTATTTATGATTTATGATTTATTATTTTACCCACAATTAGAGCCAAACAACAATAGAGACGAAGAGTAGGAGAAGTATCACACAGGGGCAACACCCATTCCTCATACCTTACTCAAAGAGATAAATCTGGTTCAGAATTTATCACGCACAAAGGAGATACTGAGAAGGCAAAGGAAGAATAATGTAACCGGACCACAGCAATTCCGCATTCATATACTATTTACTTAATCCTTAAAAAAAATATTCAAATTTAAGGTTACGATAATTACTATCATTACTATCATTACTTCGTAGACTTCGCATCTATGAACTTAAACATATAAACTATCCCAAACCCTACACACATACCCAGATTAAAATACACACACATTTCATCCTTGGGGATATTACCCTTATCCTTCAGTTCGGGAACATCCAACTCCCTACTTGTTACAGAAATAACTCCCAAACCATAGTCTCCACTTAATTCAGGAAGTCCGTAATGGTCTCTTAGCTGATTTAGAACAGAACCTTGGGGAAGAATATCACCCTCTCCAGGTTTACGTCCACGAACAACCCACCCAGTTGTATAACGGGTCCCCAAGTAGTGTGTAGGGGCCAAGGTTTTAAACAGTAGGAAAATATCCTTTTCTCTTTCAAACGCCTTTACCCACCATTCTCCACGAAGTTCTTCTTCCTTTGTCTCTGGAATGTAGTCCATCGCAGGTGTGTAGCGCAACCCTGATTTCTCCCACTGAGACCATGGATTGAATGCACTTTTTGATTTGTAGAAGAAGTTAAGGAAAGAATCGGCATTACGACATAGTTTGGGTGTAGGAGAAAATGGATTTCCTTTGTGATGACAGTTTGACTGAATGAAAAGAAGGTATGTAAGGAGGTCAAACCACGATACTCCGTGATCTCCGTTGAATTTTCCGTGAATTTTAATAAGGCATTTGCTGTAAAGGTTCATTTTTTCTTCCATAGAGGTTCCTCGCTGATGGTTCTGAGTGATGAGGGGGTAGCTATATTTACCATCTATATGAAGTTTAACATACTTAGAGACAGGTGATGGACCAAAATCCCTACCACCAGGGGAAAGAACCCTATTTGTCTCTCTGATCATCAGCTTAATAAAATCAAAGATACTGTAATCCTCATTCTCTTTGGTCATCTCAACGATTGAGAGAATGAGGGCGTTGTGGAAAAACGGTGTCACACCCATTGTAATCTTATCTTTAGTTGGTTTACTTCTCCTAAACCAAATCCCTTTCAAATTTAAAAAAATCATTTTTCTTTTCTTTTTGTATTCTTCTATGATACAACCGTGTATATCATTGTAGGGTACGGATTTTCATCATAACATCCCCAGTTCAAGTAAATATCGGGATCCTCTACAAAACCAAACTTCTCATAAAATTCTATAAGACGTTGTTGACTTTTCTTACCTTCCTTGTACCAATAACCACCGTATTCATAATCCTCTGGTTCTTCCGATAGACAATACTCTTCTTCTTCCCCTTCTTCCCCTTCTTCTTCTTCTTCTTCTTCTTCTTCTTCTGTATGGGAAAGGTAATCATTAACAATCATCCAGATGTATTCTTTATCAATGTTGTAGTAGGGGTTTGACCCTTCGGATTTTCTCATTGTCTTCCTCCAAAGCTCATGGGAGATGATATCAAGGACTTCCTCTGTAGGGTACCAGAATTGTTCTTCATCTTCTTCCAATCCTCCTTCCTCATCAGATGAAGTATTTTCTTCCTCATCAGACGAAGTTTCTTCTTCTTCTTCCCATTCCCCGTCATCTTCTTCTACATAAGCATAGTCATTCGATGCTTCAAGAATAATATTATCGTATCCACATTCCTTCATCAATTTGATCGAGAGATCCATGATATCTGACCCCACCCCTCTTTTATCTGAAAAGGTCGTGGTTGCAATCGCTAGAATGGAGGCTATCTTCTTCTCAGGGAACTTTTGAATTTTTTCTTTCTTAAGGACGATGTAACCATGAATACGGTTCATAGGATTCACATAACTATAACGATGTTTAATCTTTCTTCTCCTTTGGGAACCAGCTTTTCTAATCTTCTTCCTCACATCTTTCTTTGTGATCTTATATCCTTCAGAACGATCTACCATACAGAGGATCATCGTATCAGAATTAACCTCTCCATCATTCAACCAATTTTCTTCATCACCAGGAACATAGAAGTCTTCACCATAATAGCTGAAGAGTTCTTCCCCGTATTCATGAAGGAAATCCCTTAGAGGAACCATGGCCAAGGAAGAACGTCGCCCCTTATGATCACCTCCATCATTCAAAAGATTATAGATTTGTGAATTCATTGTCTTTCTTTTCTTTGGTAGATGAAAGAAAGAAAAAAATCAAATTTAAAAAAAAGATGGATAAAGAGGTTCAAATTTTAGGAAGAGGCCCTCAGAAGGACATCGTTCCCAAAATTTGAAAGATCGTTAGAAGAATGACTACTAATAAAAACCCTACGGAAAGACATCGTCAGAGCTCAGGAACCCAGCTCTTCCTAAAATTTGAAAGTTCGTTTGAGAAGAACTACCAACAAATAATCCTATAGCCTTCAACGATGTCTGCTATGAAGATCGCTACTGAGACCCTCCCCTCCGGGAAGCATCCCAATGCGATGAGACCTCTCTTCGAGGCTCTGAAGGAGAAGTATGATTCTCTTCCACCAGTCGAGGAGATGCTCCAGGAAGAGGAGTTTACTTGTCACTTCATAAAGCCCTCGAAGAAGAAGACTTCTTCTCCGGAGGAACGGATCGGGATATACAACGAAGACAGGTGTGATGCTCGTATCTGGAAGGAGAAGCCGAAGTCTGGTGGACTCGGATACGACAACATCCAGTGTTCGGCAAAGAAGATCGGAGGAAGTTGCTTCTGTAAACGACACGGGAAGACTTTCGAGGCCGGGGCGCTCTGGGTTGGAAAGATCAATGAACCCCGTCCCGAACCTCCTACCAAGCCCGATGGAACAGTGATGGGATGGAGCACCGATTCTGATGGCAATGAGGTTGTCAAGGAGAAGAAGAAGAGGAAGACTTCACAGGTGGAGAAGAAGGAGAAGAAGGAACGGAAGTCGAGGAAGAAGAAGTCTCTGGAAGAGATGAAAGCCGATCTGAGTATTGATGAACTCAAGAAGCTCCTTGAAGAGAGAGAAAAGGAGGCGGAGGAAAAGAAGGGAGAGGAAGGAGGTATCGGAGCAGGAACTGGTCTGGAGGACGAAAAGGTTGAGAAAGATGAGAAAGATGAGGAAGAAGCAGCTGAGACCATCACGGTTGATGGTGTCGAATACCAACACGACAAGGATAACCATGTCCTTACCCGGTGCTCCGACTTCGAGGAAGTCGGCAAGTGGAACACAGAAACAGAGGAGATTGATTTCTACGAAGAAGATGAAGACGATAGCGATGACGAGTAAATGTGAACACGAATAAACAAATGTCTAAGACTAATACCATCTATCATACACACGCCCCCCCAGCTTTTTTTTTGTTCTTATTTTCATTTTCTTCCACAAAATTTGAAAATACTTTGTAAAAGAATACAAAGTAAAGATACAGAATGACCGAACTCGTCAGTGCGACGACCTGTGCGAATACAATCCTTTCACGATGTATCAGACATATTTCGGCGACTCGAATACAGAGGACATGGAAGTCGTGGAAAATTGAAATGGAGTCAGAGATTCAAAGGGCTCAGGCGAGGTTGCATAAATTTGAGAACTTGAACGAACCTTCATGGAAGAATAAGAGTGACGACCAGGTCGTGGATCCCTTGGAAAGTATGGGGGTGAAGAAGAAAGGAAAAACCGTCACCTTCGGAGAAAAGAACGTTGCTAAGTATCGTGGGAAAACATTCTTTGAAAAGATGAATGATGTGGATGGGAAAATGAAATCCCAAACGATATTCACTAACATGGTAAATACATGGTTTTCCTCTCCTGGAGATAAGAGTTCATTTTTTGAACAAGGTTTTATCAAGGAATGGATTAATGATCCTACTTCTTCGCACTGGACTGAATACCTCGATGATACAATCAATCTCCTAGAGAATTCGGGTTTCGTTCTCCTCTGGGGAAATAATGGAGGACATAAGAGACTCTATCTCAAGGATAAAAAGAAGATGAATGATATTCGGAATCACTGGAGACTCTACCAACTCAAGAAGCAGATCTTCAAGTTAAAAGAAGAGTCTAAAAAAACTATCGAGAACCAAAGAAAAAGGAAGAGTACTTCATTAAGTGGTGGACTAAATCCCAGAGCAAAGGTTTTTACGATGGAACCTTCATGGCAGTTTGACGAGGTCTTTCTCAAAGATGAAGGAATTATGGTAGATTATACTTATCTTGATTAGAATTTTTAAAAAGACAAAAAAAAATAACTCCCACTTTTTTTTCTATGAATTCATATATCTTCCACCAAAATTTGAAACTTTGTTTGGAGGAACAATAGTGGGTATGTATCATATCCAAACTGTCATGGTGCCCGAGTGGTCTAAGGGGGAGGGCGAAACGCCCTCTGGTCTGATCATGTTTTCACAGGATACCTCTGAATCGTTGGTTGAGTATGACTGATCACCATGCGATATCATTTGTTGCAGGAGGAGCGTTGGTAATAGGACGTGCTTCAGGTTTAAGAAAAGGTCTCATAGGGAAGAGACTTACCTGGAGTCTGAATGTGGAGATGTGTGAAGTTAAACAAACATCGCGGGTTCGAATCCCGCCCATGGCATCCAAAGTCCTCATACGAGGCATTTTTTTTATGAAGTCGTAAGGGTCCTTTAAAATTTGAAAGAATATTTGAGAGTAAAGGTATTAACAAACTAATTCATCACACCATCATGCAGGCATTTTATGATCCCCAAAAGGTCATCCAAATGTCTTTCTATGTAACAGATGATAGGGGGGCACCCGAACCCCCCACCCCTGATGAAGATCTCTGGAACTTCATCTTAGAGGGGGTGCCGCTCTGCGGGCCCAGCGGCACGTCGCGCAGCGCGCGCTCGGCGACTGAGATAGAGCGCCTGGTATCGGAGGGCGCTAATCCTAACGTAATGGGCCTTGTGTATGATAATGAAACCGGACGCAGTATCTATACACCCGCATTAGTAATGGCGGTGCGCTGGACAGCGCGACTACCAGCTGTTCGTGCAATCTGTGGCAGCTGCACGGTGGCGGTGGAGGCGCTGGTGAGATTGGGCGCCAATATCAACGCTACGGACGAATACGGGAGGACCGCCCTCATGCACGCCGCAATGGGTGGAAGGGTGGCTGCTGCACGTGCGCTTCTGGCGGCCGGAGCCAACCACACTCTCCGAGCAACTGGTGGTTTGCGAAATGTGTGTAGAGGGAAGAACGCACTTGAGATGGTAAGGTATATCTTGACCTGGACAGATCAGCTGGAGGTGAAGGGGTCCTCATTCGATGATCTTGCGGTGTGGGAGTGGATACTGCGCGAAGGAGGGTAGCCGGATCTGCATGTCCGCCGGCGCGACGTTCCGCTTGGAGGCGTCCGCCACCCACCCCTCGTGTAGCCAGTCGATGAACGTCGCGCTCTCGGAGAAGCGCGTCTTGCTCGCGACCTCGGCGAGCCACTTGTTGAGCTCGGATAAATTTGTTAAATCACAAAAACAATTATAAAACCCAATAGACAAAAAAATACAAAAATTTTTTTATGAAGTCATAAGGATACCTTTAAATTTGAAAGAGTATTTGGAGGAAGGTTAGTGAGTAGAAATATCCGACAGTCTTAAGAGCTGTTTGGGGTTCCCGGGGATGTTCTACTCAAGGTGTGGGCAGTTAGCTTAGTCCTGAGTGAGAAGAAACGGCAATGAAGCGGTGGAAGCGTTCCAGAAATTTGTGCTCGCATATGTGCCCTGGCAGCTCGCCCTCATAGGGTGGCAGGGGTCCTTGCACATGCTCACACCTTCACATTAAACCAGGGAATGAACTCTGGGGCTAAGGTTCTCGGCGAACTGAATAGCAGGCGTTTGTGAAGGACTACACCTTTTTTTTTATGAATTCGTAGGGCCCTTTTAAAAATTTGAAAAGATTATTTCTCATTTAAGTAAAGTAAAATATAAATGTAACTATGGGGAGCTCTCAATCAACCTGTGTGGATACAGATGGATGTGGTTGCGAGTGTCATAAGATCAACTGGATGAAAATCCTAGAGAAAGGGGATTATGAGATGGTAGATGGTTCTCCTGTTCAGATTGGTGTCAGTTGTGAAGACAAGGTTGAGAATAATCATATGTCTGAAGAAGAATATGAGTCCATTTGTAAATATGTCCCTGGAGAAGAATGTTCCATGTTCCCCCAGGAGGTGATTCAATATCTTCTTGAAACAAATAGTGAAACTGAGATAGTAGATAAAGACAAAAAGAAGACTTCTGTCAAGTCCCCGGATACGATCGCCTGGTGGCAAGAACCAGGGGATACTCCGGTAGGATTGGAACATCAAACTCTCGACCCTATCCTCTTGGCCTTGAACTCAAAAGCGATTTATTCCGGAAAGAATCACAGAGTTAGATAGGTAGTCTTTTACGTAAAATTTGAAAGAGTATTTGGAGGAGAGTTAGTGTATTAGTTAGGTAGGTAGTTTAAGATATTTCTATCCGGGTCCCTAGCCACGACCTTCGAGAGATTCTTTTTCCTCAGATGAGCAGTATGTGCGCGCTCTGGATTGTTGTTCAGTTGAATCTGAACCATCAGAGTATAGTCTGGGACACAGAGGCCAACAATGATCCCATTTAGGGTGAATAACTGTGACTCTTGACATCTATGACGTAAACGTGAGGTAACCTCGCGAATGTACGATAAACATCGGTATCGTAACGGGCGTTGTTGTAGATGGGATTAAGTTAGGTAGCTTAATTTTTTTAAATTTGATGCTTTTTTTATGATAAGTAGTAACTTAAAAACTTATCATTGAAAGATGTTGTATCTTTACACGATTATGATGTTCGCGTGGGATCTGGACCCAGACACTCATACCTACTTTCGGGAGTATCTGGATGTCTTCATCAACAAACGAAAGATCTCAAAAGATTTAATAGAGTATCTGACTACGGTTCAGGGTCAGCCGCGAGATATCCGTCAAGTCCGTGATGTGAAAGAGAAAGACAAATTCATGGCATCACGGACTAGTTTACCTCGTCGGGTGTGCATAGCGCAGAGACCCTGGTCATATGAATATATCGGAAGGCAACCACCTAATCTTATTGAAAAGATTCATCCCCCGAAATACTATCACGATGCAAGGAAGATCAGTTCACCATCGCGACCTCACACAAATCCTTAAAGATATGTAATTGTTCATCCAATGTAAATTTGATTCTTTTTTGTAGGATAATAGTAACTTAAAACACTTATCATTGAACGATGAACGTCCCGAAATCAGCACTCATCTTTACGATTGATCAGCTGAAGGTGAAACATCATAAAGAGATGGAAAAGATGAAGAAGGAACTCTTAGAAGAGAAGGGGAAAGTCAAAGAACTTGAGGATAAGTTCGGTGTGACACAAAAGAGACGATGGGGTATCCGGCAACGGAAGTGGTGGTTGATCTGGTTGTCAAACAACGATACCGACGCATACGAATACTTGATGAAAACGATTCACAAAACCCTCTTATACGGAGAAGGGTTTTCATTGGGAAAGGGAAAGCAGGGGAAGCTCACCCAGTTTAAAAGGGATTTGAACCATGTTCATATGAGTGAGAAGAAGTTTCGTGATGAAGATGTCAACATCTATGGGATGATATTGAATTCAGCAAACCATTGGTGGATTCAAGGAGACCCTGTAATTTCTCAACTCCAAAGGCAGACAAAGGATTACCTGGTCTTTTGCTGCGATGAAAATGGGATCAAATACAAGAAGTCATGGAGTAAAAAGATGTTTATAGGGTTACTCCTTACCTATAAACCTGAAAAAACATATGAGAAAATGTATCCTATGGATCTGAGTATAGAGGAGTTGAAGGAATTGATTGAATTGAAAAAGAGTGAGACATGTTAGAACAAAAAACAGAAAAAACAGAAAACAAACAAAAAAAACAAATCTTTTTTTTAAAATTTGATTTTTTTTTTAAACGATAAGTAATAAAACAAAGAAAGATAAATCTAACACATGATGTCAGATGTGAAGAGCCAGCCAAGCAACCTACCTACCGTCCTCAGAGATTCGGAAAAAAAAGAGCTAAGAAAGGATCTACCAGGTCCAGATGCACAAGTCTGGATCTATACAGAACCAGGCGTTGAAAGAAAACTCGCCACAGTCCTTGATCCTAAAATGATCGATTCAAGGATACTCGACAGTATCACTATACCTCCAAATGCCCTTTTCACAGCTCGTTTCAATAAGGCGGATGCGTTTGAAGAACGCAGGCTGCGGGAGTGGCCAGATGACAGCAAGTACACACCAGATGAATATGTATCTGTCGTTAACGATGAAAAATGGCAATGGTATTACACTGAACCCAAGTCATTTAAAGAGGTGTGGGGGTGGAATCTCCCATCTCCAGATCAACAAGTCTGGGTCTATAAAAAACCAGGCGAGATGAAACTCGCCACAGTTGTTGACACTAAAAAGATCAATTCAAGGATCCTCGACAAGATCACTATACCTCCACATACCCTTTTCACAGCCTGGATCAACGAGAACTCCGAATATGTAGCTGTCCTCAAGGATGAAAATTGGGAATGGTATGACCATCCTATGGACCAGTCTGGTCCACCCGTAGGGGAGACGCCCGGGTCCAAGGCCGACCGCATGGTGCGGGTATTCGGCAAGAAGATAGTAGATCTAAAGGATGTCATACAGAAGGAAGTCGATAAACAATTGGACAGTAATGGTCACCTTGAAAGGATCCAGTTTCAGAATGAAATTATCAAAAAACAGAAGAAAGAGATTAAAGAACTGAAGGAAATGATGAATATGGAAAGAAAATGTATGCAATACGAATTGGATGATGCTGAACAAGAAATCAATGCTCTGAATAAGGAAAATAAAGAAATGACGGGTAGTCTTGTGAAAGTAGAATGGGTCATTAAGCAGGTTAAAAAAGTGGGTGGTTTTACAGATACTGGGAAAGCGGTTGCCGAAGCATTCGAGTATATCGACTTTCCTGAAACTTCCGAAGTTGAAAAAGAAGATTTTGTTGTTTCTTCAATTACCAATTCAGTTGTTCAGCCTTCGTCAATTCAAGAAGACAGGGAATTTTATGGAGAGGACTTTCATGAAGGGGATGATGTGGAACTTGACACTCCGAGAACTTCCATTGAACGCGAAGAACACGAAGTAGAACATCGTCGTAATACTATTGTGTCTCATAGCAGTCTCTTACAAGGTGTAGATCTAGAGGAAGGTGCTAATCCACCAGAAACAACAGTCGATAGTATCATTCAAGATATTCACGATATATATGATCTCCGTGAAACAAGTCAAGGTAATCTTGTTCCAAGAAGGCTCTTCTTTGAAGAAGTAGAACCGATTGAAGATCAAAGAATACCTACGAATTCTACAACTCTTCCATGGTATGAAGAACGTTATCCTACACCTTTAGAAGTTCAAGCGATTACAACAATTCAAAACTATATTCGTAATAATGAATAAAAAAAAATAAAAAACAAAAAATAATCCTTTTTTTATGATATCTTTTATTAAAAAGTAAATTTGAATTATTTTAGTTATCCTTATTCAAATAAAACTATACGATGGACTTTTCACATAAGGGTTCTGCTTCGTGCTTCTCTTCCCAGTGTGGATTGTGTAATTCTTGTTGTGGTAACACAGGGGGTGGAACAGGTCGTACATGGGATCACAAGAACAAATATTATTATCCTGGATATGTTGATGAAAACACATCTATGAGGAGGATAATAAATACAGAAATTGGTGGAAGTATCAAGATATGCTTAAAATCGCCCAAGGGAAACTAGAAGAAGTAAGGGATAGTTATACAGAGGAGACACCTGCTCTAACATCGGAACTTTTTGCAATGAGGGAAATGGGTATTCCTCTAGAAGGAGGGATTCGAGTTCAGCAAGGATATCTCTTCCGTGCCGACCATTTTAACAAGATGGATAACCTTTCTCCTGAAGAATTTCAAGGCTATGTAGACAAGTTTCCAGAGTTCAAACAAAAGATGGCCAATTTAACAAAAAAATACAACTACAAGTATCCAGAAAAACCCGGCTCAATTCCTAAGTATGTGGATACAGAAAATGGACGATATATATTGATTGAAGAAACAGGGGGTCAGATGTGCGATGACCTTGAATGCACGATGATAGGACATTGCGCAATTAAGAATGATGAAGATGCATATAACCCTGGAACGGAATTCTTCTACAGTGAAATGTCTGAATACTACAAGACCCTACCAATTTATACAAAAAACAAAAATCACGAACTGTGTGCCCTTTGCCTTCTTAAATAATCATTAAATTTGAAATAAATTATTTATCTTTTTTTAATCCTATAACTATACAATATGATGTCCTTCTTAGAGAATCTTCCAATTGAGGTGTTCATTAATTTTGCCCGTAACCTCGAAGTCCCTGAGATCTTGTCTCTTAGCTGCGTCTCCAAAGAAATGAAATCCCTTACAAACGATAATCAAGTATGGAAGGATATGTATATACGGAAGAAGAAAGGGGAGTTTCATGAAAAAGAGAAATCTATAATAAGAAAACTTGTATTTAGTGATAATGGACTTGAACCTGATATGAATTTTGATCAACCAATTCATGTATCTTTGGTGATTGAAAATACTTCAGACATTACTTTTAATATTTCTCATGCGAAGCGTTTCGGAAGATATGTTAGACACCATGAAATAAGTTATGGGAAGGTTCTTCCCAATGGTACAAGGATAATTAGGACGTATGTAAACCATCGTTGGTTAATTATACCGAGAAAAGAGAAAAAGACAAATGAAGTATATCAATCGAAAGGATTCCTTATCAAAAGCACTGACATATCCCCTTACCCTATGGAATTCAAGGGAAAGGATGGAGAGACAAAATTATATGAAAATGTTGTCATTGTATCTGTTGGTGATCCATATGATAGTGAAACTGCAAAAAAAGTGGTTAATAAACCTCTTCCCAAAAATCCAAGGAATTTCAAGAATTTTAAGAAAATGACCCTTCGTTCTTATGTCCCCCAAGTAAAGGAGAGTATATCAAAGAGTAAGAGGACTATTTACCTAAATGAATCTGCTCTTTTGGAGAATAAAGAAAAATTAGCGAGACTTCAACTTGTTATTCAACGACAGGAGATGAAAATTGAAGGAGAAAAGGAGAAAACTCAGAAAATGGAACGATTTGTAGATGTTGTTAAAAAAATGTAAATTATGAATAATGTTCATTTTATGATAACTTTTTTTCATTTATTTTCTAAAAAATTTATTTTAAATTTTTTTCATTTTTATTTTAAAATTCTTTCATTTTTATTTTAAAATTCTTTTAAAAATTTGATTATTAATTATTATCATTTTGATTCAAAAAAAATAACATGAAACTTACTGATCTGAATTTCGATATCTTCTCCCTTGTTCTGGATGAATTGTATAGACTAAGAGGTAAACAGGTAATAGATCATTTGAAAGATGAATGGATTGATCGGAGACCATGGTTTCGTGTTCTTCTTTCAGGGAGAAGGGCGATTCATGAAGGAAGGGCGTTTCTAAGTAAAAATCCGGATTTAAAGGACGTTAAACTTATTAAGTTTGAATCGAAATGTTATATTGCAAATATCTTACTTCATCCTATTATCGTTCATAGATTTGACCATTACTTACGTAGTGTTACAAAATACGGTCTCAAAGCCTATCATACACAGAATAAGGTAAGGAAAAAGATTCATGAACTATGTAAAAAGAACCATTGGGAAGATTTAAAGGATCAAACAGATCAAACAATTGTTCGTTATTTAATTGAAAAGGAAGGCTCTAGAAAATATTACTAAAGTATATACATATGAAAAAGAAAGAAAAGAAGTTTTTTTTAACTCTATTCCTCCTTTTTTTATTTGTTATAATTGTTCTACGAAGAAAACGTGTTGAAAAATTTACTCTGTCTCATCCTTTGAAATTGGTATTTGTAGGAGACTGTATGTTTGGGAGAGATAACCATCCATTTACTGAGAATCCATTTGTCCATGTGGAACATGTCTTTAATGATTCTACACATATTTTTTTAAATTTAGAGACAACCATTTCACCAGAACCTTTAGATGATAGTTATAAAGATGACAAAGTTTTTAATTATCAAGCAACCGGTGAGCAATTAATAAAGATAAGGAGTTTAACAGACAATCCTATTTTTGCAGCAATTGTGAATAACCATACTTTGGATTACAAAGAACAAGGATTTGAAAATACGAAACAATTCTTAACAGACAACAATATTAATTACACTGTGAATGATCCTATTGAAAAGGACAATATTGTCTTTTTTAATGCAACAGATCATTGTGGATGTAGGGATGATACGTTGTGGAAGCAACACTTGGATATGATTGATTACAATGATTTAGAACCGGTGTATGAAAAAGTAAGACACTATCCAGATCAATTTATAGTATACTCAATTCATTGGGGTCCAAACTGGGTTGATGGTGAAATGCCAGATCATATTAAAGAATTTGGGAGAGGATTGATCGATGCAGGCGTGAATGTTGTGTTTGGACATTCATCCCATCACGTTGTTCAGAATCCAGTGGAAGAATACAATGGTGGTATTATTATTTACAGTCTTGGAGATTTTATAAATGATTATGCTGTGAAAGAACGTTATGAAAGCGACAAAGCATTAATCGTTGAAGTTGAAGTAAATGATAACAATAATCAATTATCACATAATGTAATCCATGTCCAAAGAAGATTTGTGAATGGAAATAAAGGTGGATCTATTCCGCACATAATTTAAAATTATTTTATTTGTTTTAATATAAAATGGCAGAAGAATCAGAAACAGTTAATGTAGGGACAGAAGAAGTGAATGAAGGAATTGTTGATGATGAACAAGCTGCTGCTGCTGAAGAAGCTGCTGCTGCTGAAGAAGAAGCAGCGAGAGTTGCTGCTGAGGAAGAGGCAGCGAGAGTTGCTGCGGAGGAAGAGGCTGCTGCCGCTGAAGCTGCAAGAGTCCAAGCGGAAGCGGAAGCTGCTGCTGCTGAAGAAGCCGCGAGAGTCCAAGCGGAACAGGAAGCCGCTGCTGCTGCTGAAGAAGCCGCCGCCGCTGCTGCTGAAGAAGCCGCGAGATTCCAAGCGGAACAGGAAGCCGCTGCTGCTGCTGCTGCTGAAGAAGCCGCTGCTGCTGCTGCGGAGGAAGAGGAACAAGCGGAGCAGCCAGAGGGATCAGTTGAACAAGCGGAGCAGCCCGAAGAATCTTCAGGACTTACAGATGACTTAAAACAACGTATTGCTGAATTAGATTATTTACGTGAGTGTTGTGGAAACTGGGTTGGATCGGGTAGAGCAGGGAAAAGAAACTTCTTGACTGCTTGGGAAAGTAAAAGTGTTTCCGTAGATTCTAATGTAAATTATGAAGATACATTAGTTCAACTTGAAAAATTACCTGAATTAGTTAGATTATGGGCAGAAAGGAAGGTTAAATCTAATTCCAATCATTTTAAAAATATTCAATCTTATACTTTAGAAAAATCTTTATTTAATGAAAAAAGTGTAACAGAATGTGTTGAAGTCTTAGAACAATTAATTGTTTTATTAACTGATTGTGCTAATGGAAAAATGAGAGTTACTCAGATTGAAGAAGTTATCGATAATTTATATTAATTTCTTACTAATTTTAATTTTTTATATTTTAGTTTATTTTATTTAATTACTGTAAGCTAAACCACCCATACCAGACATGATACGGAGGACATTGTAGTTAACAGCGAAAATAGTTAAACCAAGAGTATGGGCGGCGGACGAGCCTGGGACATTGGTGGAATTCGGATCGCCCGCATCGCCGACTACAATTGATGTTCCAACTAATTGAGCATTGTCAATTCTAGAGAAATTACATGTCCCTGATGGTTGATGTTCTTCGGGTTTTAAGGCAAATGAATAGACTGCGATTGAATCTCCACCTCCATCCTCGACACCATCCGTCCCAAGATCATCATTGGAGGCAACGGAGGTAGGGGTGGCACCATACCCAGTATGATGTTGCCATACTTGTGTTCTAGTGAAATATCTAGAATCTCTTTCTTTAAAACGATCATGGCCATTCAGTTTTAATTGCCAATTACCACCCATAGTTTCGAGAGAAACTGGAGATGCTGTAAGGTCAGCATTGCCAGACGTCTCACCCGAACACCTCCCACCTGACCCAGTATTTTTTGAAGTCCATATTAATTCCTTAACTGGGTGATTAAAATTAAGATCAATTGAAGGTGAACCGTTTGTAACCGTATTATCTGAATATTGTAATTGTTCAATTAAATATTCGTGTGATACTTGAGCGAATCTACGACGTTCATCTGTATCTAAGTAAATATAATCACACCATAAGTCAAAATTGGGATTTGTTATCTGTGAATCTAATACACCAGCGCTATATTGACCAGCACCCGCAGTGTTATCTACATCATTTCTAAAAAGATTTGCAATTGTTTCAAAACTCATCTTAACTTTAACTTCATGGTACTGAAGGGCAATCAAAGGCAAGGCAAGTCCTGGATTACGGTTAAACCAGAAATTCAATGGTAAAAATATAGAATCTATATTTAATACACCGGGCACCGAGCCGGAGCCAGTTGCTGTACAACGGAATGAACCAACTGTGCCTGTCGTCTGGCCTGTGGCGCAAATACCAAATTCTTGATCATCATGTACAACGGCCGTATTTAAAGATATATGATTCCCAGTCATCCTTTGATATAATGTCCCATTGCCCGCTACAGTCGCGGAAGCATCCACTTGACGTCCGAAATTACCACTTGGATTAAATTCGGTTAAATCGGAGTAAACACGATTCCACAACGAAGTATGTTTATCAATTCTTTGACCACCAATTTCAATTTCACATTCTTTAATTAATGAATGTCCATAATGTTCAACAACAGCTATATTAGCATCCGAGACACCGGTTGCTACACAACTATGTTCCAAATACATTCTGTAGACTAAATCACCATTTCTTGAAATGGTTGCCGAAACATCATTACCGAAATCAGCGGTGCCGTTGAAGGTCTGCTTAATCGCTTCCATCGAGAAGTTCGTGTGTCTTCTATAAACGACTTTGAAAAAGGTGATTTGTGGGTTACCCGTAAGGTAGATATCCTGAGCTCCGTATGCGACAAGTTGCATTAATCCTCCTCCCATTGTTTTTATAACATATACTTAGAAAAAAATTTTGATTTTTGACATAAAGAATTTTTTTAGATTCTTTAAAATTAGATAGAGATTTATGAAAAATAGATTAATTATTTAGTTCGAATATGCGAGAAATAACAAAGTTATCGAGTATATTTCAACTTTAATTGGAATATGCGAGACCACCCATACCAGACATGATACGGAGGACATTGTAGTTGACGGCATAGACTCTATTAACAGTCGCTGTTGCTCCCTGTACTAATTGAGCGTTATCAATTCTGGAGAAATTACAAGTACCACTGGGTTGATGTTCTTCAGGCTTGAGGGCAAAAGAATAAACACCAATACCATCATTGAATTGTCCATCAGCTTCATCACCTGCGGCTAATCCACCAGCACCAGAATGATGTTCCCATACCTGAACTCTAGAGAAATATCTGTAATCGCGAGCAGCAAAACGATCATGTCCATTCAATTTAAGTTGATATGTACCAGTGGTGCTAGATCCAATTGCCGCGAGTGATCCGTCCGTGGCATCTTTACAGAACACAAGTTCTTTAACTGGATGATTAAAGTTAAGGTCCGAAGTCCCTGCGGCTGTAACACTTGATTCTTGAACCTGTTCAATAAGGTATTCATGGGATACCTGTGCAAAACGCCTACGTTCATCAGTATCAAGATAGATATAATCACACCATAATTTATTAATATTGATAGCAGAATATTGATCGTCCGACGCAAAATTATGATTCAATATAACTTTAACTTCATGATATTGAAGGGCAATTAGGGGTAATGCAAGACCAGGATTACGACAGAACCAAAACATTAATGGAACAAAGGTTTTAGTGTTTGCCTCCGTGCCCTGCGTGTCACCATTTACTCCACCCATCCCACTCATATTTTGAAATAATGTACCCTTCTGGACAGTGGAACATAATTCTCCTACATGGCCACTAGGGTTAGGTTCCGTTAAGTGTGACCATACATTCATCCATTGACCAGTTTGTTTGTCGATTTTTTGACCACCAATTTCTAATTCAACATCAGTTATAGATGTTGCATTGAAATTTTTTTTTTCGGCCACCGTCCCTTCAATTTCCAAATACATTCTGTGAACTAAATCACCATTGCGGGAAATGGTGGCAGTACATCTACCCGCCGCAGGTGAGCTGCTGGCGACACCGTCTGATCCATTCCATGTTTGTTCGATGGCTTCCATCGAGAAGTTAGTGTGTCTGCGGTAGACAACTTTGAAAAAGGTAATCTGGGGATTACCCGTAAGGTAGATATCCTGAGCTCCGTAAGCGACAAGTTGCATTAATCCTCCTCCCATTGTTTTTATACTTATACTTAGAAAAAAATTCTGGGAAAATACGTAAATTAAAAATAAAGGTAAATTAAAATAAATTGTTTTGATTTATTTTTTTTGAAAAAGAGTTATGAAAAGATAAATAGATTAATAAATTATTTTTAATTGGAATAAGCTAAGCCACCCATACCAGACATGATACGGAGGACGTTGTAATTGACGGCGAAGATGGAGAGTGCAGCGGGCGTCCCACCGGTCGATACTAATTGAGCATTATCAATACGAGAGAAGTTACAGGTTCCGGATGGTTGATGTTCTTCGGGTTTAAGGGCAAATGAATAAACAGCAATAGAATCATTAAAGGATCCCGCACCGGTATTCGATGTCGCATTAAGTCCACCAGCACCGGAATGATGTTCCCATACTTGAGTTCTCGTGAAATAACGGAAATCACGCGCGGCAAAGCGATCGTGACCATTTAGTTTAAGTTGCCAGTTCGTGACATCAGCAGGAGTTGCCGTATTTGCTCCACCCGACCATGCTCCGGTCCAAACTAATTCTTTTACTGGATGATTAAAGTTAAGGTCATTTGACGCTTGAGCGGCACCGCTTTGTTCCTGAACTTGTTCAATAAGATATTCATGTGAAACTTGAGCAAATCTGCGTCTTTCATCCGTGTCAAGATAGATGTAATCACAAACAAGAGTATTGGTAGTTGCGTCCGTTCCAAATTTATGATTAAGAATAACCTTAACCTCGTGATACTGAAGAGCAATTAATGGTAAAGCAAGTCCAGGATTACGGCAAAACCAGAATTGTAATGGGATAAAATAATTACCAGCAACCACGACATCCTGGCCATCATCGGCGCCGCCCATTCCACTCATTTTCTGAAATAAAGTACATTTCGTACTATCACTTTTATCCATAACAGTCCCAGTCGGATTTGGTTCAGTTAATTCTGCCCAAGTTTCTAACCATTGACCAGTATGTTTATCAATCTTTTGACCACCAATTTCTAATTCAACGTCTGTAATGCATTCTGCCATTGGATTAGCGTTAGCGAACGTGGTGCTGCCAGCAGCCGCTACAATTTCTATATACATTCTGTGAACTAAATCACCGTTGCGCGAAATAGTAGCAGTACAGCGCCCCCCGGTGGTGGCGGCGCTTCCAGTTGAAGTCCCGTTCCACGTCTGTTCGATGGCTTCCATCGAGAAGTTAGTGTGTCTGCGGTAGACAACTTTGAAAAAAGTAATCTGGGGATTACCCGTAAGGTAAATGTCCTGCGCGCCATAAGCTACCAATTGCATCAATCCTCCTCCCATATTTTTTATACTCTAGCATAGAAAAAATTTTTGGGGAATACGCAATTAAAAAAAAGAAAAGGAAATACGTAAATAAATTCTTTAGATTTATTTTTTTTTGAAAAAAATTTTGGGAAATGTAAACAAATTAAAATTCAAATAAATTCTTTCAATTTATTTTTTTGGAAAAAGATTCTTATAAAAGATAAAAAGATTAATAATTATTTAGTTTAAGGAAATTAGTTTAATAACTTTAGTTTAATAACTTTAGTTTAAGGAAATTAGTTGGAGTACGCTAAGCCACCCATACCAGACATGATACGGAGGACATTGTAGTTGACAGCGTAGATTGTGAAGTTAGTTGCTGTAGTATGTGTTACTTTCAGTTGCGCAGTATCAATGCGAGAGAAGTTACAGGTTCCAGATGGTTGGTGTTCTTCAGGTTTTAAAGCGAAGGAGTAGACACCAATCTTGCGGACCATCTTGGAGGTGCGGGCCGTGGTGACACTATTTGCATCAAGGGAAAATAGTGCGAATACACCATCAGCAGCCCCTGCTGCGATTGCAGTGGGGAAAGCGGCAGCGGAGGTGGATGCGTCTTGAAATCCAACGTTTAGTTGAACAACTTGAGCTCCTGCTCCTGGCGCAACACCATTATGTGTTGTATTTACGGCACCAACACTATGTACTGTGGCAGTGTATAGTGTACCATCGGATGGATCGGCCGTTGTGTATTGATTGGTGTTACCGTGGGCATTTGTAATAATAGCGAGGGTTTCTCCTGCAGTGGCCGTGCCTACGCTAAGTCCTAGAGCTGTTACATTTGCGTCTGTTAATTCTAGTGTAGTAACATCAGGCATAGCAAATTTTGCGGCGCTGTTAGCGACGCCACCCGTCGTCTCGGGGTTAAGGCCGGCGACAGCTGCTACGGTTAGAGGGTAAACGCCATTCAATAGACTCGTCCTTGCAGCAATAGGTAAATTCTGTGCTGGGACAGCAGTGTGATAATCGAATGGCTGTCTAAGACTAAAGTATTCTTCATCTTGTTCAGAAAAGCGATCATGTCCATTAAGGGTAAGTTTAACCTTTGATAGGGTATCACCGGCGTCACTCGTCCAGATTAATTCTTTGACTGGGTGATTGAAGTTGAGTTTGTGTGAAACCTCAGAGGTGCCCCCAGTCTTTTCTTCTCTTTGGAGCTGCTCAATAAGGTATTCGTGCGATACTTGTGCGAATCTACGACGTTCATCGGTGTCAAGGTAAATGTAATCACAATAAACGGTTGGTACTGTACCCGACGCCCCAATACTCCCCCATGTAAATTTCATCTTAACCTCGTGGTATTGTAAAGCGATTAGAGGTAACGCAAGTCCAGGATTACGACAAAACCAGAAGTTAAGAGGGACTTGAACATTAGTTACACCGGTTCCAGCACCTCCAATACATCTCTGCATCGATTTTAAGCCAATTGCTTTTGATTCGGGTGTTGTTAATTCATTCCATACTTCATTCCATTCCTGATAATGACGGTCAATTCTTTGACCACCAATTTCTAATTCAACTTCGTTAATAGCGGCGGAACCATCAGTTGCGGACGTTCCTAGGAAATTAACATAAACTTTAGAAACTAAATCACCGTTGCGAGAAACAGTGCATGTCGAATTAGTGCCATCCGTAATAGTACCGGAACCATTCAAAGTTTGAGCAATGGTTTCCATCGAAAAGTTAGTGTGTCTTCTGTAAACGACTTTAAAGAATGTGATTTGTGGATTACCCGTAAGGTAAATGTCCTGTGCGCCATAAGCTACCAATTGCATCAATCCTCCTCCCATATTTTTATACTTATAGCATAGAAAAAAATTTTGGGAAAATTAAACAAAGTAAAAATAAATTGTTTGGATTTATTTTTTGAAAAAGAGTTATGAAAAGATAAAAAGATTAATTAGTTGGAATACGCTAAGCCACCCATACCAGACATGATACGGAGGACATTGTAGTTGACAGCGTAAAGGTTTTGAGAATCCGATCCATCAAGAGCATCTGCAAAGTTCAGTTGAGCGTTGTCAATGCGAGAGAAGTTGCACGTTCCCGAAGGTTGGTGCTCTTCAGGTTTGAGAGCGAAGGAGTAGACATTGATTGCTTTTTCCATCTTGGAGGTGCGGGCCTGAGTAACTAAGTTGGAATCTGGTGTTATTAATGATATTCCAGAAATAATTACTTCACCAGCACCTACAGCTTCGTTATCAGTTACAGCAGCAGCAGAGACTAATAATTTATCAAAAAATAATACAGTTGTACCTGCTTCTACCTCAACACCAGCATCACCTCCTCCATCACCTTCTAATCTATGTGTTAATGTAGATGTTATACTAGCACCATTTGCAGCTGCATCTTTTGCACCACCACCGAATGTAATTTGATAAACTCTACCAACAATAAAATTAGTTGCAGTACCAATAGCATCAGTTACACAGTAACCAGTATTTGTAACAGTAGCACTATTATCAAATGCGGTGGTAGTATTATCTGTTCTAGATGCAAATAAAGATACTTGAAGCTTAGCGGCGTCAGATACATCGCCATCAGAACCAGCAGTAGGTCTATCTTGCTCAGATGTTAAAGTACCAACTAAATTAGTACCAACTGTTGTATAATTACTAGTAAGCTGAGCAGCACTTGGAAGGTTCTGGCGAGGGACAGCCGTGTGGTAATCTAACGGCTGTCTGAGCTGGAAGTATTCTCTTTCTTGTTTTTGGAAACGATCATGTCCATTTAACTTAAGTTGAGCTGTTCCATAATCAGCCCCCGAAGTCCAAATTAATTCTTTGACCGGGTGGTTAAAGTTAATTTTCTTATCGCCAGAAGAATTAGTCATACTTTCAATCTGTAATTGTTCAATTAAATATTCGTGTGAAACTTGAGCGAATCTACGACGTTCGTCGGTATCGAGGTAAATGTAATCACACCATACTTTCGGCGAAAGAGCTGTTGCTCCATCACCTATATTACTTTTAGAACCCCACTTAAACTTAAGTTTGACTTCATGATACTGAAGCGCAATCAAAGGTAAAGCGAGACCTGGGTTTCTACAGAACCAAAAATTTAAGGGAACATTAATTGTATCAACACCTGTGGTACTGGTACCCGGTAAACCGATCGACCCTTGCATGGCTTTAAATCCAATAGCTTTTGATTCATCGGTACTTAATTCATTCCAAATGTCATTCCATTCAGATGTGTGTCTGTCAATTCTTTGACCACCAATTTCCAATTCAACTTCTGAAATAAGTTTTGAACCATCGAAGATGGTGAACGCTTCGGAAGCCGGTGTCGCTGTAACGTATACTTTGTGAACTAAATCTCCGTTGCGAGAAATAGTGCATGTGCTGGTGTTTCCATTAGCAGTTCCGGCTCCGCTGAGTGTTTGCGAAATAGTTTCCATCGAAAAGTTAGTGTGTCTGCGGTAGACAACCTTAAAGAAAGTGATTTGTGGATTACCCGTAAGGTAAATGTCCTGCGCGCCATAAGCTACCAATTGCATCAATCCTCCACCCATATTTTTATACTCTAGCATAGAAAAAAATTTTGGGAAATGTAAACAAATTGAAATTAAAAGAATTAAATTAATTAAATGAAAATTAAATGAAATAAAAATATTTAAAGTATTTTAAATAAGATACTAAAGTAATATGGGGGAAGCGGGGTGTTTGAAAGATGCCAATTTTCAGAATATTCAATCTGTAAAAATCGCAGCATCAGATAGTGTTGTAATTAATAATCAAATAATAACGATTGATCCATCTTCAAAGAATCTCAAAGTAGGGGGAAAAGTAGTTTCTCCTGCAACAGAACTTGGATCAGGGCTAGCTGTAGGTGAAAATATAAATGTAAATGGTAAAAGACTTACAGGTGTCCAAGATCCAACATCAGAACAAGATGCAGCAACAAAGGCATATGTTGATTCAGGTAGTATTACACTTACAGACAAAACGATCTCTAGTGGGACCTTAACAGGTTCTTTAACAGCTGGTGGAGGAACTGGAACACCGGGTCAAGTTCTAACAAGTTCAGGAACGGGTGTTGAATGGACAAATAGTAGTGGTGGTATTTCATTTTATGGAAGTACTGCAAATGGTATGTTAACTTATAAGGACGCGGATGAAGCAACGGTTGAATCAAACATTACTTTTAATGGTTCAACATTTTATTTATATTCCACAGCGCCCGAGATACGTATTAAATCTTCAAATACATCGAATGGTGTTCCATTATTGACAATGATAGGGGATGATGGAGAAAATCCTGGTGATGGATGGCAGATCAAGACTGATACGGGTGCCATGACATTTAGCTCCGACCATAATTCAGTGGAGACATACAACCGAACAATCCTTACATTAAATGGGAATAATTTAGTTACATCATCGTCTGTAGATGTTGCCGGGCACTTAAATGTTGCATCAGACATTAATATCGAGGGTGATATTGATATCGAGGGTGATATAGATATGGCTACTGAAAAGAAAGTAACATGGGTTAATGAAAATCAATCGATTTCTGGAACAGTCTCAGGGATTACATTAACTTCAGGGGGAACAGTTGATATCCAATCGTCTGGAAATATAACAATGGATTCATCCGGGGGAAGCATTGGTTTAGGGACGGATGCAGATGCAAATGCAATTAATGTAGGGACTGGTGCAGCGGCTCGAACGATTACGATTGGTAATGTAACGGGGGCAACTTCAGTAAACCTGAACGCCGGAACAGATGGATTAACACTCGAATCAACTGGAACGGGGTCGGAGTCTATTCTCCTTAAATCAGGCGGCGGTATTAAATTAGATGGGGCTGGTGCCGCCCCCCACGCGACCGGGGCGGCGGCAGCGGCAGCGGCTGCTGAGGCTGGGGGAGTTAGTATTACGGGGAATACTATAACGCTCTGCGAGGCGGACGCCGATTGGGGTGAAGGAGACATTTTCACGTTGAAAATGGCGGCGGCGGCGAAATTCAACTCCGGATCCCCTAACGACCCGGAATGGGCGCTGGGGGCAAACGGTAGAGACCTGTTTATCAAAGGGCAAGATGCCCAACCTCAGGGGCACGAGTACCGGGATTTGTATGGATACCCGTTGAGCACGAAAGAAGGCGGGAATGTGAGAATTGAGGCCGGGTTCGGGTACGGCCAAGATTACGATACCTCCGAAGGGCGTGATCCGCCCCCTCAGACCAGCGCGTCTCAGCAAAAGTACATGGGGCATATTGAACTTGAGGGCGCGAAGTGCTACATCAGGGCCGTCGGCACGGTCGACCCCACCCCTGGGTCGGGGATCCACCTTCATACCACCCAAGCATGGGCGACGGTAAAATTAGAGACCAGCACGGCAGCACCGGTGGAGACCGTGGGAAAAGGCCTACACGTCAAGAAGGGGGGCTCGACGCCAAGTGGTGGTAATTTAACGGTCCAGGGAGACCTGGAGGTTAACGACGGCTCAACCTCAAAGATGAAGCTCACGGCAGAGTCCGGCGATCTGGAGGTGGCTGGTACGGTCACCGCAGAAGGGAACCAGCTGACGTCCGATCGGCGCTGGAAGAAGAACATCACAAACATCGCGAACTGCCTGGATTCTATCCTGGCGCTACGCCCCGTATACTACAACTGGGGGGATGACTCGCCTATGTCACACAAGGCCAAATCCATGCAACTAGGGTTCGTTGCGCAGGAGATGCAGGATGCCCTCCCAAGGCGGGGTGAGGGGGTGGTTGCCGAGATTAACGAAGAGGGGTACCTCGGGGTGAGCTACTCCAAGCTCACGACCCTGTTGGCCGGCGCGGTGCAGGAACAGCAGGCGATGATCGACGAGCTCAAGACGCAGAACTCACAGCTCCGGGCGCAGCAAGAAGCAATGCGCATGGAGCAGGAAGCACTGAGGATGTTGGTAGAGGAGCTGATGGCGTCCACATCCGGGTGATGATATATGTCTCAACCTAGTCTATCCCTCAGATAAACTAATACTTGGTACGCGCTAGCAGCAAATACCATAGTGAACATGAAGAAAGTGCGCGCTTTATACCCAACTATACCCAACTATACCCAACCATTCCTTCAAAAAGAGATTAAAATTATTTTCGTGTTTCCTAAGAAACGCAGCAGATAAGTGACGAGAGCCTTCAAAATTAGATTTAAGTCAAGGCGCGACTACGGGATCCGCAAACGGATCAAAATCTGGACTTGGATGACATTTATTATTTCATAAAAGAGAACATTACCCCTTCCTTCTCCCCCTTACACTTCTTTTTTGAGTTTTAACTTTTTTCTTAACAACTCTCGGGTTACCTGTAAATACTATTCCTCCCATACCCGACTTTATCCTTAGAATGTTATAATTAACAGCATAGACTGTTAGGGTACTATTATTCATAGTTCCAGTGAATGACATTTTAATATCATTAATCCTTGAAAAGTTACATGTCCCAGAGGGTTGATATTCCTCGGGTTTTAGTGAAAATGAATACATATAGATATGTTTTGTTGACAGACTATGTCCAGCTTGTATCGGCTGACACAAACGAAAATAACTAGCTTTACGTTCAGGAAATCTATCAATACCATTAATTAATAACCTAAATGTTGAGAAATTTTCTTTCTGTTCAATACCATAGAACTCTTCAATATTATCCTCTGTAGATTGATAACAAAAATAATCATTTGAATTGACGAGAGTTATATCTGAATTTAATTTTGCATCAATACCCGAAACATCAGCCTTAAACTCTTTTTCTTCTTTAACATTATTTTTTTGAATCACCCAAATTAATTCCTTAACAGGATGATTAAAATTAACGGTTTGTAATAAATTTGTTTCCGCAGGATATTCTTCCATTTGAACTTGTTCAATTAAATATTCATGTGAATTTTGAGCAAACCTTCTCCTTTCATCATTATCAAGGTGAATATAATCAACCCATAGGTTAACTTCAGGATCTTTAGTAACAGGGGTAGCCGACCCTGTAGTAGCATTTGTATTTATTAAAGTATTAACGTTACGTGTAGTAAATGATATTTCTACATCATGATACTGTAGGGCAACAAGTGGTAATGCTAGAGCAACCTTACGACAAAACCAGAATTTTAATGGAATATATAATTTTAGATTCGGAAGTGTTAAAGAAGACTCCAAATAAAGACTCTTCGAAGCATGTTTATTTGCTCCCATCCATTCACGATCATCATGGTCAGTTAATTCATTGTATATATCTAACCAACTTGAATAATGTTTATCTATTTTTTGACCACCTATCTTGAGTTCATATTCTTTAATAAATGCATATCCTGTTCCATTTGTCCATGCTGAATAGGTACCTTCATCTTGACCCTCACTAACACTAAAACCTTCCTTAAATAAAGATATATCCAACCATGTATGATATATTAAGTCTCCAACATTGGCTATTTTTGAAGTTACTGTCGTTGATTCTACTTTCACATGTTTATCAAATGTTTGTTGAACAGATTCAATCGAAAAGTTTGTGTGTCTCCGATAGACAGCCTTAAAAAAAGAGTATTGAGGATTACTTATTAAGTAATTATCTTGTGTCCCCAATGATGTAAGTTGGATGATTCCTCCTCCCATTATACTATACTATACAATATTTAATAATATTTAAATCGCATAAGCTAATCCTCCCATTCCCGACATAATCCTTAAGACATTATAATTTACAGCATAGATATTACTTATCGTCCCGGCCGAATCTAATAGTATTTTGGAGGATTCAATCCTTGAAAAATTACACGTCCCACTTGGTTGATGATCTTCAGGATTCAGGGCAAATGAATATACAAAAATATCCCTTGAAAGTTGAGAACATCTTGATTTAGGATTTTGTAACCGAGCAATAATACTTATACTCACTTGATTATCTCCACCTTGGTCACCTGGTGCTTTTCCAGCAATGAATTTATCATCTATTGCTCCATCCCCAATCGGATCTTGAACAACTAATCCAATAGTCCAAGAATCATTGTTCTTTGCAATTGAAGTAATCTGTGCGATAATATTCCGAAAACGTTCAAAATACTCTGTTTCTAGATCCGTCTGACTACCTGTAGTATCCCCTCCAAACCTTCTTATCTGTATTGAAAGTAAATCTCCAACTTTTGGAAAATTCCCTGATGTTACAGAGGGAATAAAATCTATTCCAATCGAATATGTCAATATTGTTTTTTGCCCAATAGTATCACTCGCTGTATTATAAAGAACAGATGCTCCTGATCCTGGACCTGTCCCTGTATCATTGTATGTAATAATAATTGGTTGAATCATTTCAAGTTCATCCTTTTCCTTAATGTTATATCCGGGTATCGATGTATGATGAAGTAAAGGTTGTTTAATATGAAAGTATTCTCGATCTTGAAAAGCAAAACGATCATGTCCATTTATTTCAATTTTCATCTTTTGTGAAATAATTGTATCTGTGATAGTTGTACTTGTTGGAACCGTCCAAATTAATTCCTTAATTGGGTGATCAAAGTTTAATTTAAAATTATCCCTTGATGTACCTTCAACTTGGATTTGAAGTTGTTCAATTAAATATTCATGGGATACCTGAGCAAATCTTCTTCTTTCATCTGTATCTAAATAGATATAATCACACCATACTTCAATGGAAGGAGTGACTGTTGCCCCACCCGAACGACTCATCCCACTGGCAGCAGCACCACTTCCCCAATTAAATTTTAATTTAACATCGTGATATTGAAGGGCAATTAGTGGTAATGCTAACCCTATATTACGACAAAACCAAAATTGCAATGGAAACATGACTGATTGTTGTGAAGTACCACCATTTTCTGCAGGTCCCCCAGTTACAAGGCTATTTTTAAATCCACCTGTTAGATATTTAAACCCCTCCGCCTTTGAAGATGGTGTTGTTAATTCTGTCCATATTTGATGCCATTCGCGATATTGTTTGTCAATCCTTTGTCCTCCAATTTCAATTTCAATATCTTCAACAAGATAGTCTCCATTAATACCAGATACAGTTTCTTGATCTGTCTTTACATAGATTTGTGATAATAAATCACCATTCCTTGACACTGTTACTGAACCTGTAGTAACATATGTGTCTGATACAGTTGCTGAACCATTAATAGTTTGTTTGATACATTCCATCGAGAAATTGGTATGTCTTCTGTAAACGATTTTAAAAAAAGTAATTTGAGGATTACCTGTTAAATATATATCTTGTGCTCCATAAGCAACTAATTGTAATAAACCTCCTCCCATTATTATATATTATATTCAACATATAAATAATAATTTTTAAATATACGAAGAAGTCGATTATTGAATAAACTCATTGAATAGGAGTTTTGTTTCTTCTTCCGGTTTCTCTAAATCCAAAACCTGTTTTACAGGGTTCATAATCTGATTTGAGATATAGAATGCATAATCAATTGGTATATTTTTCTCTTTCATATAATCAGGATGTTCAATACGATCCCCTTGAAGTACTTTTTTATCCCTTGGTTTTCCTTTTCTAGGACCACTCTTATAGAGATTATTATAATCATATAACATATCATTTGAAAGAACACGATACATATAAGGAATACGATCATTTGGTTTTGGTTTATCACCTGGATTTCTTTCAGCCATTCGATCAGCAAGGACTTTATGGGCAATTCCATCAGGATTTTTATAATATCCACTTAATGATTTTGAAATCACAAACATTGATTGATCAATCTTCCCATCGGTAATTTCTTTGAGTGTCTTTCTTAACCAATCCATTGCTAAATCAACGCTTTTTTGATTCATAATAATTTCAATTACATTCCCAAAGACGTATTTTACAATTGCGGCATTGTCCCTCCTTTTCATAACAATCCCCATAGATGTTCTTTCTTTTGGTTTTTCTGCAGAGAGCTCATATTTATCCCCTGTATATCTTTTTTTAGAGATTAGAATAAATGGAAAGAAGGTTTTTTCGTATTCAAGATCTTGGGGTTTATTAAGCATATTATCCGTAACCCATTTTCCTGATTCTACACCACAATCAATACAATATTTCAATGCTTCCTTCCCTTCTAAAATTTCACCTGTATCCTTATGTTTTCTAGAGAATTTAATGAATACAGAATCTGTATCACCATAAACAATTTCAGGTTCATAATAACCTTCTTCCTTTGCCCACCTTTTCACCCCTATACTTGCATCATCAATTCTTTCTCTTCCAATTGCTGTTGTGCAAGCCGCAATTTTTTTAAAGAAGATAGAACTTGTTTTGGCTCCCATTTGACCATAAACAGAATTAGCTGTTACTTTATAAGCAAGCTGAAGGCCATCGAGGACTTTTTTCTTATCTTCATTATCTGTATCTTTAATCTTTTTCCTCGTAGCTTTCCTTTGATCAAGTAAAGTCTGTAGGATTGTAGGGATAATACCTCTTTTTTTATCCTTAGGCTTCGCAAAGTAGCACGTTGTGTGAGTGTCTTCTTTAATTTTATGCATTGTTTTACCTTTCATTTCATAACGATAATCATCATATGAGATAATATTATGAGGTATATCTTTAATCCATTCGAAATGTTCCGGTGTTTTATCAATTTCTTCTTGAGTTCCGATAAATGTTTCATGAGATAGGTTCTTTTCAATAATTGAACTAGGATAAAGTGAAGCATAATCAAGAACAGAAATAGGGTCATCTAAATAAATACCAGGGGTTGGATCGAGGACAATTGCCCCTTCAAAACCATCATCAATTTTTTCACCATTGAAGTTCTTAAGGGTTGGAATCCTTGTATTGAGTTTCGAACACTCTTTGACTACAAGTGAACTAATTTTAATACCTTGACCTCGAAGGAAAATATAGGATAACGGAACAGTTGAAACATTCGCCATACCCATATTATTAGGAATGATATCAAGAAGTTGAAGGAGGTGAATACAAAGTTCACAATCCATAATACAGTATTTTGCTACTTTTGCTCTCCCAGCAGAATTACCATGTTTATGAAAATCAAAAATCTGTTGAGGGGAAACATCATCTTTTGCCAAACACCATTCGTAAAACAATAAATCTTTTTCATATTTCTTAACCTTAATGAGTCCATCAATCAAGATTACTTTTTTCTTATAATTGATTTGAAGTATTTTAAACTTGGTTCCATTTTCATATCGTAGTGTTCCATATTTCGTATGTAAATTAATCGTAATATAATCGTTTACTTTAAGATTACCAGTATTTGTTGTAAAAAGTAGGCATCGTTTATTCACAATAAAATATTTATTTGTAATTTTACCTTTCATAAAATGAGCGGATACATTATCTAATTTATAAGAATCTAGAGAATGACCTTTTTGAATTTCTTTTTGAATGTCAAAAATAACCCTCCCATCCATTGAGATATAATTCAATACATTATCACCGAGACCAGATGATGATAGTTCCTTCTTAACAATCGTACACCTCTTATCCCAATAGTTATTGTAGTACTTCATGGGCTTTTTAATTTTTGAAAGAGTTTCCAATGATTTTATTTTATCAGAATCTCGATTCCTCATAAGTCTACCTAAACGATAGAAGTCATGTTTAGGACATTTATAGTTACAGTATTTCCCACAACTCTCATGACAGGGGAATAGATAATCAATCCTTTTATTAATGTAATCAAAATCAAAACCAAATATATTGTATCCTGTCAATAAGTCAGGATTATGGTAAAGAATAAGGTCTTTCCATTGTAACAAAAGTTCTTTTTCTGATGAACATTCATAAACATTGACATTCGGGATATCATCACATACTTTTTCATCGGGTAGGTCTTCATTGCCAATAACTACGATGGATCTATTATAACATTCATTTTCACCATAACGATGGAAGACCGTTCCGATTTGGATGATTGGATCACCTTTAATGATAATTCTATCACCCTTTTCATTCTCAAGGTTATTTAGAAGTTTTGTTAGATCATTAATGATTGCTTCTCTAGTCTTAGTTGATGTTTTTGAATCATCAAGTTTTTCAATAAAATCTTCTGTTAGACATGTTTCAAGTGTAGAGAATGATTTAGTAGAATATGGGCCATTCAATGTATAGATTGATTGAATATTATCGGATCCATCTTCAAAAGCATCTTTTACACATTGAAGAATAAATTTCTTTTTAAATGGATAGGATTGCATATTCATACTGATACGGAAATAGGATTCATGAATATCAATTGCTGGTTTTTTAAAATCTTTCTTAGGATTTGGAAAGTCCCCATGGGAAGAATCACATTCAATATCAAAGGAAGCAGTAATAAAACCGGCTGTACTCTCTAGATCATAGGCTTGAATATATTTTAGTGGAATATTATTGATTTCGATATCAACATTAAACATCTGTTGATCTTCAGGAACGAGATAGTAATCATCTATTTTCACAGATACCCATCCACAAGGTTGAATATTCTTTTCATGAAGGAACCGTAACATTGGATGAATTTTTGATTCATAGAGATTTGCAATACACTCGCAATTATTTTCTTGAATGAAAAATGCTTTCGTTTTTGGATCACATGGTTTTACAATTGGTTCTTTATCCTTATAACCTGTAATTATTTCATTTCTTTGGATATATTCTTGATTCTTTTGATAAATACTTTGGATAGCACTGGTACATTTTCTCATATCTCCATAACTTTGGAAACTAATTTTTACGAAGTTATATTTCCTTATTTTTTCACATTCATGATCATAATTATAACCATAGAAATTATAAGACAATTGTATCTCAAGGTTGCTCTCATATCCACCTTTCCAAGATGCATTTCCAGGACGATAACTTTGAATAAAATTTTTAGTTAACTTTAAGAATGAACGAATACGAGTATTTCCCCAATTGTTTGGGACTCTAAGATAGAAGAACGGTTTAAATCCTTGGACGTTACAAACAACATTTTTATTCTCAACCGTTTTACCGTAAAAAGTAATTATAAATTCTTTATCCCAATAATTATCACCTACCGGTATATCATCAGATGATATATCAATAATTTGGAATTGAAGTTTTTTCATTTATAGTGTATAATAGATTTGTTAGTTTAAGTAATGAAAAAAATCAAATTTTAATATAGGAAATATATATATATAATTTATGGAAGAATTCTTATTATTTTTTTTAAGTATCTTTGTGTTCTTTATTATCATGAATAAATTATATAAAAAAAGGGAAATAGTAAGTATCAAGTCTACTGTTGATAATCAAGTCTATATTGTCCGTAAATTACCCGATGCCAAGGAAGCTGCAAATAAATTAGCAAATATTAATAAAAAAGCCCTACAATTAATTGCATCATTGGATGTGAATAAGGAAGGAGTGGATGATCTTCAAAAAAATTATGACCCCCGTTCCCTTTCTGAAACAATTGATGGAGCTAAATATACTTCTTATTCAGTAAACAAAGGTGAAAAAATATCAATATGTATTCGCTCTAAAGATAATGTTATTATTGATGATAATACGATTCTATTTGTAGTGATTCATGAATTAGCCCATGTTATGACAGAAGAAGTTGGACATACACCATTATTCTGGAGTAATATGAAATTCTTATTGGAAAATGCTGAAAGAATTGGTATTTACAAACCTATTAATTATGCAAAAGAACCAGTACAATATTGTGGAATGGAGATTAATACGACCCCCTATAATTTCTAATTAATAATAATTTTATTGTCTATAAATATACAGATCGTATGGATAGTTTTTGTAATGTTTTTTTAGAAAAGAAATTTATAAAATGTATTTCAAAGAAAGATAATACGTGTTATTTATTTGTAGGAAGAATACATTCTATAAAAAAGGTTATTAATAAGATAAAAAAAAATAAAAAACAAAAGAATGAACATTTTCAAGATATTGATGATGAAGAAATCAATCTATTATATGGATACTTAATTCCAAAGGATAAAGAAAATTATGATATCGAATTCCAGAAGGAATATTTACGAAGAACTATGGTTCTAGATTGGGAAGATCTAATATTTGTGTATGAAACAATTAATGAAGATGATACAAATGAGAGAATCCTTCATAAAATTATTTATAATTGTTACCCCAAAGATAGTCTATTAACTACCCCTTATTTATATGCATGGTATCATGATAGTATGAAAGAGAAGGATATTCCTCTTTTATTTGAATATGAAGAAGAAACGATTAGTTATGATGATTTTTTTAAAGGTAATCCATATAAGAATGTAGATCAATCTTTTATTGATGGAAATGGGGATAGAATACCGAAACAAATCATAAATAAGAATTTAATATTATCTGAAAAATCATCATTCGAAGATAATATTATTTATTTCCATACATTAGAAGAATATCTTGATGAAAAAGGAATGTCAGAAAAGTTAAGGAAATTAAGTGAAAAAGATATTCAAGGGAAGAAGGAAATAAAATCATTTATTCATGGACTTGTATTCAAATATTGGCCTAATCTTTCTCTATCTGATATTATTCATTTTCATGATGAGGACAATGTAAGTATAAGGAAAATAGAATATGAGAAGAACGAAGGAGCTTTAATAATCTATAGTCGTCATTTATTTATCATTGAATCTGAATTCTTGGAACGTAATGTAAATGAAAATGTAACGTGTGATAATTATACATTAACAATGTTAAAATTAAATAAATCATCGGAATCAAATAATACAGTTCATTTATCAAAATTATTCCGTGAATTTACATTGAGTACCAAATATTCTTTTATGAAATTATTATTAAACTCCCATGATGATGCTTTCTATAAATTATATGAAAAATCACTTATCTATGAGGGGACAGAAAAAACATCAGAGAGGTACATTACGAAGGAATTATGTAAGGAATGGTCAGATGGATATAATATTCAGGAAGAATATGGTTACCGATACTTACATTCTGGTAATGTCCTTTTATTTAAAGTTTATAATGATGAAAATGATATTTACAGTAATCTAACTATTCACCTTAATGGAGATATTGAATGTATTATTAAAAGTAATCAAAAGGTAATTAGAGAAAAAGATATTAAAATTATGATCGGTGATTGCAATAAACTATTATCACAGATTAATAAGGATCAATTCTATGCATTTAATACAATCAATACACTTGATGATGATATATTTACAAATATTAATTCGCAAACGAAGGTTGATTTCATAGATTGCGGACTTTTATTTCATAAAGAAAACTTTCAAAATAAACAAAAAAAAACATTTCCAAATTGGATTAAATCTTTTCATATGTTTATGAAAAACTTCCCAATGTATGCCCGATTAATGCTAGAAAAAGGAACAGATGAAGGTTTAAAAGTTATAGGAAGATACAATCGTGTGGATAATTATGCAAATATTACAACAATTCATTCAGCGATGGGTGTATACGAGAGTATTTACAAAGATCCTGAAATAATTGTTCAAAAATTAAGTCAAGAATATGGGGGGGATATAGATTTTATTCGTATTGAATACGAATCATGGAAAAAATTAATGAGTATGAAAGAAGATCAAAGGGCATGGACATCCAAGGTAATTAAAGAAGGTGGGTCAGAAATACAGATATGGTTAAATACTCGTGAAGATCTTATTATTGAGGTAAAAAATCTTAAATCTTTTAATGAACAAAGAAGGGTTTTCGTATTTCTTAAGACAATGTTACAGATTTACCTCTCCTATATTTTAAAACCTAAAACATCACCTCAACGACGTTTATTTGAAAAGGAAGATGCTTATGTAAAACAAATATATGGGGAAGAAGAAAAAGAAGAAAAAGAAGGAAAAGAAGAAAAAGAAGGAGAGGAAGAAAAAGAAGGAGAGGAAGAAAAAGAAGGAGAGGAAGAAAAAGAAGGAGAGGAAGAAAGAATTTTTTCATCTGAGGAAGGTTCTGATATTTCAGAAGAATTATTCTTACTGGAAGAACTTGAGAAAGGATTCGATGATGATGTGGATTTTTCAAATATAGAGGGGGGTTCTTCTTCAGATGAAGTATACGAAACAAAGAGTTATTACTTAAAACGTCTTAAGGAGTATGATCCAGAATTATTTAAATTTAAATCAAGGAAAAAACAAATTCCATCGGGAACTCCTTATGGATATCCAAAATATTGTACATCAACAGATCACCGTCAACCCATTGCTGTAAATGATGAAGAATTAGAGAGGATCAATAGTTCTTATGAACAAGGTTCTGGTAGAGAATCTTATTCTGAAGCAATCCATGTACCACGGAGACCAAAAAATATTAAGTATATTTGCCCTAAGTATTGGGATATCTCAACAAGTTTGAGTATACGTCCTGATGCTGTTGACAAAGATAATATTGTCCCTGTGAAATTACCGAAAGGGTCAAATGGTAGAACAGATAAATCAATCCTTGAAAGAAGTGCCATTTATTGGACAGATGCTAATGAGGTTAAGTTTTATGATCCTGATATACGTGAAGAGAGTAAACAACTCCATCCTATGGGATATGGACTCCCTTGTTGTTTCAATGCATCAAAACTTCTGAAAGGTGATCCTGAAAAAAAGAAGAAAAAGAAGAAAGAAGTATTTATAGGTGAAGGATATATTTCCACTAAAGATCCTGCTGGAGAAGATAAATATGCTCATCTTCATCCGTCCTTGTTAAAATATTTTGGACAAACAGAAGACACATTTTCAAAAAGGGATGGGGCCGGCTTCTTAAGAATGGGTGTAAAACAAAATGACAATGACTATATTTTTCCAATCTCACCATTCCTTCAATCCTTTTTTAAAACAATCACAGATAAAGTTATTGCTGAAGAAGACTTTATTACTATTATTGAAGATAAATTAAAAGAAAATTTAGACCGTTTTCAGAAATGTCCATTAATCCACCAGAAATTCCGTAAGAGTCATCAACATATTACAGAAGATGACAACGAATTCGTAATTGAAGTTTTGGGAATGAAAAGTACAGGGGATTCATTTCCATCAGAAACAATCCATAAGCTTAAGGACGAAATAGAAGAAAACGATATTAAATCAAATGAAACAAGTTATCTTTATCAACTCTTATTGTCTTTAAAAAATTATACAGATTACTTAAAGAGTGACGAAAATAAAGGGGATACCTATATATTACCTATTCTAATACATTTGTATAGGATTAATATTGTTATTTTTGAAAATAAGAATGATAAAATAAATATCAAGGTTTCTGATTATGCACGTGAAGAAAAGTTCGGATTTATCTATCAACGCGGAAATTATTATGAACCAATCCTTTATCGTTACTATGATTCATTAGAAAACAATATTCACGAGGTTTTTACATTTACACCTGATCTATTAACAAACGGTCATTATGAAAAAATAATTCGTGATATTAGTAAGAAAGTGAAAGAAAATACTAAGGAATCAATGATAACTAGATATGAAGAAATTATTAAATCCATGGATGACGAATTAACTACATTAATGATTGATAATTATTCATATGTTTCTTATCTGATTACGAAAGGAAAAAAAGTTATCCCAATTCCACCTGAGCCAATCCCATGGTCTAAGAAATATCATTATATCTATAGCTTCCTCGAAATAAATAAAATAAAGAAAGGGATGGATGTATTCATTGGCAAGGCCACAAAAAGGGATATTGAAGGAAAAGTTACAAGCCTTCCATTTAAAGAAAGGGGTGTTTGGAAAGTATCAGTACGAACGAAAGAAGGAGAAGATTATCCTTCTATCAGTTGTCGTAATATATGCTTTATCGATGAAGAAAACTGTAAACAGTTATTACCACGATATAAAGATGTCATTAAGTATTTACCATCCTTTAAAGATAATAAGGGTGATGGGGATAACTTTACGATTGATGTTGAATCTGTCCTCTTATCAGAAGAAGGTAATATTACTTCGATTCTAATGTCAAACGATACATATTTACCTGTTATTGAAGAAAAAATTAAAACAAAGTATCCCACAGAGAAAGGAACAGACCGATTACAAATCGAAAATAGTCTGTATAGTATTAAAAATAAAGATGATAAAAGGACATTATTTATTAATACACAAAAGTATGAAGATCATATTACTAAATTAGCAATTCAACATATCCTTATTGAAATAGAAGAAAAAATAATCCCTGTTACAGGTTTCGTAAGGGATTCAACGCCCTACAAAGAGGGTGAAAGGATTAATTTTTATAAAAAAACAGAGAAGCTTGATGGGCGTTTATTTTCTTTCATTGAGAAATTAGATTATTCTGACCATATGTACAGTTCATTTGAGAAGAAGATTATTCAACAAGTTGGCATTATTCGTCAAATACTTCCTTCTGATGATGATGATGGTGTATATTCGGAGTTAACGGAAATTAAAATTGAAGTCAAACTCCTTGACCGTATTTCATTCGTTCTAGAGGATCCAATTATGCTATTACCACACAAAAAATTAAAAGTGTATAAGATTATTAATGAACATATTGACCCTTTGTTCCATAAATTAAATGAGAAAGATTATCATAAATATGAATTGGATAGATACACAACCCTATGCAATGAAAGGAATGAACTCTGTAAATATCCATGTACCAAGAAAGGTGGTGTTTGTAAACTATATATCAAAGAAAAAGATATCTATGGTAACTTACTACTTGAAAAAATAAAATGGAAATTTATTGAGAAATTAATTATTCACGGGACTCAAAAAAGGGAAAAAATAATCGAAGAAACAGTTAATTTAAACGAATTATCAAAATCAACGAAATTAGATGAAATATTTTACACTTTTTCTGAATATAAAAATGGTATACTTGAAGAAGTATTTATGAAAAAGAGTAAATATATTAATCAAACCGGGGAGAATAAACCGTCTGATGAACGAAATTCCTTTATGAAAAGATTAGATACAATCCCTTATTATATTCAACGATTATTTGGTAAAGATGCAAGTGTTGTTTTTCATTTAAATAAAGAAAATAATGATTTCGTTTCCTTAGAAAAATCATTGAATGAATGCGAGATTAACTATGATTTTAAATCAATAAAAAAAATGTTAATCGAAGAATTAGAGGTTAATAATCGTCCAGATTTTATAAAACAATATAAAAAAGATTATAAGAATACAGATGAAATTATTCAAGAAATTAAAGGTAGTAATTATCATCTTCAACATCCTGATTTTAAATTAATTATGAAATGTTTAGGTGAAAGGGGTTATCGTTTTGGGATAATCCTTCTTTCACAACAAGGGAATAAACAGAAGAAAACAGATTACTATTTCTATTCAACCCACCTTGATATCATGGATATTGAAACAGCACCGATTATATTATTCCACCATACATTCTATAATGAAGAATATATATTATCGAGTATTTTGGTTAACTATGGTAATGAGTTAAGGTATGATACAACAATACGTGATTTATATGATAAGAATCCTATTCATAAGAAATGGATTAAAATTGGGCTATAAGTTTTTTTTTATAAATTTCTAAATATATGAACGATGGTAGATTATTTCTTAAAGTATAACCATTTCAGTGTTTTGAAAAATTATATTTTAAAAGACCCCTTGTGTGATTGGTTTGAAATTACAAAAAATGCATCCTATCAAAAAGATGAAAATTCATATTATAAGGATTATATTATTAAAGAATCAAATTCCTACAAGGAGAAAGTTTTAAAAGAAATTCGAGGATTATCAAAATTAAATATCCCACTAAAGACAAATGTCGAAAAAACAAAAGAGTTAATTCACAATGACTTTCCTCTAATACTTCAAGGAAGGTTGCTTAATAAAGATAATTTACATGTTACATGTGATATTATTATTAAGTATTCTTTGTTTCGAAAATTATTTTTAACAATTACAAACTTACCCTTTCATTTACTTTGTCTTAAAAATGATTACTTATTAATTAATCTTACCTTTGCATCATTACATTTTAAAATGGATTTAAAAGATGTGAACAATGATGGTTTAATTCTTTATAAAAAGTGTAGTCTCTATGCTTTCCAAGAGATATTTTTTGAGTTAAGCGGTGAAAAGTGTCATTGTTTCCTAATGGGTAAGGATTATTATTATAAAAAAACGTTATTACCTAAAAAAGAGTTTATATGTAAGGTATTTTTCGATGAAAACATCATATATACCTATTCCAAAGCAATTCAATGGATTAATTATTTAAAAGAAAATTATTCAAAGATGAACATTTTACCTGAACCAACACATTTAGAATTGTATCCAAATATGAATTATAAGGAAAGTGGATGGGAAAATGAGAAAATAAAGTTAGCTAATACAATCAAAGAAATTACACTTGTATGGAATGTATCGTATGATGAAAGGTGTAAGTTAGTCAATCAAGGGGTTAAATGTTGGGATGATCCTAAATTATTAAGGGAGTTAAAAGAAACAAAAAAGAAGGATATTCAAGAAAGAATGATTCATATGAATCAACAAAAAGATGTATTAATCCATCCACGAAAGAATATATCACATGGTTTTAGTGAAATTTTAGAAAGGACCAATTCAGATATCTATTTTGATGTTGAGAGTTTTCTATCCTTCGATGAAAAACAGAACCTTTTTAATGATAGTACTCTATTAGAAGAACCAGTCCTAGGGATTTTAGGATTTATTTATAAGGAAGAATTTTATGAATATACAATTGCTAATTTCACAAAAAAAGAAGAAAAAAGAATAGTCCAAGGGTTTTCAGATTATTTATGGAAGATAAGTAATAATAAAGAAATTTGTATTTATCATTGGGGGCATGCAGAATACAATTATTTCCATTATATTCATGAAACATATCCTACAATTCAATTCCCTCCCTACAAATTAATCAATGTCCTCGATTATTTTCGTATGGAGCCTATAATCGTCCAAGGTGTTTTTAAATTCGGATTGAAATCAATTGGAAAAGCCTTGTATAGGAATAAATTAATTCAAACAACATGGGATGAAAATGATAATGGTTTAGATTCAATGCTTCAATTTAAAGATATATGTAAATCACACAATAAGAAAATACCTTTGAAAAGATATTTAGAAATTAAGAGTATCATTAATTACAATCGCATCGATTGTCAAGTATTGTATGAAATTGTGGAACTTTTAAGGGATAAATATAAGAGTTAAATTATCTAATTTTTTTGGGTGGATAATGAATTACCCAGAATAGGTCCCATAGGAATAATAGTACCCCTAATAGTATTAAACATTTATCATTATATTTCCCCCCCTTATAAATTAATAACGGGGCAAATATGAAGATGGCAAATATTCTCCCTGGTTGATCTGTAATTACTTTCATTAATATTATAATTATTTTTTTGTTAATTTTTGGATTAACAGCGCTTGTTTTTTCATTTGAAGATTCATCTTTTCAATAATTTGTTGTTGTGAATGAATAATTTTTTCATATTCTTCTTTTTTCTTCCCTTCACACTCCTTTTCTTCTTCATTCACAACAAAAAGGCGTGTCCGATACAGAATGTAACCATTATCTTTGTAAAAATTAAGCTTGACGTAAGTATTCTTACTCCCATTTTTCAGTAGTATATTGTTATTCCCCATTTTGGTATAGATTCCTCCCTCATAAAAAAATTCCGAACCATCTTCTAATGTGATATATTTTACACGTTGTCCAATACGAATATCATACGGTGAGTCAACTTCTTCACATGATTTGAGTTGTTCTCGAATATGTTTTATGTCTTGTGACATGAATACTATTACTATTATTTATTATTTATTATTTATTATTATTTTAAATTATTTATTCATTGATTCCATAAGTGTCGAAACATTCCCTTGGAACCATTTTAATGCTTCGTTAATACTTTTTTCTGAAAGATAAACATCCTTCTCTCTATGTTCTTGTTTGAACATGATGAGAACATTGATTAATTGTTCAAATCTTTCTTGAATCATGCGTTCGTGTTTGGACATTGCATTTTTCTCCGCAAGATAATCTTCTTTTGTGTACATTGTTAATGAAATAGTTATTTATTTATTTAAGTAATAAAAAAAGATTAAATTATTAAATTATTAAATTATTAAATTATTAAATTATTAAAGACGAGGGGATTCATTTACAACAATTTCTTCACAATTCGCTTCATTCTTCCTATCCTCAATCATCTTACATAGATGTTCTTCTGCCATATCACTATCCATACCAAATGATTGAAGAATTTCTATAGTCTTCTTCTTCCACTCCAGTTGTTTATGAAAGGATCTGTTAAATTCTTTATGGGCTTGAGAATAATTGTGTCCTTCATTCTTCTCAAGATATTCCTTAATAAATTCATCCCTCATTTGGTTCATTTCCGCTACGTATTTCCCTTTTTCCTCTTCTTCTTTCTTCTGTTCTTCCTTTTTCTTTTTCATAAGAAGCCTTACTTTGTTCCTACGATCAAGAAGTTTTTTCTCCTTCTCATTTTTTTCCTTAATCTTCTTTTCTGCTTCATTCCTTTCACGTCGGTTCTGTCTCATTGCTTCATTCAGGAGTTGATCATCCGTTTTCTTTGACGCTTTCACTTTTCTCTTTACTCTTTTCATGTCTACTCTTTGATTTTCAGTGAGTTTCTTTGCATTTTCTCGAAGTTCATCTGCTTTCCAAAGATATAGTTTATCTTGTGTCTTACGGAATAGTTCATCATTGCGCCTTGCCTTCTTCTCAAACTTTCTGATTTGCTTATCAGTGTATGTAAGTGTAGCCATGATATAGTTTTGTTTAGTATTGTCTTTTACTATACTTTTCAAATTTGATTTTAGAAGATGATGATAAACTATAATTAATCTAAGATGATTCTACGATCAGGGAGGATTACAGGTCATGATAATGTTATCATTGACTTTGATGAAGCATCCAGAGAATGGAGGAGGAATAAGATACCAATTGGTTGTGGGAGATTTAGATATTTAAATAAATAATAAAATAATAAAGTATGTCTTTTATCAACCAAATTTGTCGTCAAAAAACAAGAGGTTGTGAATTTCCAAATGAATTAGAAGATTATATTTTTTATCTTCTCCGAAAAAAAAGACACCTCCCTCAAGAGATCTTAGAAGATATCAAATTAATAAAAAATCTACAGGATACATTACGTTTTGTCTTTCAAAATAATGAGGTAGTTGGTATATTTAACGATAATCAAGTAGAGGAGGATATAGGGAGAACACGGCTCCTTCGGGCACTGGATGCAAGTTCTGAGATTAAAATACCATCACGGAACTCTACAATAAAGATTATTAATAGCTTACCACCTGGAAATTCAAAATCACGGATGCTCGATGCAAGCAATCCTGGGAGTTGGAAGGATGGTTCAGTCATTCTTTGATTAGCAGAAGATACAGGCGCAGATCGCGGGAAAGGTAAAAGTATGTCCTTTATCAACCCCCTTCTTTCTTCTTCGCTCCACACATAGCTAGACACCCACCCCATATAAAGAGAACAATACCACCCCACCAGACCCAATCGGACCAATCATCATATTCACATTCGTCATGTATTCTATGGAAATGTTCCCTGACATAACCACAATTCCAATCAGTACATGGGTCCTGGTTTGTACAATTCACCCGCTTGTTTGGCGATAAAGTATAATCAATTAGTTTTTCAGAAACGGTAGTAGCATCATCATCAATTCTTTCCCTATCTTCATTACAGTCGATAAAGTACTTTACCAAGAGAACAATAAATATGACAAGGATTGAAAGACAACAACCCATTAAACATTTCATATTACGTTCAAACCGTTCCTCTTGTCTTGCGAATTTCTCTTCAAGAGTCTCTAGTTCGCTCTTTCCACTCTTCTTGAGAGCAGGAGTCTTTTCATTATCCATTGAGAATAACTTCTGTTTCTTTTTTTCTTTTTTCTTTTTACTTTAACAACAAAGGTAATAAAAATATTCAAATTTTAGACTATAGTGTCCATGACCATGTGAATTGTTCTCTGTATTCCTCCTCATTTTTTATATTTATTTTTTCCACTTCTTTTTCTATGGTTGGTTTCTTTCCTTTTCCACCAATTACCTTTTCTTTCATATGTATGAGTGTCATTGCATATTGAAAGAGTGTCATTAATATATTTTTATTTAAATTCTATTTAAATAAATAATATCAATTTATACTATGGATATTGAACCTTTAAAGAGTATTTTAGAATGGTCACCAGATAAAAAAGAAACATTATTGTATTATCTACCATATCATGTAACGAAGAAAGTAATTCGTTTCGATTTTGAAGATAAAAGTTTATACGTTCAAGATCGTATCTTTTGTATTCGTCGAAATACGCTTGAATTGGAATATGATGGATCAATTGTATTTATTGACAAGGGGAAGATAGGATTAAAAGTCACATCTGTTAAGACTGTGACATTAAATCCAAAGGAATATTATATTTTTGTAAGAAATAAGAAAACAATTAGTAAAAAGAGAGAATTTATGAAACAATTATTGGAACAATTATAATAATATATTATATATTATATATTATATATTACTATAATGCTTCAGAGGAAAGAAGTTACTCAAAAGGATATTCAAACTGAACTTGAAAAAACAACCCAATTATTAAGAAAAATAAAGGGTGAAAGAATAAATCCTGGTATTCCATTACATTTAGCACCAAAAGGAAAGAAGAAAAAGAAAAAGAAAATGTCTAAGTCCAAATCGCGTTCCAAACCGAAGTCGAAATCCAAACCGAAGTCGAAATCCAAACCGAAGTCGAAATCCAAATCGAAGTCGAAATCCAAACCGAAGTCGAAATCCAAACCGAAGTCGAAATCCAAACCGAAGTCTTCTTCAAAGAAAAAGAAATTAGAAAAGATGGGAATTGAACCACGGTTACTATTTGGATTGGATGAGGATGAACTTGGTGCTCTTTTAAACAATCCTCAACTCGGGAACAAGGTGTATTTAAATGATTTCCTACCACCCGATGATGATAACACACCTCCTCCAGGTAGATATGGCTTCACTGGTCCAGCATTAGGATATGATTATGTCCCGGGTGCCGATCCTATGGCAGCTGAGACTCTACAAAGAACAACGAATAAACCAATTCGTCAAGAGGTTTTACCTGAAGTCCTTCGTCCGCGATTTGGATAAATATACTATAAGAAGTAAAGAGGACGAATTGTTTTAATCCTTTCTCTACAATAACAACATTGTGAATTATCATTTCTTCCAATTTCATATAAATCTAATTCAGGATTCTTTTTTAATGATTGGATACAATCTCTACAAAAGGTGTGGCCACATGGATCAATAAAATGATCAACTGTTTTTGTAAAACATACAGGGCAAATATTACATTGATTGAAATTATTCAGTTTTTTAATAAAATGGATATACTTTTCCATTACCTTCCTTTCTTGAATATATTCTTCCTTAATTCCTTTTATTTTCTCATTTTTTAAGATTTTTTGACTTAATTGATTCATACTATCAATGATACTTTTCATGATTGTTTCATCCTTGTGTTCATTAGGTAATTTTTGTAAGAAACTAATCATATTTTCAATTGTTGAAATATTCTGTTGCAATAAGTTTACCTCCATTTGAAAACGCTTATTAATTTTATTCATGTTATCTTGTAATTGAATAAATTCTTTCATAAATTCCTTTATTCTTTCTACAATCATATCCATCTCTTTTTTATCTTCACTTCCTCCTTCTTTTTCTTTCCTTTCTTCTTCTGTAAGATCGATCTCTTCCTTTCCTTGAATAAGATCTAAAAGTAATTCCTTCAGCTCAATCATTTTGATTACATTGGTATCTTCTTCTTTTTTTTTAAAAAGATCATCAATATTTGTATCTTCTGTAGGTAAATAAGTATGGTTTATACCTGCAAAATTACTCATCCAAGAAGACGCCATTTATTATATGAATAGTGTTATTATTTTATTTTTAATAATTAATCCCCAAGGATATCCATAATCTTAAACCGTATCTTTGATGAGGGTGAATCTTGTTGAATTTTCCTTAAGATAGTACTATATCTTTTAGGGATAATTTGATAATGGATCTGGGCAATACTTTCAAAAGAAACAAGCATCTTATACATTTCAATGCTTTCTTTTGAAGATAAATTATTCATATAGGAATCAAGGACCTTTTCTATAAAGTTATCAATAATATCCTCTTTTTCAAGGTGACTTATAAATAATGAAAATCCAATAATATTATCAATATTCTTATTCTTCGTACATAGTTTTTCATAGGAAGAGTTATTATTTAATACTTTATTTTCATTAAAAAATTCAAAATGATACTTATTACATAGTTTAAGGAGGATATGTTTTTTTTTTGGAGAGTTAACTTCCTTTAGAATACCAACATAATATGGAATATAAATATGATGAATCATTGAGCTTTCAACTAATTTTTGAATAATATAAGGAATAATATGATCAACTGTTATTTTTTGAATAATTTCTTTTTTTAGAATTATATAATTTTTATTCGTAATCTTATTAATCATACTATTAATTTCCTTGATCGAGGTGGTATCTTCTGTGGTTTCTTTTTTATATCTTTTGTTCTTATTAATATTCATTCGATAATACTTCTTATTTAAATCTATATTATCAAGAAACTCTAGAAGATGGTTGTCTTTTTTCTTAAGATAATCACGATAGTTAACTTTGAAATCTTCCGATTCCAGGAATCCTTTGATTACCCCATAAGAAGACATTATATATATATAATAAATTAATTTACTCTTTATATATCTTTAATAGTTAAGTATTAGACATCATCTTTTTTTCCATCCTCTTTTTTTCCATCCTCTTTTTTTCCATCCTCTTTTTTTCCATCCTCTTTTTTTCCATCCTCTTTTTTTCCATCCTCTTTTTTTCCATCCTCTTGTTTCTCTGCTATTGCTTCTTCGATAATATCCATTTGAACTCCCTCTGGTTGTGTCACAACCTTTTGTAATTGGTCAACTACTTTAACTTCGGGTATATTCTGTATTGTTTTTTGTTCTTGAGAGAATTTTTTCATTTCACCATGGAAATCAAATTTCTTCTTTTTACTGTCCCCTTTTCCATTCGAGAATTCTTGTTCAACTTGTTTTCTTTTTATAGATTCAATCGATTTTGAGAATACCTTGTATGCTTCTTGATGATTATCATAGTCTTCATATTTACCTGAAAGACCAAAGAATTGCCATCCCTCGGTTTTTAATTGTTCAACAACCATTGAATAACTAAAATAGTTCTTATCAAGGGAGAATAGTTGTAGGAAACCATTACTTGCTGTAACCATTAATGATATGGTCCATGATGCCCAATAACTAATCATGTCGAAATTAGCAGGTAATTTCGCAGGGTCCATTTGTCCCATCGATAAGATAGCGGGTAGAAGAATACTTCCTGTTGTTACAATAAAACGGAATGCGTTATAATATTTTTTAGTATGGTCTCTTTTTTGTTCATAAAAACATATTTCATTTAAAAATCGGAACTTAATAATTGATTTATCATAAGCTTTTTCAAGATCAAGTTCATCAACAATACCCGAGACATTTCGAGAAAAGTCCATTTATATTAAATAATAAAATAATAAAAAAATAAAAATAATTTAATCATCAATTAATGCAAAATCTTTAATTTCCTTTTTTTTCCTCTTTCTTTTCTTAATTTCTTCACCATTCTTAAAAATTGTGAAATTCGATTTGTGATACAGAGTGATTCTTTTTTCACACTGTTTTTGGAACATTGAAAAGGTATCCTGAATATCAACAATTAAGGGATGAAAAGAACGATCGCACGCTTTCTTTCGAAAGATACGCCCAACAGATTGTTCAACATCTGATTTGGGTGATGCTAAAAATACGGTATCTAATTTTGGAATATCCATTCCTTCACTCGCCATTGAAAATGTAGCTAAAATAATATCTTTTTCTTGTGATTCCCTTAATTGATCCGGTTTCATTCCACCTACATAGAACCCTATTGAAGAAAAGTCCTTGATCATATCTTCTAATAGGTTAAGATGTTCTCTCCTGTCACTTAAAATAAGAATACTCCTTTTTTCATCATGATATTTTTTAACAGTTTGAACAATTAGTTGCGTCCTCGGATAATAATTACAAATATTATTAATCATTTTTGGCATACATGGTTCCTTACGAAAAGTCAGTTCAACTTTATTGTATTTTTCATCAGTAAAGTTACATTCAATAAGTTGAACTTCGGCATAATCTTCATTCTTTTTCTTTTGAAGATAGACTATATCATTCATGAACCATTCAAATACTTTTGATAATCCATCTTTTCTTTTGGGTGTTGCTGATAAACCAAGCATATATTTTGATGCAACTTTCCTCATTGACTTAGAGAATACTTCTGCCCCTAAATGATGACACTCATCAAAAACCGCCAAACCAAATGAGTTAAATACATCATCACCATACTCTTTCATTGATAGACTTTGGACCATTGCTAGAACAATATCTTTCCCCTCAATATCAATTGTATCTTGTTGAATTTTTCCAATCTTCGCACCCGGGAGGAACTCTAAAATTCTATCCCTCCATTGGGTCATTAAAAAATCTTTATGGACAACAACAATAGTTTTCTTCTTTAAAACACTAATAATATGTAGTGCTAGTACAGTCTTACCACCTCCACAACGGATTGAGATAATACCACCACCTTTCTCATATGCATTTTTTAAATAGACTTCTTCAATTGGTTTTTGTTCTTCCCTTAAATCACCATTGAATGAGAGATGAATGGGTTCACCTTCTTCGAGTAGGTTCATCGTTGGAACACCAAATTTTTTCATTCCATAAAATCTTGGTAAATAAAGTTTTTTAGGGCTTTCAAGATAAACAGTAAATCTTCCGACATCACTCGCCATTTGTGAACGATTAAAATTATTGAATGGTTTGACCGTTAGTTCATCCTTGATTTCTTTAATAAATTTAGAATCGTAATCTTTTTTAATGATTTTATAACCATCTTTCGATAACTTGGTAGTCATATTATATGTTAGAACTCATTTATTCTTTAATATCTAGAATTGTATCAATACTTGTCCCTTCTTTGACAGGGACCCATTTTTTAAACAAAGGATTGTATTTACATTCAACAATACATTCATCTTTTGTATCAATAAATTCTTTTACCCATTTTGATGTTTGGATATCAGGAATACTTGCATAAGAATGTTTCTGAATATTTGTTTTTTGTTCATTGTATAAATAAAGTTCATAGACGTCTGGTTTCACAGTTTGAATAATACGAAAAGAGATAAATTTTTTATTTGTTGTATTTACTTTTTTATAATCACTATCTTTGAAAAGATAAAGGATTTTTGAATAACTTGTTTTTAAAGGAACGAAATAGAATCCACGTGTACGATAAGGTAATTGGGGAATAAAATCTGAAAAGATAGTTCTAATTTCATTGAAATCAAAGTACTTTTTAATGAGTATTGGACAAATATCACAGAAAGAATCATCAATATAATTATTTTCCATAATATCGATACATTGATTCATACGATCATGAATTTGTGTATTTTTTAGAGAGACCCCTGAATTTGTATAAATATCTCCAATTAACAAACACCATTTATCATTCTTATCACGGATGAGTTCAGTTTCAAAAAGGGTTCCTTGGAATAGTTGAGGATTAAAGCGATAATGGACAATGAATATTTTAGGATATTCATAACCATCTTTAATTTTTTTATCAATTAAGAAACAATAGTTAATATTATTAATTTGTGTACAGAAGAGAAGATACGGTGTCCCTGAACTTTTTAAACAGATCAAATGGGGATTATTGAGGTTCTTTTTGTATTGTTCATTGTATATTCTTGCATATCGATAATGAAATTTATGATTTGTTTTAATATCTAAATTATCAAGAATATACTTTTTCATTGAATTATCGGTAACATTGTCAATTTCTTTATTACAAAAACTTGTTCTCGTAATATGTTTTGGATCCATTATATTTACTTATGGAAAATAATCTTTATGTAAAATCAAATTTAAATGAATTTAAAAAAAAAATCAATAGTTAATATTAAATGGACCATCAGAATTGGGAAACATATATAGTCCACTGTAAGAGTGAGAATAGAATCAATAATAGAATCAATAATAAAGATAAATTAAAAGATCAAAAACAAATCAAAAAGAAATCTATGGATGGTTTAAGAAATAGTAAGTTTGAGAAGAAGATTGAAGAAGGTGATTTAAAACATAAGAAAATAGATACCACCTTATCGAAAAAGATACAACAAGGTCGTCTTTCAAAAAATTTAACACAAAAACAGCTTGCTAATCGTCTTTCAATCCCTGTGAATGAAATTAATGAAATGGAATGTGGACGATTTATTTACAACGGTCAAAAGATTAGTAAGGTGAAACGATTTCTTTCTATTAAATAATAAAATAGAATAAAATATAATAAAATATAATATAATATAATATAATATAATATACTATAATGACCGATGAAACACGTACATTTGATGAAGAATACGAATGGTTAAAACATTGGAGCATTGGTAGACCCATAATATCCGGGTCTGCTGATTCATGTAATTCTTGGGCAGAACAATCAGGTCAGAATTGGTTACAAGATACTAGCAGCCATAAACAACTTGATTATACAATTTGTGGTACAAAAGAGGGGGGGGGGGATTGTAAGCAAGTGAATAGAAGGACATGGGACCAAATTTGGGCCAACTGCCATGGCATGGCAAGTACCGATCAAAGTAAGGCTGGAGAGGATGGTAAGAACTTCGATCCCTGTTGGAATATGATTACCTCAAATGAGGCACATACCCCCGGTGGGGACTTTGAAGCAGACTCGGACACAGGGACATACAACCCTAGAACAGGGAGATGGTCTAATGATGATAGTAGTGATGATCAAGGCAACTATGATCATGAGGACGGTCGCTGGCAAAGGGAGTGGCGGACAGCTCATTCAAGTGCGTTTGCAGGATCATCAAGTCAGTTAGGTCCGGCATATCCAACCGATGTGGCGCCTATCTCTGGCCATATAGTCGCAGATCAAGATCTGGAGGATATGAGACAGTGCCCTCCATCACACCCGAGGAGTTTTGCTTGTCATGGCGATGGTGAATCTATTAGACCTGATGAACCAGGTTGTGGAATGAAAAGAAAAGGTATAGATGATTTAGATGATGTGATACGTTTTTGTGCGAAGGATAACAGGCATTATAATACACTCAATGTAATGGAATGTTGTATGGGTCCGCTGGAAGGCGGGCCAGGTAAAGGTGATCCTGATACAGCCGGTAGTCAATATACTGAATGTCCTACAGATTATTGTAGGACATCAAGAGATATTGATGATATACCTAACAATGAGTGTGAAGTAATGGACGATGAGGGGAAGTGTTTTCAATTAAGTGATAAATGCAATGATGTATTTGTAAACGTGTGTACTCAAAGGGAAATGTGGGGAAATGAAGGGGAGGATAGTATTGAAACATCAAATAAAAAAGAATATTGTCGAAAATGGGCGAAGATTAACCCTACAAAATTTAAACAATTCGCTGATGGAATCTGTAAATTCCCTACTGGAGCAGGCGGTAATGCACTCTCTGGAACAGCTCTCGCTGAAAAACTTCAAACAGATTCAGTAGCAAGAAAACGTGTTAAAGATTTATACAATAGTGATTTATGTAGTGATTATTTATTAACCTCTTCAGAACATGCGACTACATTAATTGATGTATGTTCGGCGGCTGTTGAACCAAGTAAACCTGGTGAGAAGGATATAGGTCCATTATATGGTGGACCATGGACAGAAACAGATTTTGGGAAGGATATGGGACATTTATGTAAATGTTATTATCCAGAGAATTATTACAATTGGTATAAAGCAACACAATTACCTTCTTCAGAAGGAGGTCAATCTAGTTTATCAACTATGATTAATCCCCAATGTTTTCACCTCGATTGTGCCCGTTCTGGTTACTACAGTTTAGAAGGAAATACAGAGTGTCCAAGCATTGAAGTATGTATAAATTCCGTTGAACAAAATCAAGTATTTTTAGGGGGAGCAGCAGAAAGAAGTCTAGGGACATCTACTCGTCAACCAGCAAGTGTTTCAGTCTGTAATTTCTCCACCCTTACTGATGCAGCAAGTGGAGCAGCCCCCCCTCCTACTCCTGGAGCTCCTCCTACTCCTAGAGCTCCTCCTACTCCTGGAGCTACCCCTGGAGCATATCCCCCTCCAATGTATGATCCTTATAATAGAGAAAGAGGAACAAGTAATCGTAAAGATGATGATGACGATAATGATATGTTAATGATTGGTGGAATTGCTGTAGTCTGTTGTGGATTTATGATGATGATGATGATGATGTCAATGAAAGGAGGAGGTGGTGGTGGATATCCTATGATGATGAGGTAAGTATTTTAATTCATTTTGTTTAAGAAATTCATGAATACTTTTAAAATTGCGTAACAAATAATAACATTCCATAAGAGAGATGCGACTATTACTCGATAATTTGTAATTCTATTTACAACCGTTTTGGTTTTTGAATCCATTTCATTTTGATTCCTCATAATTATCTTATTTGTTGAATCAATAATATTTTTGGATAACATATCAATTGTAATAAATTGTTGAAGGGTTTTTCTTTTCCATCTCCAATCACCATTATCATCCATATAATGTTCACAACGGCCATAACGATCTATATAATGGAGTGATTGCGAAATATTTATATTTTGGGATGTTGTACTTTTTATTATTTCACGAATTTTCTGTTTTAAAATGTTCTTTATTTCCATATTTGAAGTCACACTTGCTTTTGTATCTGAAAGAGGACCACCCCCTTGTTCAACAAGTGTATTTTCGAGATTTAAATCAATTTCATTGTAGATATCTTCAATATCTATTTCTGTAATATTTTCCCATGAAGATGCATTTATAGTTGTAATTTGAGATACAACAGGGGGGCAACAACCAAATGCCGGTAATTCGACGGTTGTTCCATCTTTTAATTCCTTTACTTCAGTAACATTCCTTAACTTTGTATCATAAGTAGCAAGTGGATCCTCCTCCAATGGGACAACGAGTGGACAATCAATTGTTGCTTTATTTTCAGCCCGAATAGTTTGTGATACAACTGTTTGATTCCTTCTTAAAATATCTTGAATTCCAAGATTTAACATTTCATAATTAGTAATGGATGATACATCTTCTGTTTGTGTACCAATACTTCCTTTGTATCCTTTTGAGTTTGTAGTTGTTTCTTTTAATTTTAATTCCTTCTTTGTAGTTTCACCACACATACCGATTGTTCTTTTATTATTGATTAGTCCAATCGGTATACTATATGGAGCACAAAGGACATCTATAATAAATGTTAAAATACTCATAATATGATATAATATAATATAATATTATAAAAAATATTCATAGAAAAGATAAGGTTAACGAATTAAACATAATAATGGAAGGCCGCCACCTCTTATAAGACATACTATAAATGACCAAAACATTAAAATAATTATTGTCATTAATGCCGCGCCGGCATGAGCTACTAGTTCTGGACCTTTCCCTTTAAGGATAGCAAAATTAATAATAACATAGGATATAGTAAATATTGTAATTATCAATAAACAGGAAAAAATAGCGAACATATATATTTTTTTCATATCGACATTACTTATGGATGATTCGGTCTTACTTACCATTGATATATAGGTTTCACTAACAGATTTAGTAATATCAGTAATAATATTATTGGTAGCAATCTCAACATTTAAACTTTGTTCGACAGAACCGGCTGTTGGTGGTTCAGAACATTTATTTATACACCGTAAAGGTACTAGAGATTTAATTTTGATATTCTGTCCACCTTCAATGTTAACCGATGATGCATTCTCAAGAACTTTTTTAATGTTACTGACAGATAAATCCTTGACTTGATTCATAGCACTATTTAAAATTTTTAATTGACGGTTATTATCTCCAAGATTATCCCCAAGCGTTAATTTTACTTGATTTAACATTTCTTGTTTTACTGTATTCCACATCTCTTGATGATCACTTGTAGTTGTCTCATTAATCGCACTTAAACTAATATTTGCTGTTTGTGTAACATCATAACAACATCCATACTTAATACATGCTGTATGTGGTATTTTTTCTCCAAACCACGTATATCTTTGACCCTTTGGTTTAAGGTGCCAATCTGTTAATTTATCAACTCCACAATCGATTGTTATTTTTTTATTAGCATAAAGATTCTGTTCAGTTGTCTGTGTAAATTTTTTGAATGTTGTGTTTAATTTTAAAGAAACAGCTTCCATCGTAGATTCAGATTGAATCGTGTTCAACACTTCTTCACTTGAAGCAGAATCAATATTCTTTCCAGCTATTAAATCATTAAAGAAATCTAAAAATTCTTCTACAATACTCATATGTATATATATATATAATTATAGATTATATTAATTATCTACTATTTTTCGCTTTCATTACAGAACTGGCCATATCTGCCATTTTAGCCATTTGTTGGGGATCCATGTTAGAAGCAGCATTCATTGCCCCTTTTGCCCCTTTCTCTGTCATTTTAAGTAATTTCCATATAATAAGGAGACATCCAATACATGATAATGCACTAATCGCTAATTGAACGATACAAGCATCATTATCTGAACTAATCCCTTGTTTCACTTTAATTTTATGATCTGCGAATTTTTCTTCAATAATTTTTAAAGTACTACTTAAGATATCGGCCGATTGAATTTGAACCATCGCATCCTGACCGACTGATGGCCCCCTGGTCCCCTCTTTTGATACACCACACGGGTCTTTACAACGTGGTGGTGTTTCATATTCAATGGTTATGTTTTGTTGATTATCATACGAAGTAGCACTTAAATTTAATAATTTACTCCTTATATTTTCAACCGCCCTATTCCTGACACTGTCAAGGGCTCGATTCGCGGCATTTGCTGCACTTGAACTCATTTGTGTTTTCGCTTTCTGTTTTAGATTCGTTGAAATATCATTGTATATATCTTCAGCCTCATTGACAACATTACTATTATAAGAAATAATATTCATATTACTCACTTGTTTAACATTATAAGGACATCCATATACATCACATCCATCAACTGAACCAAAGATTCCAAATGGACCTTTTTTTACAGACATTGTCTTATTAAGAAGGAATTGATTATTACCTCCCCTTTTTTCACGAATGGTTATATTTTGTTTGGATACCAAAGATTTACTTGATACGTTACTTTGTTTTTGTAATTTGTTTTTAATCTTCGTTTCTAAATGAGATATTGCTGCTTCATTGACAGCTAAAGCAGAAGACCCCCCTTCTATTTTTGATTTACATGCTCCCATACTTGTTTGTTATATTATAAATATATATTATTAATTTTTTTTTATAAAATTTTTATATATTATTATTAAAAAATGAAGGGGGAAAATGATAGTAATGGTAAGGAGAAGGAAAATATATGGACCGATGAGTGTGAAGAACTATTAGCAGAATGGTCTGAAAAAGCCTCTTGTTATCGTTGGCTACATGGAAGATGTGAAAAAAGTTATCGAACATGGTATTATTGTTTTTCAATACCTGTAATTATCTTATCAACTCTAACAGGAGCAGCGAATGTAGGTATGGATTCCTTTGTCCCAGAGGAAGGTAAATCTCTCGCTTCAGCAATTGTTGGAGGTGTGAATATCTTTGCAGGTATTATCTCTACTTTACAAAATTTTTTGAAAGTTGCAGAACTTATGGAAGCGCACCGTATTGCGGGTGTTTCTTGGGGTAAATTGCAAAGAAATATCTCAATTGAATTGGCATTGGATCCATCAAGGAGGGTTCTTCAAAGTGACTTCCTAAGTATATCACGTTCAGAATATGATCGTTTGATTGAAGCCGGTCCAATTATTGACGATGGTATAATTAAGCAATTTAATAGTAAGTTTAAAAACTATGAAGTATGTAAACCATCTATCTGTAATGGTTTAGATAAATGTACGGTTTATAAACTTGATCCATCCATAAGATTAAATCAAAGGGATTTTATGGAAGGCATTGAAGATGTAATTATTGATGAAGATATTGATAATGATGTAAAAATAGATCTAATTAAGAAAGTAAAGGAGATTGAGAAGAAAGAGGAAGCCAAGTTTAGACATGATATCCACCCAGAGATTAAAGAAGAAGAAGTGAAAGAAGAAAAGGAAGAAGAAGTGAAAGAAGTGAAAGAAGTGGAAAAAGTGAAAGAAGTGGAAGAAGTGAAAGAAGTGGAAGAAGTGGAAAAAGTGAAAGAAGTGGAAGAAGTGAAAGAAGTGGAAGAAGTGAAAGAAGAAGTGAAAGAAGTGAAAGAAGGGGGGGGAGAAGTGAAAGAGAATGTAAATGTTGAAGTTATTATTAATGTGAAAGAACCAGAACCAGAACCAGAAGAAAAAGAATTTCTTGATGGTATTGAAGATAAAAAAGATAAAGAAGAATAAATGTAATATTTTAGTTATGCTTTTGTCCCTTTGTACAAAAGGAAAAGTATAATAATTATGGTTAATACCAATACTTTTTCAAAAGTGGTAATATTCTTTCGAGGAGAGCTATTCTTCTTAAATGCTTCATCTAATGATGCATATTCAGTTGATTCACTCTTTTGAGGTAGAGGAGGGGTTCCACATTGACAACTCATTTTTTAATACCTAATATTTTTTTTTTAAATTATTAAGCAATCATTTCGGCTTGGATAGTTGGATAATAGTTATAATTAACAATTTTAAAATCATTCTCTTGAATTGTATCAATCGTATCAATTGATTTTATTTCTAATGATGGAAATGTATTTGGAATTCTTAATAATTGTTCTTTTACAGGGTCAATATGATTCTCATAAATATGGGTATCTCCAATAATATGGATGAAATATCTGGGAATATAACCGGTTATCTTACCTATAATATGTAATAGGAATGAATAAGATGAAATATTAAAGGGGACACCTAAGAACATATCCCCTGATCTTTGATAGAGCTGGGCATCAATAAATTGATCATCAATATTAAATTGAATCATAATATGACAAGGAGGTAATGCCATTTTGTCTAAATCAACCGGATTCCACGAACTCATAATTAATCTTCTACTTGTAGGGTTTGTTTGAATTTCATGAATGATCCATTGAAGTTGATCAACACCTTGTCCTTGATAATCCGTTTTATGGTCTACATAATTTGCTCCAAAGTGCCTCCATTGAAAACCATAAATTGGTCCTAAATCACCTTTCTCATAGGATAGACCCCGTGTTTCTAGGAATTCCTTAGATGCATTTGCATCCCAAATATGAACCTTCTTATCTTGAAGATCTTGATTATTTGTTGATCCTTTAATAAACCATAGAAGTTCTCTCAAAATAGTTTTCCAAGGCATCTTTTTCGTAGTTAGAAGAGGGAATCCTTTTCTTAAATCAAACTTCATTCTTGAACCAAAGGAGGAATATACAACTGAATTCCTTGAATCTTTCTGAGAACCATTCTCTAAGATATCTTTTAATAAGTGTAAATATTGAAATTCTTGTATATTTACATTATCAGACATTTGATATATATTTTCACAATAGTTAATCTCTTTTGAAATATATCCATTCTTTTGAAAATCAAAGATCTCCCCTTTTTCTTTTTTATTCGTAAACTTTATATTTTTAATTTTTTTATCCATTTCATACTGAATCAAGGGTATCTTATTATATGTAATGTTAAAGGATGAAAGAAGGGATCGGTCGACTTCATCTATAATTTGTGTTTGATAAATGATATCAATGGAATCAAAATAATATTTCACTATTTCACTAAATAAGTGTGCCCCTCCAATCACAAAAATCTTCCCAAATTTAACTCCCTTTATGTATTGAAAACATTGCTCCAAACCTTCAAAACAAAATATACTATCAATATCCTTGAATTCTTCCTGATGATTCTTTGAAATCACAATATTCATACGATTCTTTAAAGGTTTACCAATACTTTTCCATGTATTATAACCCATAATAATCACATTCTCACGATTATTAAATTTGGTACTTGTTATCTTCTGGAACATTCTTAAATCAGAATTAATCTTGCAGTACAAATCATTATTGACACCCATAATCCCATCCATAGAATCAGAGTAAATTAAATTAAGTTTCATTTTGATTTACTATTGTAATGTGTTTGTTGTTTAAATAACTTATTCTTCCTTACCACCTTTTTCATCAACTTGTTCCTCCTCTGTTTCTTCTCCTTTCTCCTCTGCTTCTTCCCCAGACTGTTCTGCTTGTTCTACTTCCCCTGAATGTCCTTGCCCCTCTTCTTCCTCCCCTGACTGCTCGGATTCTTCTTCTTCATAGTATTCTCGGTGGATATCTCTATTTGTTACGTTTAGTATCCTATGGATATATATATTATTTTCATTCAAAATATTCTTACAGAAATTGTAAAATGTATGATATTTCTTAAAAAAAATGTAGAAGGGGCTTTGGTAATAGTATCTATCTTTTAGATTCGTTAATTTATTATCAATATCATCTATGATTTGTTGAAAATCATAATCATCATCATTAATCAATTGATTGAATTGTTTATTATCATATAAGTTATCGATGCAAGTATCTAACTTTTTAATAATATTATCATCATAAAAGGAGTTCATATCATTACTACTAATATAGTGATGAAAAGTAAAATAAATGGTATACTCAAGGTCTACAGTATTATTAACTTGAACAAAATCTTCTTGTGGAACAAGTTTCCCTCTCTCACTATTGAAAGTATCATTTTCACCCATTTCGAAGAGATGTTTTAAATTATGTTTTGCTTTCTCTGTAAGTGTATTCATTTTATTATTAATGAATATATTATTTTGTTTAAATATCTTTAAAAAAGGAATTTATTTGAATAATCCGTTATTTGCATAGAAAAATGGTTCAAGAATATATTTTACTGAAAGACCCATGAATGCAGCAAAAACAACAGAATGGAAAATAAGTAAATTATGACCTGTAAGAGTGATATCAACATTAATGACTAGACCAATCTTCTTAAGAATATCTTCCATAAATGCAAAGATTTCTGGAGTAGCAAGAATATAAAATAAAATACCTCCAACTAATGAAATTTGGACGATTTTTTCATTTAAGACATTCGTAAACCCTTCAATAATTTCTGACATTTTAATACTAATATAGAAAAAAATTTAATTTAATAAGTATTCTTTATGAATATATAAATTATGAAATAATAAATAGTTATTTTTTTTCAAAATCGAATCCATCTGTTCCCTATTTTTTTCTGATTCAATAACAATACATTCAAACTTTACTTTTGAGAAGATATTCCAGATTGGAAACTTTGTATTAAGGATACATAAATTAAATGTTTTATCAAGTCCTTGAATCTTTTGAATTAATTTCTTTTCTTTTTCTTTTTTTTCATAGGTTATAGTTGTTACTTCCCATTCATCTTCTTGTATGATATCAATTATTTCTGAATTAATCGATAGTACATTAATCTTTTTTTGATAAAATAAATCATATAATTCCCCTTTCAATGGATGATGCTTTACTTGAATTGTATTAACTATCTCGGGTATTTGAATATTCATATTTTCAAGAGTAACTTTTACTGGATGATAATGGTTTAAATTATGAATACTTAATAACTTAATCGTATCATAGTAATTGTCCATTTTTCTTTCTGATCCTTTATTATAATAAAAAGAAACTGCTTCGGACTGAATATCTTCCCATTTAAATCCACTTTTTTTCCAAAATTCTTTCGTATGAAAAAGAGTAGATTCATAACCAGCGATCTTATTTTCGGTTTTATACAATTGTTTTCCATAGATATCATAACATAACATTGACTTACAATACACACACTCCAAACGATTATCCCTTAAAAAACGTAACTTCCTTTCAATTGCTTTGGGTTGATAGATAGTATCAACATCAAGATGAAAAATATAATCGTGACTTGTCATACCGACAGCATAATCTCTTTTAAATCCATTTGTTAGGGACCCCATTGTATTAAAATAATTCCATGTTATCTTTTCATCATCTTTTGGGAATTCAATCTTTTCTAAATATTCTGATGAATTAACACGAAAATATAAAATATTTTCATGGATTGGTATTTTATCACTATGATCTTCTTTTGAATCATCAACAATGATCCATTCAAGTTTATCTTGTGGATAATCTAAAGTATCCCAATGATGTTGAAGGAGTGGATAGAAGTCAGTATTATCATGAAGGATAGTGACTAAAGAAATATTAGGTTTTTTAACAATTTTACTCATATTATAAAAAAATGTGATATATTTTTAAATTATTTTAAACTTTCTCCTCTTTCAAAATGATCTTACTATGACCGGATTCTTTTAAAAATTCTTCAGGTATATCATCAGGGCAATTTACAATCTTTTCTCTTAGATAGCATACAAATGTTAGCCTTGTATATTTTTCATAGATACCAACTGTTCCTACTTCTGGATTATCTTTAAAAGCTGGTTCTAATGTTGCATTAAATGCTTTATCTTCTTCTGTTTCATAGATAGGCGTATTCGAATGCCATTGATGAACATCCATTGCTAGGAAATCATTTGATCTTACATCAACAGCAACTCCAAATTGAGGGAGGACAGTATATCCACCATGATATTTCCCTCTTTCAATTACAGTTAAATTACCAAACCCACCTTTAAAATCACCGGCATCTCTATGCAAAGCCGTTCGAAAGTTACGATTAATTGTAATTGTGGAAAAAGGTGTTCCAGGTATTTTTAAATGGGGTTTTTTATCTGCTTGTTCAAGTTGTTTTTCATATGCATCAGGAATCAAATGTTGAAACATTTGGCTAATTTTTTGGATAAAAGGTAATCCTTCCTTAAACCTTTGATAATTTGTCCGTGTGAAATGTGTTAAACGACAAGGAAGTTTACAAAAATTCTTTGATTCTTCATAAAATCCAATTGGATTGGAAGCAACTTGATTATTTACTTTCATTCGACTCTTTTTAGTTCCGTCTTTGATCATATAACTTGTACTCCACTTTTTTGTATCGGTAAGAGTTCTTTTACTCCAGTATTGACTATCTGTATCAATTGGACCCGCAGAAGCACCTCTTCCACGACTAGGTTTTGCTAAATCCTTGTATGAAATCCAACCAGTACGAATAAGTGAATTAGAGATTGAATTCTTCCTAAATTTTAAAAGAAGGTGTTCTTTATCATTTTCATCTTTGTAGTAAACATCTGTATTTTCCCTTATTACAGGGTGTTTTAAAAACGATTCATCAATCCATGTCCCTTCAAGGTTGGAGACTTCTTTGTCTGTAAGGTATTTTTGAACAACTAATTTCTTTGGACGTGGCATTTATTTATACGAAAGAAAAAAAAATGAAATGAAACGATAATATTATTTACTTGTTATAATAATTAATATAGTAATAATAACCAATTACAAGGAGTAGAATGATAATAAAGAATATAGATATATTACTATTACTATTACTATTACTATTACTATTACTATTACTATACATATTATTGTATAATTGATAGACTTCATCATAGGAATATTCCCTTTTACCGGTCATGACGTTTACTTTATTATGAATATCGATCAACCATTCGGTTAATTCTTTTCTTGATTCCATTTGTATTGGAATCTTATCAAAATTTACAGAATAATGTTCACGACAATTTGGACAGGGTAATACATCCTTTAATGAATTAAAAAAAACATAATATTTTCTTTTTTCTACATCGGTTGGATTTTCTGGGTATTGAAATGTAATTGTATGCAAGAATTTCCATGCTGATGGCCCCCATACATTTGTTTCCATTAATTTATAACATAAATAAATATAATATTTAAGAGAAAAAAGCATAGATTCACTATGGAAAATTATTGTAATAATTGTGGTAATTATGGACATGTTTATAAGCATTGTCGTCATCCAATCTTAAGTTATGGAATTATTTTATATCACAAAGAAGAAGGTACTAATATATATCGTATTGTATTAGTTGAAAGAAAAGATTCTTTATCCTATATTGAATTTATTCGTGGGAAGTACAAGAATCCTCTAAATTATGATTACATTCAATTATTAATATCGAGAATGACAAAAGAAGAAAAAAAGAAGCTATTACTCAATGAATTTGATACTCTGTGGAAAGAATTATGGATTCATACTGATAGTATAAATCAAAGAATACAAAAAGAATATCAAAAAAGTAAGATTATTTTTGATCAGTTAAAGAAGGGTGATATAAAGAAAAATAAGATTACATATTCTTTAAAGAGTATTATTGAAGAATCAAATGATGAATATACAATGAATGAATGGGAAATACCAAAAGGGAGAAGGAAAGGTCATGAAAATAACAAAGATTGTGCAATTCGTGAGTTTGGTGAAGAAACAAATATAGAATTTAGTTCCTATCAATTAATTAATAATATAATCCCCCTAGTGGAAGAGTATAAGGGTATTAATAATGTCCGATACAAACATATTTACTATATTGGAGAAATTGAAGAATTAGTCCAATTGGAAGTTAATATGGAAAATAAAGACCAATATACAGAAATAAAAAATATTCAATGGTTAACTGAAGAAGAGTGTTATCTAAAAATACGTGATTATGATTCCAATAAAAGAAAAGTAATTCAAGATGTATTTAAATATCTCTATACACATTCTTCTTTTATTACTATTAAATAGTTAGAGCCTCTACAGCAGTAATGATACTATCCTTGCTACGATCATGTCCCCGTAGAACTTCTTTCGTCCCATCTGGTTTAACAACCATATATGTAGGGAAACCTCTTACGGATGGATTTCCTTCCCTGAACCTTTTCATCTCTTCACTCTTATCTTCTGTTAAGATAAATGAAACAGGGGATCCAGCACTAGTTGTAACATCTTTCCTTGGTACTAATTCTTCAAATGCAGGCAATGCTTTCTTTGAGTGTCCACACCATCCTCCATAGACCATATGGATATCAACAGTCCTACCATCACCAGTAGTATTGCTAGTATAGGCACTCTTTTTAATACTTCCTAGGGCTTTTACAGCAGAAATAATACTATCCTTGCTACGATCATGTCCTTCTAATTCTTCCATTTTCCCATCTGGTTTAACAACCATATATGTCGGGAAACCTCTTACAGGTGGATCTCCTTCTCGGAACCTTTTCATTCCTTCACTCTTATCTTCTGTTAGGATAAATGAAACCGGGGCTCCAGTACTAGTTGTAATATCTTTCCTTGGTACTAATTCTTCAAATGCGGGCAATGCATTTTTAGAGTGTCCACACCAACTTCCATAGACCATATGGATATCAACAGTCCTACCATCTCCAGTAGTATTAGTATTAGTATTAGTATTAGTATTAGTATTAGTATTAGTATTAGTATTAGTATTAGTATTAGTATTATCTTTACTTCCTTCTAAATAATAACCCAAACCTTTATCTCCTTTTTTGAATACAAATCCTTCATACTCCCCTTGGAAAGAATCATTGGGATAAAAATCTTGGATTTCTGGTTCTTTAACTTCTGGTACTTCTCGAGAAGGAGGGGGTGGTGAAACGACATTACGGATAACCTTATTTACACCTTCCCCAAAAACATTGAAACCAATTAGATTCTTAATACCTTCAATATTTCCTCCTACGATTCTGTCAATATATCCTCTATCCTTAAAAAGAACAAATGATGGGATATTATAAACTTCACATTTATCAATAAATTCTCTATTTTCTTCATTCACCATATCAACTTTGAAAAATTTTATCTTATTTGAATCATATTCTTTGAATAATTTTTCAACAATTGGTCCTGCTTCTTGACAAGGTTTGCACCAACCGGCAGCGAAGTAAAAAAGGACATGTTGTTCTAAATCAAGCTTAAGAAAACATTCATCACCTGTTACACTTTCCATTTTTTTAAGATAAAAATAAAAAAATTTTAAGATTTAACCTTATCTTTTCAATGAATATTTATTTATTAATATTATATATAATATATCATATGGATCAAAGGAATAAGCTTGAATTATACAGAGACCTTGAAAAGAGGAGTTTCAGCGATTTATATAGGGTTTATTATGAAAAGAAGAGATCCTATATCCGTAAGAATAATAAAGGTTCACATGAATTAATGAAAATAATCCAATTTATAGTTGATAATAAGGAATTAGATAAAGAAGACAGGGATTTTATTCAAAAGAACTATCATTCTTACCCTGATTATAGTGATAAAAATTTTAATACAGAGATTTCCAAGAAAGCTGAATTCTTTCATAGTAAAGGTTTATTAAATCTCATTGAACTTGAAAATAGGTGTCTTTCAACAAATTTTGAATTAGGGAATCATCAAAACTTTTTAAAAAACTTTATGAATAGGAATACACCTTATAAAAGTCTTTTGATTTTCCATGGAGTGGGTGTAGGGAAGACATGTTCTGCTGTTACAATTAGTAATTCGTTTATTGACCTTTACAAGAAAGAAGATAAAAAGATCATTTGTTTAGTTTCAAAAAATATCCAAGCAAACTGGATGAATACGATTTATACCCCTGAAAAAGGTGAAAATCAGTGCAATGGCGAGAGTTTTCAGGATATTATACGGACAATGAGTCAAAAAGTAAATACAAGTAACCGTATTAAAAAACTAATTAAAGAATATTATGAATTCTATGGTTATCAACAATTTTCAAACAAAGTGAAAAAACTAATTCAAATCAAAGAAGCTTCATCTGGAAATAAAACAAAAGAAGAAATTGAAAAAATCGTCATTCAAGATTACTTTTCAAATCGAGTTCTTATTATTGATGAGATTCATAATCTAAGGGATGATAATCTAGATAATTATAAAAAAGATACGATTATTTTTTTAGAAAAGGTAGTTAGATACAGTGATAATCTAAGATTAATTATTATGTCAGCAACACCGATGTTTAATCGAGCGACAGAAATCCAATGGATACTCAATCTACTCTTAAAGAATGATAAAAGATCAACGATTTCAAATAAAGAAATTTTTGATGAAAACGAAAACCTTACTGAAGAAGGTGGAAACCTATTACAAAAAAAAATACGGGGTTATGTATCCTATGTTCGAGGGGAAAATCCTATAACATTCCCCATACGATTATATCCAGTAAACGATCCATTGTTTCTTAAGGAGTATCCAAAGAAGAATATTTATGGAGAAGAATATCATACAAATGATTATCAATTTAAGTTCTTAAAAATGTATTACAATCAGATGGGTGAATATCAAGCTCAAATGTATGAAAAATATATTCAATCACTAAACCATATCACGAATGTCCCGATTACTGAAAGGAGGCTTGGTATTCAAATATCAAATATTGTATTCCCATCGATTGACATCTTATTAGGGGAGGAAGAAATCACAAGTGAAAATTTTAGTAAAAACTATGGTGGAGATGGACTACGCCAATTATTTCAAAATAAGAAGAATATGTTTTCTTATCATAAAAAATTCATTAAATCAGAGAATTTTAAACCATTACTTGATCCTGAACACATTCATTTAGTCTCTGCAAAAATGAATAATCTATTACAAGGTTTTCAAAAGGATAAACCTAAAGGAATTATCTTTATTTATTCTGAATTCCTTGCTTCTGGTATTATACCATTATCACTTGCTTTAGAACATATGGGTTTTGATAAGTATTCAGGAAATATTTTAAACTATCCTGATTGGAAACCAAAATCAAAAAATACGAAACGGGAACCGATTGATTTTAATTGGAACCCGATGTCTAAAAAAAAAGGTAAACAAGCAAAATATATTATTTTATCTGGGAACAAAAGTCTTTCTCCTAACAATAATGAAGAAATTAAAGAATTAGTTTCTGATAGGAATATTCATGGAGAGAATATTAAGATTGTTATTGGTAATGTTGTGGCTGCTGAGGGTCTTGACTTAAAAAATATTCGTGAAATTCACATCCTTGATCCATGGTTTCATTTATCCCGTGTTGAACAGGTGATAGGGCGCGGTATAAGATATTGTTCTCATATTCAATTACCAAAAGAAGAAAGGAATGTTACTGTTTATTTACATGTTGCTGGATTATCGAAGGAAGTTGAATCAATTGACACATATACATATCGTAAAGCGGAAGAGAAAGCTGTTGTAATTGGTCAAGTAGAAAATATTTTAAAAGAAAATGCAATAGATTGTTATTTAAACCAACAAATTAATCAAATCAGTAAAAAGAATGTACTACCGGTGGATCTAACTACAAACCGTGATCATTCAATCAAGGATTTTAGTGTTCATGATAAAGATTTCTCAAAGATATGTTCGTATAGAGAATGTGGTTATCAATGTAATTCCGATGATATCAAAGAAAAGGATATTAACTACGATACATTTACAATGGAAAATTCAAAAGATCTATTGAAGCATATTCAAAAGATAATCATTGAATTATATGAATTACGTAATTACTATTCATTAGATGAATTAGAAAGTCATATTATGGAAATACTGGATACAAACCATACAATTATCTATTATACACTTTACAATATGATTGACCGAAAGATAATGATCTGGAATAAAAATCATATAAATGGTTTTTTGATCAATAAGAATGGGTATTATTTATTTCAACCTCATAATAACTATGATGAGTCATTACCATTGTATTATCGTAATTCAATTCTTCAAAAAGATATTCAAAAAGATATACCACTTGAAGGTAATTTATTTAAAGAAGAAATTCAAGAGAAGCCGAAAAAACTTCAGTATGATAAAGTAATTGTTCAAATCCGGGAAGATATTCAAAAAAAAAGATATTTAAAACACTATTTTCACGAAGACAGAATAAAACACTATCCTTTTGAGGAATATATCCAAGGTTTTGAGGAGAGTATTTACTTGGAGGTCTATTTAGATAATTTATCATATGAAGAAAAAGTAGTCCTTCTTGAAAGTATTGTTAAAGAAATGATAAAAACAAAGAAAGTACATGATAAGCTTAGACAAACCATTTTTGAACATTTCAAACATCTCTTTATTTATGAAAAAAAGAATCAATATACACTTTTTGAGGAATCATTCGAACAATTAATAGGATTTTTTGTAATGAATACGAACAAGTTAATGACGAAAAAGAAGCTTGGAAAACAAGAACTTGATGAAATTGAAAATGACTATTCCTATTACATTTATAGAGACGATAAATTTTCTGAAATAAGTGAATTAGATGATGAAAACTTAATTCGATCAAATATTAAAACAAACTTCATAAAAAGGGGTCAAGTTGTTCATTTAAAAACAGAAGGTGTTTGGGGATATCCTTTTAAAACGGAAAATGGAAAACCTGCATTTAAATTAGTTGATCAAAAATTAGTGGGACCACATAAATTCCCAGGAAGAATTGTAAAGGAGATATCAAAAAAGAAAAGTCTTCGTCAATTTATAAAACGTTATTTTCCTGAGAACTATGATATATTCATGGAAATAAAGGATGAAGAAGGTGATCCTGACCTTGAGGACACAGACAAACATGAACTCTATTTATTGATTGAAATGATTATAAGAAATGAAGAAAAAAGTAAAAAAACGAAGCATATATTTATTCCCTATGATTTAGTATTTCTAAAATATATTCAGTAAATTTGAATTTACTTTATTTAAACAATTATAAAGTATTGTATATTATAACATGACATATATCAATGAACAGTTATTAAAAACGGTACTTGTTCTTGACCCTAAAGATTTAAAAGATGATATTCATAATATAATTAAATATAAATTAAAAGAGAATATTGAAGGTAAATGTCATGAAGATGGTTATATTATTAAAGAAAGTGTTCGTATTATAAAAAGAAGTGTAGGGAATATTGTAACGAATAATGGTAAGAGTGAGATTAAATATGTAATTACGTATCAAGCTAAAATAATTTCTCCTTCAGATAATGATGAAATAACGATATATATTAATAATATTAATAAGATGGGTATTATAGGTTATATAAAATTGGATGAAGGAGATACCGCTGAAGAAAGTCCTCTTGTTGTAATGGTACCTAGGGAATACTTTGAAGAAAGTTCGAAGAATATTCATGACTTAACAATTGGACAGAGATTAGATGTTGTAGTGATTGGATCAAGAATTAAATATCGTTCAGAGAGTATTCAAGTTATTGCAAAACCTTTGGGATAGGTTTAATTTATTATGATTTAATATATATTAATTTTAAAAGAGATTTTTTTATGGAAGATGAAATTAAGAAAAAAAGATATTATATTTATGAAAATATTAATAAAATCAAAAATCATGATCAGATTATTGATTTAATTCAAATCAAAGAATGTAAATATACAAAGAATAATAATGGTATTTTTTTAAATCTGAGTGTTCTTAATGAAGAAATAATTAACATGATCTATCAAATAATTATTAATTCATTGGATTATGAAGAAAAGAATGAAAACTATATAATTGAACCACTCTATATTGAAAAGAAAGAAGAAGTTGTAAAAGGGAATAATCAAAAGAATAAAAAAAAAAAACTCCTTCTAAAGAGCTTTAAAAAAAAAGAACAAAAGATTATTCATCACTCAAAAGGATATAATTTATAAATTTGATAGTATTTAAATATAATTCCATAAATAAAATATAATATGGAATTTATTGAAATCTTTGAAAGCAGTTCAAATCAATTTTCAAAAAAAATTAAAGAATCCAAATACACTGAAGGTAGACAGGGGGTTCAGAAAAAAGGTGTTAATGATATTTGTGAGATTATTATTGGGAATAATGATATTGAATACTCTTCTTATGAGACTCAGCAAAAATCCTCTTTTATCTTAAAAAAGAAATTAGAAATTGCATCCAATGTTATCTCAAAAGAGAATTATTCAAAACAATTTACAACCCCACTAATTCAGGCAGGATTTCAAAATAAAAATGTATTCTCATCTATCCTCTACTTGAATGAATTTTATAAAATCCACTGTATTATCTATAATGAGGATACAGATAAATATTATAAAACATCATTGAAACAATATGAACCTCTTTATTGTGTTTATAAGGATAATTCATGGTTTACAACAAATGAAATAATGATGGATCCAACAAAGGTATCGACTGATATTAATGACCTTAACACAATCCTTACAATTGATATTAATACACTTCACATTTATAAACCTTATTTAATGCCAATCACAAAGTATAAATTAAAAGATCTTGAAAAAATAGCAACGGAACATGGAATTTTAATCGTGAATGATACAGGTAAAAAGAAGCTAAAAAAACAATTGTATGAAGATATAAATTTGAAACATTATACACAAGATATTTAAAAAAAAAACTACACTTTTAATATATTTATGGAATTATTTAATAATGATAAGGAACTATTTCTTTCTTACATTGAACAACCCTTAGTGAATAAGGATGTTGAACTTGAATTAATTTTTGGAAGCACTCCTCAAAAGAACCCTATTCATAAAAAGATATTTTTATCATTAATCAATCAATGTAAAGAGAATTATACATTGGTGGATGAATCAACGTCATTAGATATACGATGTGAGTACAAGAATAATGTATCAAATATTCGTTGTTCGATTCATGGATTAGATTCAATCAAAAAATACTGCAAGACCGATAGTTTAGAGGATATTACCGATTTAGAGTTCATACAGAAACAATACTATAAGAATAAAGATGATCCATCTAAAAAATATCTTTCTTTAAAGGACTATGACTATAATGTAAGATTAAATATTAAGAAAGAGAAGGTCCTTGATAAAAATCACCATTTCGTAACAAGTTTCCTAAGTAACTTTGGAGAGAAAAAGAAGCATTTTCGTTATAAGAAAAGGTTGAGTTTCTTGACCATTGATAAATTATTTAGGATTGATATCACTGTGATTAAAAATACAAACTTTACGAAGGGAAAACATGATTTTCAAAAGACATTTCGTCGAGCAAATGTTCTTCGGAACCCTGAACAATATGAAGTTGAAATTGAATATATAGGATGGAAAAAAGAGGTTGGTATTGAAGAAGTTGATCGCTTATACAATCATTTTAATGAAAATTATATATCCCTTCCTGGGAAAGAAATATCTTCAAATATATATGATCCACTCAATATGGGTATTCATATCTTTGAAAAAGAAGAGGAAGGAAAAGAAGAAAATTATAATTATGAATTCGATTCTCCACGATATACAGATAATTCAATCGTAGAAGATTCAGAGGAAGTAAAACAATATGAAGATCTAATTGGTAAGTATGTTAAGATTAAAGATAAATACTTTATTGATAATGAAATTGATCCGCGATTAATGAATTCTTTAAAAGAATATTACAAACGTGGAATTTACTTTGGAATAGTTAAGGAAGTATATCATTATAAAAAAGGTATTGAAGCATTGGTTGTGTTTAATGAACCCATTGGAGATATTCCTTCCCTTATAGTCCCTGTCAAACAGTTATACAATACACCAAATTTCACACCATTACAGTCAGCATTGTTAGATGACGATGATGATAGCCCTGAAGAAATTATATTACCTTCAAAAATTCCAGGACAAGAGGAACGGATATTAGTGATTAATGAGTTAACAAAAAAGGTAGCAGAAATATTAGAAAACCATGTTATTGATATTACGAAATGTATTTATCGTACCGATCAACTAATTTCTTTCCAATTGAGGGAAAGAGTGATTGAAAAATACAGGAAGATTACAGGACAAAAAAATAAGAGATTTATATTTATGGGTCCTCAACCCGTAACTCTAATGATGGATCACCTTAAGAAGAATAATCCCCATTCGATCTTAGAGGATTATGCAGTTACAGAAAAAGCAGATGGTGAAAGATACCAAATGATAATTATGAATCATAAAGGATATTTAATTAATTCAAAACAGAATGTAATTGATATGAACATTACCTTTGAGAATTATCAAGATGGTTGGTTATTTGATGGAGAATATATTACACAAGATAAGGATCATAAACCAATTCAATTATTTATGATATTTGATATTTATTTAGATGAAGAGAAGAAAGGGGAGAAGATAATTCCTCAACCTGTTCATACCTATCCATTCATTTCTCGTAATGAAGGTGATATTTCAAGAAGTTCGATACTTCAGAATTTCTACAATACAATGAAAATAAAGGAACATTCTTCACCAAAAGAGTGGTGGGAAGATATTGATAAAAAGTCAATACAGATTGATTTAAAGCAGTATGAATTTGGATATCTTTCAAACCCAACCGAATCACAACAATTTATTAAGAAGAAAACCACATTTTCCGAAGATATTACCGGTATTTTTAAAGCATCAGAAAGAATTCTAAAACGGGAAGAGGAAGGATACTATCCTTATCGTATTGATGGATTAATTTATCTACCGGTTTATTATTCTGTCAAAGGATCAACAGAAGGAGTTCAATCCAAGTTTATTAATGGTACATGGGATTATAATTTTAAATGGAAGCCTCCTGAAGAAAATACGATTGATTTCCTAGTCAAAGTAAGGAAGACAGTTATCAATGCTGAAATCCTTGATAAAATTATACCATCGGTTAGTATGGATAATGGAATAAGTAGTGTTCATCAATACAAACAATTAGAGTTATACGTTGGTTATGATGAAAGTAAGGATGATTCAATCAATTATTGTATGAAGGTTTTAGAAGAAGGAAGAAAAATAGAAGAAGGAGATAAAATCAAACGATTTAATCATACTTCGAAAGAAGAAGAAAAATATGATACTACGAATATTGTGTTAGACAATGGAAAAATGTTATGTATGAATTATGAAAAGGATGAAGTTAGAGATGGTGATTTAGTCGAAATGAGATTTAATCCACAAGCAAAGAATGCATGTTATTGGGAACCCCTACGAATAAGGACAGATAAAATTGATCCTCAATTCTTCACGATCGCTTCCAATGTTTGGAAAACAATCCAAAACCCTATTACGGGTGAAATGATTCAAGGAAAATATAATATTGATGAATTAATAAAAGAAGAAGAAGAAGAAAAAGGTAAATACTATGTAAGTGATTCAGAATCTCAATTACTAGAATCAAATCGGTTACGAAAGCTTCATAATTATATTAAAACAAAGTTAATTCATGGAGTATGTTCTTCTTTTAAGAAGCCTATTAAGATTATGGACTTATCTTTTGGACAAGGAGGGGATACACAGAAATATATCAATGATGATTTTCAATGTTCCTTACTAATGGGGATTGATATTTCATCCAATATTGATGAAGCATGTAAGAGATTTTATGAAGTAAAAAAAAGAAACCATACCAAAACCAATGGTGTATTCTTTCGAGCGGATACAAGTAAGAATATTGAAAATAAAGAATGCACAGATATTGAAGGTATTTCTGAGGAAGAAAGGAAACACTCCGAAACAATGATTGATATCTTGTATGGGAATAATAGACCGATACCTAAAGAATACCAACACATTAGTCGTAGATACAAATCATTAGCCAAGAGTGGCTTTGATGTAATTAGTTCTCAATTCTCAATGCACTATTATTTTGAAACAGAAGAAACATTCTATGGATTTTTAGAGAATTTGAAAGAGAATATTAAAGTAGGGGGGTACTTCATAGGGACATGTTATGATGGGAATAAAATATTTAATTATTTTAAAAATAAAAATGATGTTATGAGAAGAATATGGTATGGAGAAGATATTGAAGATAAAGAGGATACAGATGAAGATGAAGAAGATCAATACAGTGAGTATGACTATTTCGAGTTTAAGGACCATTTACAGAATAAGGTCTTTAGCATTAGAAAGAAATATGAAATGGATGATTTTCTATATGATTCTGAAGCAAATGAGAACATGTTTGGGAATAAGATTGAAGTCTTCATGGATTCGATTGGACAACCGATTGATGAATTTTTAGTTAATTTTGATTTCTTTATTGATGTTATGAAAGAAAATGGATTTAAATTAGTGATACCCAATGAAAAAACAAATATTTTTAGAAAAGAATACTTTGAAAATGGTTTAGGGCAATTTGGAAAAGTGATTGAAAACCTACCTGAGATACGGAGAACAGACAAGATATTTCAGAGATTCTATAGCGAAGCATATGAAATGAATATTGAATATAATCCTGAATCTCCTCTAAGTATACTTAGTTCATTTAACAATTACTTTATCTTTCAAAAGGTGTAATCATTTAAAATATAAAGTATAAAGTATAAAGTATAAAGTATAAAATATAAAATAATAGATATGGAATACTATGTGACAAAATGTTCTCTGAATGATGATAATTTACTATTTCTTTTTCCAACAGAAATACTTGATTCAATGAATGAAGTATTTGAATACAGTCAAGATTTTTTTAACAATAAAAAAATATATCAGACAAGAGAATGTGGTTCAAATGAATCAATCATAAAATGTGTTTCAGATGAAAGGAATTGGATTCATTTAATGGAAATGATAAGTATTTAAAATAAAAAATGTATGGATGACTATGAAACTTTATAGAATCGGACTCCATGACAAATCAATTTCTTTTTCAGAAAAGAAGGAGAATGAGACTGTATACAAAAAAAAACAAGATTTAATGGATATTAAATGTAAAATAGATACTTGCAATTCAAAAAAATGGGAAGAAGTAAAGAGAAAACACAATCTTTATGAATTCATTTATACTTCTTCAAAACAATGTAATAATATTTGTAGTATTCTCCCCGTAAGTCGCTCTTATTTTAAGCTACATGAAATGATAAAAAATAATCATTTATTAGAGAATAATATCTATTGCGCGTGTTTAGCTGAAGGACCGGGTGGATTTATTCATTGTTTAAATCACTATTCATATGAAAATCAAATATCTATAAAAGGGATCTATGGAATAACATTAATTTCAAAGGACCGTTCAATTCCTTATTGGAATCCATTAATAATGAATCATAAAACAAACCATATTTTAAATGGTGTTGATAAAACAGGAAATTTATACAACTATGAAAATGCAAAACATTTTATTCAAAACATAAACCTGAATCATTGTCATTTAGTAACAGCAGATGGAGGTTTTGATTATTCGAATAATTATAATTCACAGGAAGATTCTTCGTATAAATTAATTTATAGTGAGATCTATATTGCATTGAATATTCAGAGAAGAAACGGGAATTTTATTATCAAAATATTTGATTTATTTAATTACAAAACAATACAGTTGATTTATTTACTATACAATTGTTATTCAATTATTGAAATCTATAAACCTTTAACAAGTCGTTTGTCAAATTCTGAAAAATATATTATCTGTTCGAGTTTTGAAGGTTGCCCCACCGTTGTGAAAGACAAATTAAGAGAGTATTACAATAATTGTGAAGATCTACACATTGATATACCTCAGAGTTTTATTAAAGATATTATTCAATTCAATGATTCTTTTGTATCAACACAGATACAATCAATTAATGAGATATTAAAAAATATGAATGGTACACTATCAAAATCTCCTTCAAAAATACAAATTAAATACGCCCTCCAATGGTGTGAACTCTATGATCTACCTATAAATGATAAATGTATCTACTTAAAATGAATAATTGGGTTTATGATCTCCAATTTTCATGAATTCTTCATTTGTTGGATTTGCCCCAACTATTTCATCTAAATATTTACCTCCATTTATAGACTTTTCATTCTCATAATCCCATACTTGATACGAATTTCCATAAATCGTATTTACATTGCTGGAGTTAACTGTTTTGAATATATCACCATTCCCTTGTCCAATACTATTCAGGACTAAGTTGCTACTTGGATCTTGAATTAGTCGTGGAGGAATTATTTGTAATTTATTATTATAGTCACATAATACTTCATTCTTTTCATTTCTTGTACATCTATCTGGGAGATTTGTCTTTGAATGGGGTGATGTATTGTCGTGGAAAAATTGTTCTTCATTAAAAAATCCTGATGTATCTACTTTTTCATCTTCAAAATTAGATGTATAGTATCGTGGATGTTGAGAAACATTTACAGTAGACCAGGCTGTTTTTGGGTCTTCATCGACAAAGCGGAATTCGGTTGATCCTTCGGGATTTGGAGAAATATAATCTTTCTTTTTATTGAATGGTTTTGTATTGATTACTTGATCATAATCATTGGTAACGATACTGATTGGTTCTTTTTCATCTGTAAGATCATCTATTTTTAATGGGGACACCTTGTTTATTTGAATGATTGCTTCCTTAACCTTTTTCTTTAATGGAGAAATAGGTTCTTTACCTACATCCCCTGTATCTATATTAGTATTTAATTCTGAATTACTACCTTTATTCATATTTTTATGAATCATAAAAATAACAAGAATGATAATAATTATCCAAGTGTAACTGATTTTCATTGAATATATTATAATATATATAAAAATATTTAAAAAAGGTCTAGTTCATAGAAATTAGTTAGATGATTGCATAATGTAGATAATGTTAAATAAGTATCATATTCCTTTAATTGGACCACTACATCACCAATGTTTTTTTCATACAACTGATAGATATCTTCTTGATGGACTTGATAAAAATTATAAGGAAGACATTCTTTAAAAACTATTTCCTGAATCAATTTGTTCTTTTTGAATGAATAACTTATATCTTCGATATATTGAAAAATCCGTTTATCTTTTGAAAGAGTAATACAAACATTATTCTCCCATAGTTCTTTATAATCCCCCTTCCTATCAAGGGAATAACGATGTATTAGTTTCTCTTTCTCTTCTTTATTAATCCTTATATCATATACCATATCATTTAATTTACCGTTACAATAATAAATAATAAACATTTCTAACCATCCTTTAGTTCATCTTTCTAAATACTTAACCAAAAACATTTTCATTTGTATAAGTAATATATAAGAATCCATCTTCATCCTTATGTTCTTCATATACCTCACTAATTACTCTAGACCCTATTACAAGTCCATTATTCACTGTAATAAATATTGTTTGGGATGCATCTAATTGAATACCTTTTCTTATGACAAATGTGAATTGAGACATAGTCATATCCTTTGGAACAAGATACTTACATTTCTCAACATTTGGAAGGTCACTGCTATGATGTCTTTGAACAATGATAGGTCTTCTATCCTTATATTTTTGAGATACTTTATCGGATTCACTCTTTCTTTTTTCAAATGAGTATTTTTCCTTAAATTGATTTACCATATTTTAATATATAATTATAATTATAATTATTTTATTTAAGGTTTAATTAAACTTATAATTATATTAATATATGAAGGTTGTAAGGGTAAAAATAGATGGTACTATGAATGATCTTGATCTAACAATAAAGAAAAAAGGAATACTAAAATTACTTGAAAAAAATTCAATTTCAAAAGGAACATCACAATTTAAAGAATTGTATGAATGGAAAAATGATGATAAAAAAATTATATGTTATGGATGGTATGATGGAGAAGCAGGTTTTGAAAATAAACATGAATTAATTCCCAATGGTATTTCTTCTTTTTTAGAAGATGAATCATCTGAAATATTATTATTTGGAGATATATTTATTGTATGTATGGAAGATTCGAAGTATGTTGATTTTGATGTTTCAAAATACGGTGAGATATTTAGTCTCTTTTGTGGGGGATTTGATGATTGCAACACATCAGATGATGATGAAAGTGATGAATCAGAAGAACCAAATACAGATGATGAAGATTTTATTGTTCATGATGAAGAAGAAGAAGTAATGTTAGACGAAGATACCGACTATTCAGAAGAAGAATTGGAAGAAGACTTAAATGATTACGATTAAACATTTTTTAATTTTTGAATTAATTGTTTATCTTTTTGTATTGCTTCATTATAATATTTTTCAATAAATTGAACATACTTTGATTTAATTAAATCAATATCAATATCTTCATCTTCAATATCATTAAAATATTCATTTAGATAATCAAGATAAATGTTCTTTAATTCTAATCCACTCTTTTGAATCAATTGTTCATATTCTGTACCTGTAAATAACCCTTTTAATTTACTCCATCTAGTATCTTCTTTATGGGTTCTTTGAATGGGATCTTTTCTAGGTAGATTTATTAATTTACGCAATTGAGAAGATGGTCTACCTTCTTCTACTACATCTTCCCCTACATCTTCCCCTTCATCTTCCCCTTCATCTTCCCCTTCATCTTCTACATCTGGCTTTGCTACACCTTCTGCTGCTTCTGCTGCTTTTAATGCTTCAACTGCTTCAATTGCTTCTCTTTTTTCAATTTCTTCCCTTTCTTCTTTTGTAGGTATCTCTTGATGTTCTATTCCTTCCTTTTCTGGCGAGGAGGTACTTCCTTCTGAACCTCTCCACCATTTTTTTGCTTTCTCATAATATGATTGTTCTTCAGGAGTATCTGATACAGGTTCCCTTACTTCACTACTTGTTGGACTAGTTATTTCTTCTTGAAGTTGTTGTGAGATACTTCTTTCTTCGGGATCCGGTTGTGTACTTGGTTCTTCTGGTGTCCGACTGGATTCTATTTGTGTACTTGGTTCTTCTGGTGTCCGACTGGATTCTATTTGTGTACTTGGTTCTTCTGGATCCGGTTGTGTACTTGATTCTTCTATTACGGGTGATGGGGATAGAATTATTTCTTTTTCAACTGGTTCTTTCTCTACTAACTCTTTAGGTTTATTAACTAACTTTGGTTGAGGTAATTCTTCATATTGTTTCTTTCGTTGAGCCTTTGTTTGAAATCCAAATGGACTACGTTTTTTACCTTTACCTTTATCTTCTGATTTTTTTTTAAATTTAAATATACCTTCCTCTTTTTGTCTTCTTTCTCTTTCAGGGGTGAATTGTTTAATTTGTTTTGCTATTTTTTCTTCTTTTTCTCTAAGTTTTCTTCTTTCTTCTGCTTCCCTTATAACTCGGTCCGTTTCTTCTTGTATTTTTTTGGCTTTTTCTCTTTCTTCTCTTTCTACCCTTTGTTTTTCTTCCCATTCTCTTTCAGCTTTTTTCTTTCTAGCTTCTATTTCACCTTCGGGTGGGGGAGTTCCTATGATACTGGGAAATGGATTATAAGATGCTAAGTATTCACCCCACCCTTTTTCCTTAGGTTGTTCTGCTTCATCTATTTCAGCTTGTCGTTGAGCATCTTCGTATTCTTTACCTGCAGCTCGACTCCCACCTTTTTTACGATAGGTTCTTTTTTTTTTACTTTTATTTTTACTTTTTTTTTTACTTTTATTTTTACTTTTCTTTCTATTTCTTTTTGGTGTTAATGATCTAATCTGTTTAATTAATTCTTTCTTCGTAAGTTTATTAATTTTTGATTTTCCCTTTGATTTTGTCTTTCTTTTTCTATTTTTCTTATATGAGGAATGGTGTTTAGTAATCGTTCTTTTTTTCTTCATATATATATATTTTACCAATATTTTAAATTAACATTTATTCTTTTTCTTTTTGACCGTCCGTTTTCTTCTCTTTCCCCCACCTAAACGCGGTCTCTGAAATTGTTTCGGTTCATGTTGGATAGTTAAAAAGGGTTTCATTTGATAGACATCTTCACCTGAAAGTGTTTTTCCAATATTTACAGGGAGTTCATAATTAGCTACATTTTCAATTGTATTGAATTGAAGTCTACCATAATCGGGCTTTAATGCCATCATATTTGATCCTAAATAAGCTTTTCCAGTTGGGTCATCTCTATCAAGCATAGCATCCCCATCTCTGTCTAAAACAACCATCCGTACCCTTTCACCTTCTTTCCCTCTTCTTTCAAGGTCTTGAACTTCTTCAATAAACGCAGATAATACTTGACTATCATTTATTGGTTCTTTTAGGTCGATCGCTTGAAATGCTTTTTTGTATGCATTTAACCTTGTATCATGGTCTCCCTCAAGATCAACCGCATCAAGGAATTCTTGAGGGGCATCTTCTAAATAATTTTCTCCCCAACGATCCCTTGCTGCACTTCTAAACTGGGTTGGCATAAAGTAATCTTCATATTTATCTCTACCTAAACCTGACCTTTTCCATAGACGTTTATTACCTAGAACGCCCATACCACGGGGTGGTAAAGTTGATTTTACTTTTCTTTCTAATTGATCAAATAATCTAGTTTTTTCCCCTTTACGGAAATCAATATCCTTTTGAGCTTTTTGAGAGGCTTGATGGGCGACCATTCCTTGTTTTGTAACTGTAGCGTATTTACTCCTTCTTTCCCTAAGAAAATCATCTTTAAATTTATTCATTGGATTTACCAAATCAGTCATTCCTGATATCCATTTTCTCTGTAATGGGTCGTCACCTACAGGTACCTTCATTAAGTCAGATAAATCAGGTTTATCTTTATCCTCTTCTTTAAGAGCATTGTCTAAATAACGTTTCCTTTCCGGCCATATATCCGCAAACTCTGTTTCAGGGACAATTTCATCTTTTGAATCTTTGATATCATCATTTACAAAAAGGAGTCTATCAATATTCCCTTCTTTTTTTAATATTTCTTTCATGTTTTTCTCTGTAAATTCAGGTTTGTTTATATCATAAATAGAATTCGCATTTTGAAGCATTCTGTATTCCACATGTTCAAAATCATACAGAAAGGAAACATCATCTTTATATTTTTCCTTAAACTCTCTAATGAATAGTAATTGATCCGGTCCAACATCATCATCTTCAATTAACGCTTCATAGTAAAGTATTAAATTTTGGATATCAGGAGCATTGACCATATCAATTAAAAATCCATTCATCCAATTTACGGATTGTTTGTGTTCCCCCAACCTCTTCATTGCTTCCTTATAATCTGGTCTTTCTTGTGCGTTAAAGTAATCCTCTCTCGATATTTTGTTAAGTTGTGATTCATACATTGCTACACTTCTTAATTGATGAATGTATTCCTTTTCATTGTCATTGATTAATTCATCATTTGATTTAAATTTTTCTAATCTTTCTCCAATTTCCCCTGCAAGGTCTCCATCTAAATCCGTATGTAAATGAGGCATTACAACTAACGGTGGTTTCGAAAAACCCGGTTCTAATTTTTTTTGTAATACTTCCACGCGAGCAAAAACTTTTTTAAATGTTGTAGGGTCAGGTGATAAGTCTAAATCATCTTTGTATTTGATTGTTTGAAATCTTAAATGAAGATATTGTGTCCAAAAACCAAGTTCGGTAGATGTCATCTTTTGATCAAACCGGACATGTTCTTTTTCAAACCTGGGTAAACTTGATTCATGAATATGTTTTTTATAGATTCTTCCGTAAAGGTTATGCCATGCATACATAATCGCCCACAACTCTGAAATGAATGTAACAATTTCTTGATATTCTTCGGCAATAATCTCTTTACTTAAACCACGAAAGTTTCTAAATTGTTCCGCTACCTTTCTATATATCTTTTTTTTTGATTCTTCTTGTTTTTCATAGAGTATTAAATGAGCAATAAGGATTGGTGTATGGAATGCTTCATAACTACGAGGTAATTGATATTCTTTTGTCATATCGAACAGAGATTCTTTCACTGCTGATTTGGCGGCATCGATCGATGTTGACATCATTTTTCCCCAATCATTAAAGAAAGCGAAGCTTGGTAATCGTGTAGATCCTCTATCAAGGACATTTTCAAATACTTCTGTTACTTTTTCTAATCCATTTGGTGTAAGAAGCTGAACACCTGGTCTCACTAGTTCATTAATATATTTATCAGCAAATTCTTTATTAATCTCTGATTCTACTACTTTTAAGGCAATACGATAATCCATCACTTGATAATCAAGTGTTTCTGAATCAAGTTGATATGCTTTTGTCACAAATTCTTTCAATAAGAAAACAAGATGAACAAACATTTTCCTTGTTGAAAGAGATTGAACTGATTCAACGATATTCCCATAACCAGACGCAATAGGTCCGGCAATAGCAGTAAGTGTCGCAAGGGGGTCATCATACAATTTTACGTTAAATCCGGGTATTTCCATCGAGGCTCTACTTTCGGCAACACCTTCTTTAGGAATCCATTTTCCCTTGACTATCCTTCCTTGACTATCTTTAAGTTTATCCCATCTTTCTTGATAATTACTTGATTGACGTTTTAGAAGATTACCTTCCATTTGAATATCAAGTGCTGATCTGTAGAGTTCGGTTTGTTCGGCATGTTTCAATAGAATATTGATAAAATTGATAAATTTACGACGGTTAAATAATCCATCCTCTAAGGGGAGACGGAAGTCTAATGGAAGGTGTCTATTATGGATGGCATCAATGTAATAGGGCAATTTTGCTCCTTCCCCCCAATCCACACTTAAATATGCATAACCGATCACTGCTGTTAAAGTAACTATCTTTGAAATGTCTTCTTCCCCGTCATCATCAACAATACCAAATTCAACTTGACCTCGATAGATACCACCGTGTAAATGGACTTCAACCTTATCCCACCATTCTTTTGGGAGATTGGGTATATTTTGGTTGACTTTATCTTTAAACCGTTCAAACTCTTGATCTCCACCTTTAAGAATATATTTCATATATATATATATTAATTTAAAATATTTAAAATTTGATTATGATAATTATATTACACTAGTAATAAATATGGAAAAATATTCGAATTCAACAGATGAGGAAAGGATCAAAATGGTGATTTATTTTGATAGAGTTATTGATGACATTACCTTATCCAAAAAGGTGGAAAAAAGTATCTATAATTATACAATCCGTCTCTGTAAGGCAAAAAATATTCAAAGAAGATGGTCAAATCAATTGTTTAAAAACCTTTATCATTCCAAAGTTATTTCAATTTATTCAAACCTTAAAAAGGACAGTTACATTCAAAATGAAACTTTTTTAGAAAAATTAAAAGATGGAAAGGTTAAAGCGGATAAGGTTGGTGTGTTAAGCGTTTATGATATCTTTCCAGATAATTGGAAAGAACTATTAAATGCGAAGTCAAAAAGGGATAAGATAAAATATGAATTAAAGCCAGAAGCAATGACAAATCTATTTAAATGTCGAAAATGTGGGAGTAGAGAAACCTCTTATTATGAAGTTCAAACACGGTCTGCTGATGAACCAATGACACAGTTTATTACTTGTTTAAAATGTGATAATCGTTGGAAACAATAATTTAATTTTCTTGGTCAATACCAATTCCATCAGGATTGACGTCAACTAGTTCACAGCTTGTTTCACTACATACTTGCTTTGAACGATTTATTGGAAGAACCGTTGTATGACAGTTTGAACATCCATATAGCTCTTCATTTTTTTTATTGATTTCTTCCATAATTTTTTCTGCATTATTGATTAAATGAGTACGATATTCCCACCCACTCATTTTTTCTTTACGGAGTACATTTACTAAACAATTTGCTGAATAATCGGTTATGAAACGTCCATCTGACATTCTTGCTGGAAAATCGTTGTGAAAGTTATCAGTTGCCTGTGCCATTATTTATAATTATATATTATATTTTATTTTAATTTTTATTTTTTGCATTTATTCTTTTAATTAATTGTTCTTTATTCCCTGAAGAAGAAATACCTATTTTTTGACAAATACCCTTCAATTCTTTAATTGATAGTGAACGATTGACTTCTTTAATTTCTTCAACCTTACCTACTCCTTGAATAATTTTAATATCATCGATAGTTAGATCTTTTTCTTTTTCTTCTTCTTCTGATTCTTCTGATTCTTCTTCTGTTTCACTTCCACTTCCACTTTCACTACCGCTTTCACTCCCGCTTTCACTCCCGCTTTCATCAATTTCACTATATTTATCTTCTTCCTCAATCTCATTTGATTTATTTTCAATATCCTCTTCATATATTTCAGGTGACTGATGCATTCTTTCTTGAGGCATCATAGGAGGTCCACCTTGAATAATCATACTCGCAATATTAGGCATACCCATTCCCATCATCATAGTATCAACAGGGGGGGGGATACCATCCATAATAATTGCCCCATCCATTAAATTCTCTGGCTCTTTGTGTTCAACATCCTTTGGGGCAACATTTCTTTCAATATTCTCTTTTTCAACATGGCTTATTTCAATTTTATTTTCTTTTTCTTTTTCTTTTTCTTTATTGACATTACTTACTTCCTTTTTCCCTCCACCCGTATTCTTTATAAGTTTCATTTGTTCAGATAATTCTTCTATTTTTATCGTTAGTTTCTTAAATTCAAGAAATCCTATAATTACGGTACATATAAAAGATATGGCGAGAACAATTAATGGTAAATTTGATTGGATATGTAATTCTTGCCAAGCGACCATTGATAATTTATATTTTGAGAATATAAAAATCGTATGAAATAAACTTATGAAATAAAACGAATCTATTCATGTTAAATATTTAAAAAAATAAGTTCCATGATAGTATTAAATGGAAGGTGAAAAAAAACCTAAAAAAAGAGGAAGAAAACCAAAGAATATATTACCAGAATCAAAAAAGAAGACAACCCATGGAATCACTGAAAACTTAATTATTCGATTAAAAAAGAATGTCGTTGATGAGTATAATATTTCATCCTACAATAAAGATGAATCTCAAAATCAAACTATTAATAATAGTGGGAATAGTGAACGATGTTGGAATTGTTGTCACTCATTTAATGAACATATTTTTGGAATTCCTATGAAATATATACATGGTGTTTTTTATATCTATGGTGATTTTTGTTCGTTGGAATGTGCATCTCGATATGCCCACGATGAGCTCAAAGGATATGATTTTTCAGATATTTTTTCGTTAATCAATCTTTATTCAAATATTATGTATGGTAGAAATGAGAAAATAGAAATAGCACCACATCGTTTGTTATTAAAAATATTTGGTGGGAATCTTTCCATTGATGAATATCGCTCCAATAATTCAAATAATTATGATATACGAATCCCACCAATACTTCCCATTAAACATTTGGTTAATCAATACGAAACAAATCAAATCACAAATAAAAACATGTTAAAATTATATCGTAAAACACCACTTCTCTCTGAAAAGAAAAGTATAACATCTTCAATGAATCTTATTATGGAATCAACGGAATAAAATATTGTTGAATCCCATTGATGATAATAATTGAATATAGTTCTTCCTTCTGAATGTATTCTAATAACTCTTTATTAAACTCTTCCGATGTTTGAATATATTTGTTGTTATTCATCTTCCTTGTAGAAAACTTATCGTGTAATTTTAATGATCGTAAGAATAAAAAGTTATATATATTCTTAATCTTAAATAACTCAATTGACGATATTAATTGATAATATTTTTGAACATTGATAGTAAGGATATCATTTAAAAAGGTATAATTATAATTATGGATTTGTTTTCGACTCTTAATGTTATCTGGATCAATATTAAAGACACTATTTTCCATAGTAAATAGTAATAATAATAACTATTAATAAAAAAAAAGGAATTAAACCTGTTACTGGTAGTAATCATAATGTTCTGAAGAATTTGTATCAAATGGAACTGGATGATCAAATACTATTTCCTTATTCATTACATGGGGGTCTTCTTTCCATTTTTTATTTAATCGTAGAGATAAATTATAAAGTATCGAGTAACTCTCCTGATAGAGTTCATTAACAACACTTGTAATTTCCATTAAGTCTTTTGAGTTCTTAAAATCATTGTATTTTGCAGCATCAATATATTTTCTTTCTTTTGCTTCAACTCCTAAAGCTTGGAATAAATTCATTGATTTTTGAAGATAATGATAAGCATTGTCGAAATATTGATTGTAATTGTATAAATTATGATCTTCTAATAAATCAATATTTTTCATAAATTGTACCCAGTAGTACATACCTTCTTTATAATTGTAAGGGCTCTTCTTCTTGTATTTTTTAATTTTTTTTAACAATCGTTCTATTTTATTATTATAGTTTAATAGTAATGGAGGTTTTTCTTTATGATTTACTATATTTGTTTCAATATTTTCTTTGATAGTTGAATACTGATTGATAATTACAAACAGAACTAGAATACTCACAAGTGTTTTTGTTTCAAAATTATTCAAAAAAAATAGAAGCAATGAAAGAACAAAGATAATTACCCGAATATTTTTATTCTTAAGATCTATTTCTGGAAAATTAATCATTGACTAGATATATTAAAGAAATATAATATTATAGAAAGGATAACTAAAATAATACCAAAATACAATAGATTATTTTTATCTCCAAGATAGAGCATAAATGCCACAATGTATTTTTTAAAATTGCTTAGAAAATTTTCTTCTTCACCATATAGTTCTGCTTCAAGAGTGACATCATGTATTTTTAATAGATAATCTTTTGTAAAGTCTCCAACCATCGTAACCGTATTATCAATAATTTGATTCAACGTTAAGTCCAAGACTGTTTCCTGTTCTTTTTGTTCGTATTCCTTCAAGATTTTTTTCGTTGTTTCAGTCTCGATTTCTGAGTACAGTGGTTTATTTGTCTCCTCATATCCAATTAATCCTGGACGAGAATCTGTTTCTGTGAGTATTGCCATTATAAGATGTAATAATATTTTAAATGTGGGTAATTAAATGTGCATTTCCTAAAAACATCCTACGACAGCAATATTTATGCATGTTTAGTTGATCAAGGACTTTTCCTTCAATTGATTTCTTAATCCTTCCTTCATCGGTAATATTAATATATTCAATGTCAAGTTCAGATTCAACTGTTTCATCGGATTCCTGTTTATCTTTTTGAACGGCTGTAATAAAGTGTGTCCATTTATCACCAATAACGGTTCCACATGTAAAACAACGAGGGGGGATGATCATTTATTATATTGTAGTATTATATTTTTAAATTACTATCAAATTTTATTAATAAAATAATATTAATAAAATAATATTAATAAAATAATATTATGGTGTGACTTAAATATATTTATGATTTAGGTCCATAATGACTATAATCAATCAAACCTTTCTTTTCATATTTTTTATAATTCCTTTGAAACATTCCAGCTAATTGTAATGATGTTTTATAATATTCTTCCTTATTATCCCACGATTCAATCGGATTACATATTTTTCTGGATACATTTTTTAATTCTACTGGGATTTTGAATCCAAATATTTTATCTTCTTTACATTGAGTAGTTTCAATTTCACCTGAAAAAATAGAATCAATACAATTACGGGTATCTTGAATACTAATACGATTACCAATACCATATGGACCACCAGTCCATCCAGTATTTACTAAATATATATTGGATTGATTTTCTTCTATCTTCTTTTGAAATAATTCAGCATATTTCAAGGGATGGAGGGTTAAGAATGCCTCTCCAAAACAAGATGAAAATGTTGCTTGAGGCTCTTTTATACCCCTTTCAGTTCCAGCTACTTTGGCTGTATATCCATTTAAAAAATAATACATGGCCTGGCCCGAATTTAATTTAGAAAGAGGAGGCAATACACCAAACGCATCGCACGTTAAAAAAATAATATTTTTAGGATGCGCTCCTAGTTGAGGAATATGATAATTATCAATATGATGAATAGGATAACTTACTCTACCATTTTCAGTCTTCGATGTATTATGGAAATCAGGGGTTTGATTTTCTTGAGAAACATTTTCTAATAATGCATTCTTACGTATCGCTTTATGAATAAATGGTTCATTCTTTTCAGATAAATTGATTGTTTTCGCATAACACCCACCTTCTAGATTAAAGATACCATCATCATCCCATCCATGTTCATCATCTCCAATTAATTTTCTTTTTGAATCAACTGATAATGTTGTTTTACCTGTTCCACTTAAACCAAAAAATAATGCTGTATCTCCTTTATCTCCTATATTTGCAGAACAATGCATCGTCATAATATTATTTAATGGTAACCAATAATTCATTAAACTAAAAATACCTTTTTTATTTTCACCACCATACCATGTTCCAAGAATAATTCCAATTTTCTTCTCAATATTAAATACAATTGCTACCTCTGAATTTAAATTGTGTTGTTTCCATTCATCATTGATTATAGAACAAGCATTCATAATCGTAAAATCGGGATTAAAATTATCAATAGTAGTTTGTTTATCTGGTTCAATAAACATATTTTTAACAAAATGTTGTTGCCAAGCTAACTCATGAATAAACCTTACTTTTTTTTGGCTTTTAGGATTTGCCCCACAGTATCCATCAAAAACATAATGATTGTCTAATGAATCAAAATGATCCTTTGTTTTTGAATACAAACTATCAAATATTTCAGGTGATACTGATTGATTCACATCTCCCCACCAAATATTCTTTTCTGAATCTGAATTTATATTTTTAACGATCCATTTATCTTTGGGGGATCTCCCTGTAAATTTACCAGTATCAATCGAATATATTTCCTCATTATTTAATTTCATAATTTCACCTTCCTTATTGGATGATTCATGAGTAAATAATTCAGGATAAGATAAATTATAAAAAATATTCGTAGATTGATTCAAACAAGAACCGGTATGGATGTATCTCCTTTTCAAAGAATGAGATAAAAATTTTTTAAACATTATAATAATATTGTGTAGTATTTTTTTAAGTTATAATCATATTTAGTATTTAATAATAATTTCATACACTAATATATAAAATGTTTGTTTATGCATTGTTAGACAAAGAAAAGAATATGTTACTTGAACCATTATCCTGTATATTTAGAATGATTCTGCTTAATTACAAAGGTGAAGGAGTTAAAATATCAATCGTTAATAATTCAATCCAATACAATGAACCTTCTTATTATCAAGGTTTATTTAGAAGTGTCAATGGAGATACAAGAGAGGACCTTCATAACTTATACAATCCATTCTTAAAAGCATTTGAGTGGTATTCAGTCAAAGAAAACGAGAAATTCAAATATTTCTACCAAAAATGTAAAGAAGGGATCACAAAGCTCCTTAAAAGTTATGACAAAGGGAGTATTATCCATTATACTTTAAACCACTATTGTAAGATGTTTAAAGATGTAATAGAAGAAAAAGAAATTGAAATGGAAGGAGAAGAAGAATCACCATTACTAGATAACTTCCAATACTTTTGGAAAAAAGAAGAAATTACAATTCTTTATCGTATATTAACTTACTTAGATACATGCAAAGATGATGTTGAAAAAGAAACATATTTAGCTACAGTAGATCAAATCCTTACAATGAAAGAAAAGAAAGTTTATGATTATATTTATAAATCAAGTACAACTTATAATTAACCTAACATTGGAAAATCATCCTCCGAAGTAATATCAAAGGATTGTTCTCCATCATCTGGACCCTCTCTTTTTTTCATACTATTTACATGTTTGAACTTCTTATCATATTTTTTAGGTTCATAGTCTTCTACTTCATGAAAGGTTGCTGTGACTTCTTTCCCATCCAAACCATAACGATCAAACTTGTATGCATCCAAGGAACGTGGAAGGATACCCGATTCTAAATTAAATTTTCCTAAACTACGAATCGGTCTTTCGAGTTGAAAGTCAATATCGATGTAACCACATGTTACATTAAATTCTTTTATAATCGCCTCCTTTAAAGATGAGATACTGTCTTCAAGAGTACATTGAATCTCTTTATTTATATCATCTTTATTGATTTTAAAAATTATCATGAATACTAGTTTCAATTAGAAAAAAAACTTTAAATAATTAATTAACGGGTGCCTTCAGGGGGGACTCCGCAACTGCTGGCACCACCTCTTTGTTTTCTACCTCTCTTCTTGGATGATTTTCTACCCTTTGTTTTCTTTTTACCTTTTTTCTTTTCTTCAACACGAACAGCACCAAAGGAACCCTTTTTGAAGGTCCATCCAGCCTTCTTTAGATTTTGATTTCTTTTTGCTTTTTTACTAGCTCTTCTTGATTTAATGTTTCCATATTTGTCTTGAAAGAGTTCCGAGCGAGTGAGCCCTCCCGGGGTTTGTTTGGCTGTTCTATTCCAGACTTGTCTTCTTGATCCAACGCGTTGCATTTATATTATATCCAATATTTTTTTTAGTTCGTTCTTTAAAATTTGATATTCTTTAACTCCTTCTTTTGATAAAATCATTTACATCTTCCAATGACTTGTTGGAAGAAGAGGGCAAAAAGAGTTGAGAAGAAATATTGGAAACCGAATGTCGTTCATCCCGAATCTCAAAAAGAGGTTAACGAAGAGTTCATGCTCAAATTTGAAAAAGAAGTCATGATCTGTGGTGGTTGTAAAGAACCTTTTCATATCGGTTCAAATGAATTAAAGATTCATTGTAATCTCTGTGATCGTTTCTTCCATTGTAAGATCGCAGGTCCATGCCTTGGAAAGGACTGTCAGACAATCACAGGGAGTGGTGAAATACATCGTGCGAGGTATTGTTATGATTGTGTAGGAATAGTCTATAAGAATAATAAGGGGTGTCTGTGCAAGGACTGTTTTAAATAATAAACGTATATATCATACGATTCATCGATGAAAATATATCCTTCATTACATTCATAGTTATCATATATTTTTGGTAATTGAGAGTATTGTGAGTATTCATGATTACTTCCATATACTTTTTAAAGATATTAATTTCATCATATTTCGTTATTTTTTTACTTTTGTAAGTTTGAAGGATATCACTATTAACTAGCATTATAAAATCCTTTAATAAATGTTCCTCCCTGTCATGTTCATTCGTTTGATACAATTCTTTTTCAATTGTATTTATTCTCTCAAGAAATGTAGGACACCTTTTAAATTCTCTTAATGTCCAGATCATTTTTTTATTTTTATCAGAGATTATTAATGAAGGGAGTGATATAAATTCCCTTTCTAGATGAATCATATTTGTGAATAATTGTGAAGAACGGGGATTAACTTTGTATGTATCATAAATAGGACGAGGGTTCCCTTTAATTTCTGGAAGCCCCCCTCTCATCAGGGATAAATAATCAATATTTCCATAGAAGATAATATTACCTCGTGTATCCATTCCTCTCCTTCCTGCCCTCCCGGACATCTGAAGATATTCTTCTTGTGTAAATGTAACTTCATTGATCCCCAAGAAACACGAAGAGCGGACGGGTAAATCGATCCCAAGACAAAGTGTTTTATCAGAAATAACTATTCCAATCTCTTTTGAAGAAAGGAGCTTCTGAAGAATCCAATTGTATTCGTCGGGCATATTTTCAATGTACAATCCAATTCCTCGTTTTAACATTTGGAACAAAGGGCTCTCATAGGGGATCTTAATACCTAGCGTTTTTTTGATCTCCCTTCTTACTTCGCGAATCGTATCTGCATCCATAGGTTTATTTGATTTAGTAAAAATAAAATCCTTATGTTTTTGAAATATATCTTGATAGCAAAAATCAGGATTCAATAAGAATTGATTCATTTCTTTGATTAAATTCCCTTCTTGTATCTTTTTTTGAACACAATCACTCTTTTGAATCTCTAGTAACTTACTTTGATAGTACTCACTCATTAAGGAAATATAATTATCTTTTTCTTTTCGGTCATATAGTTCCATTTTTTCTTTAATAAAAAATTGTGGATTGGAAGTTTGTCCAACCTTAATACTTAATTGATATACTTCCCTCTTTTTTGAATACTCCTCATACAAAGATTGCTTCTTTTCTAGAATATCATAATGAAATGGATAGTCATCATTTTCTTGTTGATCAAGTAATTGATAAATAGTATTGAAAATAGAACGACACTCGTTTTCATCGGTATGGAACATTAACATAGGGAACATATCTGCTTCTTTTGTTTTTTTTATAAATTGAATGATATCACTCTGTTTGGAAGGTTCGCCCTTAAAATGATCAATCACTTGTTGAACCTCTTTTGGGTAATTTTTATTGAGTTCAATTAATTTATCTTTCAAGAATAATTCATATTGCTTACAATCATTCAATGAAATTAACTTTTTTGGAAAATATTCATCCGGAGAATGATCCTCTATATCAATGATATCTTCAAATACGGATTCAATTTCTTCCCATAGCAATGCACAGTCATTGGGTGTGTAAGAAAGTTGATTGTGAATAAATTGATCGTCCATTGAATCAAATGCACACATAGGGTGTATTTTTTTAAGATGGCTTCCATTCCATGACCACCTTTGTTGATTAATAAATCTATCATTGTATTCAAGGTAATTAATTTTTTTATGAGGATTAATCCTTTGAAAAGCATCCTTTAAAAAATGTATATTCTTGACTGTCGCAGAGAGGGCTAAAAAAGGACAATCAATGAGTTTAATTAAATTTTCATAAATATCTCCATCATCTTCCTTATTTAAATTATGAATCTCATCAAATACTACATAATCGAAATTGCTACCAATGGATAGAATATTATTCTCTATTTCCTGAGGGGTACCAATAAAAATATTCGTTTTTGAATCATAAGAATAATTTGATTGATTATCAACCAAAAAATGAACTTTCATCCCCATGTGAACAAAATGTGCCCCTACCTGATAAACAACTGGTTTTGCTGGACATACATACAATACTTTCTTATGGAAGATACCTGCTGACATAGCAATGAATGTTTTACCTGATGAAGTTGGGGCTTTTAAAATAACACTTTCTTTTTGATGAACATATTGGATGACCTTCAATTGCCATTCATCAAATCTCTTTTCTTTATTATTCCAATAATCAAGGGGAGGGAGCATATGACCCATTTCTTTCATCATATAAAGTTGGTAATCATAATCATCAAGGAGATTTTCAACTTTATCAATGATTTCATGCTTACTATTCATCTCCTTAAGATTAAAAAAAAGAACGATAATATACTTCATAAACTTTTTCTTATTCTCCCAAAAATGAACTAATAATTGAATTTTAAAGTCATTCTTCCCTTCTTCTGTCTTAAGGTTTTTTAACGATTCAAATGGATTATCATTGTCTAATTCTTCAAATAAAAACTTCATTTTTTTTTGATCCTCTTCATAATTGAGTATCTGTCTTTTTTTATTTTGTTCTTGGATAATTAGGTCTTTTTTTTTAATCACTTTATTTTTCCCCTTATGATAGTTCTTCTTTCTTTTTTTATCTTCTTTGACCCCTTCTCCTTTTACACTATCCTCTATCATATGTTTAAGGTTAATATTGAGGTTTGATGCAAGGTCTCGTAAGAAAACGAGGAAATCATGTTTATCGATTACCTGTTTTTGAAGGGTTTTCAACATGTTAACTACATAAATAGTGCATTATTTGTTTAAATATTATTATTTATTTATTACCTTATCCCTCCACGAACAGCTTCTGTATCTTCTGAGGATGTTTCTTCTGCAGCTGCGGCTGCAGCGGCGGCGCTTTCTTGATTTTCCTCCCTTGCAGCCAAATCAATTTCATGTTGTCTTCGTAATTCGACGCCACCAGTTTCAAATGCGAATTGTTCTTCAGATGTTGTTCCAGTAAAACTAGCTTCTTCCTCGATATTTTCTGCTGTTATTCCAGCTTCTCTTACTCGAGCGGATGCTAAATCAGCATCCCCTTCACCGACCATTGCACTTCTTTCTGCTTCCCTTGCTTCCCTTGCTTGTTGAGCTTCTGTGGGAGGTGGGGGAGTTTTTGAACAACCTGTATGGACTAATTCATAATCTGTAGTTAGGTAGTCAGCGCTGACCTTCAAAGGAGAACGACAATAGATCATTTTATTTGTGCTTGAAACATCATATTCTTCTTTCTTACAGGTTACATTTGATAGTCCACAATTTGGATTGTTTGAAGAACAATTTTCATATGTTATATTATATATTTCTTTTACCTCATCAGAGACAGGGCAAGTAACAGGGACACATGTTCCATTCCAAATTGGATAATGTGTTTCGACTATTTTATAATTACAATTACCATCCTCACAGCTAGGTGGACTATGCTCTAGGTTCGGACCAGCGCACTTTTTATCACCATCACTATTACTTGGAAATTGACAATCACCCGTTCCCCCTCTTTCACAATTATTAGTTGGTTCACATATATCTACATATTCCCCTCTTCCTTCACACGAAACCATTCTTAATTCATTCTCTGTTTCATAATTGGTATCTGGTAAGAATGAATACCCTGGTTTACAACGAAAACTATTTGCACATTTTGTCAACTCAATTCTCCCCATACAATGCTTATCATCACTATCACTTAATTTCATTAGTTCTTGGATTAGAAAATCCTTTGGATCAGGCTTTTTTATTATGTCTAGTAATTCTTTATTTCCTTCAATTCCTCCAGTTTCAATACCACTTTTCACCCCATATTCTGTAAATAATTCTCCAATACTTAATTGATAGTAATCCATCAATTCGGATGATGATTCTTTCCTTGTGATGAACTTCTTAGTTAGTTCATCTTCTAGTAATAAACAACGGTCATAATTGGGGACACAACATTGTATATTGTTGTATAATGGTCCGTCACCGTCATTCTCTGGATAATATTCATTGCAATCATTAACTTCGCTTGTATAACGATAACCAGGTGAACATTTTGAAGGGTCACACAATTGCATTATCCTATCACCTGCTATTTCTAATGCTGAAACTTTACATCTTTCATTTGTTTCCTCGATTTTTGTTTCCCCATATAAACAACTACATTCATTCTTTGCGGTTTGTTTCTTACAAATTGGTGGATTACCTTCATAATAATATCCCTCCTTACAGGGTTTTTTTATATCACATATTTCTAAGCCATCACTTATACATTTACTTCCGATAACTGGTTCACCATTTTCACATGTACATGTTCTCTCTTTACATTTTCCATCAAAGGAAGAGTATTTTTTATAGAAATTATTTTTAGTTTCTTCATTGATAAATTCAGGGATTTTACATGATTCTCCACCTCCTGTGCTTGATGGACTAGTATAGATACAACCTGGTTCTTTCACACTACAATCAGTTCCAGGTGTAAGCTTACAAATATCTGATTTATGTAGTATTGAAAATCCAGGAGGACATACACAATCCACTTCTCTTTGGTATTGACAATCCTCATCCTCTAAATCATAGACATTTTCTCCATCTAAAACAACTACACTATCCTGATTTAGTTTACAAACACATGAGTTTTTTGAAGTACCACATCGTTCTTTATTTGATTCATAGGTATCATTTCCTGAACCAACACAATATCTATATTTTATTTCTCCATCTTTATAATCACATGGCTTCCCAGGACCATTTTTATCATTTTTCTCGATTTCAATAATCTCATATTTTTTAAATTGAATTCCACAACGATTTTTTTCTTCGCCACAATTACTTTTATTCCAGTCTGACCACCTCCCTTTACAAGCGTTTGGTTCAAAGTAAGGGTCGCCTCTTATATCCTTTTCTAGGATAACATCAATCCCCCCTTCCCCTACTTTATTTACAATATCTGCTTCTAATTCAATAGTAATTTGTTTTGTTTTCACTTGAGGTTCTATTCTTTCTTTTGGAAACTTATCAAGGATACTTTCATATTCCATATGTTTGGGGTCAGGTGATCGTGGTAATTGTGTATAAGTTATTTTTTTATCTTTTTGATAACCATTATGGTAGTTAATCCCACCAGCCTTATCTATTTCTCCTCCTTGAATAACCACATTATATTTAAAGATGGCATCTTGAAGTTGTTCTGCCGTAAGTCTATTCTTATCAACCTCCTTAAAAGGATAGGGTGAATATTGTTCAGATAGATGATCCCTCCTACATAAAATAGCAATGATAAATGAAATCATTAGAATTAATAATATATATTTAAAAGACTTATTCATCTAGTATATATAATATAGTATGTTAAAAAAAATATATCAAAAAGATGGAATTATAGTTATTTTTAATGATGAAACTATGACGAATAAGGATACTGAATTTTGTTATTTAACAATAAATAACTATGATAGACGGAAAGACTTAAATCAATATAAAAAAGAATATTATGAAAAGAAGGGAATTACTTACCCCCTGTTAAATTAAGATTAACTGTAAATAAACGAATAAATTGGGCAACAATATATGCAATGAATACTAATAATATAATTTTTGTATATATATTCTTTTCAAAATCTTGAAAGAAGTTTCCAATCCCTAAATCCGGTAGGTCAACACTCATATTACTTTGAGTAAATAAACCAGAATATATCTCCTTTAGGAGTTTTGTATTCTTATGAACTTCTCCATTACATTTTTGTTTTTCATAATATTCTGAAATATCAATTACTTTCTGGATCATATGAGGAAGGTGTTTAAGGAGTTGATTCGTTATTATTCTCATTTTATCATTGTATTTTTCATCATCAACATTATCTGTATTCATTTTTAGGAATTGACCCATCATTTGTGTGGGATTTGATGTCAAACCAATTTTACATATTTCATCAGTTAGATAAACAATATCAAGACATTCTCCAACCTTTCTTGGTTCGATAATTAAAAATTTAAGTATTTTAGCTTCAACATAAAGTAAATCTTCACGATTCTTTGGGTCTCCCAAATCTGTTAAATGAGTATAATTATTAATCCTTCGTAAATGCTTGTCATCATCATGTTCTGTCGTCATTAATTGATTCATACATGTTTCAAAGTTGGAGTTAGTAACATCCTCCGTTGTAATTCCAAAGAAATTTGCCATTGTAAACTTCTTTCTCTCAGATTCAATTTCTCTTTCACTTTCCCTTTCAATATTATTTTTCATTAACCAATCGAATACTTGCTCAACAACCATATTATTCTTATTATGAGTAGGAAAGACAGAATCTTGTAGAATACCTCCCGTCATTTTATGAATATTCTCAAGGTTTTGATACTCTCTTATGTATCTTGGAAGAAATTCTTTGAGCGCTTCATCGGAGAGTTGTGGTCTATCCCACCATTCTAATTGAATACCATTATCAGATAGAGGGATTGTATATTCATTAATAACAACTGTATTATTTGTTTCATCAATTTGATCAGGATATCTCTCTTTTAGTTTTTCTGTATTTTTTACTTTGGTCCAATCAATACCGCGTTCCAAATAATTAATATTGTAATTAATACTTTGTTTTAGTTCTTCTTGTGATGGTAACATCGGAAATTTATAGGTATCGGTCCCCTCTGGTTTGATAAGTCTACCACATTGTAAACTAAGATCACTTGGATAAGATTCTTCATTGTATTCTTTTAATTCTTCTTTTATCATTTCCGGATTTGTTGCATTACTTAAATAGGATTCGTACTCTTCGGGATTTGACCTTAAGAAGTTATATGCTACCACATTACCCAGATGATTATAATGTTCTTTTGGATGATCATTATCATTATAAACTTCCTTTGTAAAAGGATATTGACAATGAATAGGACAATCCATCTTTTTACAATTGTCGGCCTCATTTATAGGGGCATCACCAGCTTCCCTTCCCGGTGGTTGACAGGGGCGATTAAAATTATCAGTTTTAACCCATTTTGAACAAGTTTGTTTCGTCGAATCATTCTCGTTTTCTATGTACCGACAATAATTACAATCATTCATATATTATACTATAATATAATTAATATATATTAATTTATTTATCTAATTTTTTTATTTTATCTTGTGCTGTTTCTAAATACCGTGACCCTTCGATTAACTTTGGTATCTTCTTAAATATAGGATATTTCTGATAATAAAAATTCCCTATTAAAATAGAATCCATTCTTTTTCTTCCATGAATCCGAAAGTCATAGTCTTTCAGAAATTTCCTCCAATCAATATTTAAATCGACATTCCTTATTGTACCACATGATGTTTTGAATGTTCCATAATATTGATTGGGTAGGTATTTATGAAGATTTTTCGCTAACCCTTGTTTCCATGGAGCAATTTGATACCATACCCTTTTCCTTTTACAACAGGATAGAATATCTGTTAAACTTTGATCACCCGTAACCAAGATATCTCGTACACTATCTTTCATAAGTGAAATAAAGATCTCTCTTTTTTGCGGTAAAATATCCGCACGGAAGGTTATTTTAGATTTAGAGTTTTTCTTATCATAAATTGGACCAAAACCTCTTCCACCTTCTTTATCAATAAAATAAATAGAATCATAATACTTCTTAATTACTTTGATAATTGTTCTCCTAAAAGTATCATTTTCAAAGACCTCTTCATCAATCCATGAAGGTATCACAACCTGAAAATTAGGATGTTTTTTATGATAAATCTTACATATCATTTCTATAAAGGATAAGAAACATGACTTTGAATGAACACCCCATGCTGGTGAAGGTTGAATATAAACTAATGCATACGGTTGTTTCATTAGATTCTGTTGTTTGATTTTAAAATCATTCATTAACAAACCTAATTGCCCTTTACCAACGCCAATGGGGAAAGTATAAGGGGGAAATTCACCATTATACTCACTTACACTAAATGTATTGAATACGTTTGCGTATGGAATTAACTTTTGAAACTTTTTAATGTTAAACTGATAATTAATAATTGGAATAACAATCATAATATCAAACTTTATTTTCTTAGTTAATTTTAATTCATCATAACCACTGCACTCAGCATCATCATATGTTGAACCATCTTTACGGGTTAATTTGTAAAAATTAATCCCTCCCACACCTAAATCCTTGTATTTTTGTGGACCCGTTGTACAGATCGATATTTTAGCAGAAGGATACCATTTTTTCAAGTAATCGTGAAATGTTTTTGTCACAATAATATCTCCAAATCCACCACATGGAACATTAAATAAACCAATTGAAACATCTTTGTAATGTTTTCTCTGTATCTTATCATCTTCACATGATTTCCATAATACATTATAGAGATCGTCATAATGTTTTGATTGTTGAATATTTTTCATTACCTCTGAAACCTTCGTGTCCATAATAATATATTACATATATTATATTATGTTAGGAGGTGAATTACTTGCGACTGGATCCAGTAGTTGTGTATTTAATCCAAATTTCCCATGTAAAAGAAATGGTGTGGTTGATGATGAAAGGATTTCGAAAATCATTTATAATCCAGGAGCAAAAGAAGAAAGTCAACATGAAAAAAAGATGAATGAAGCAATCCAAAAAATAAGAGGTTATTCATCCTGGGCTATTATTTTTGATCAATTCTGTAAACCCTTTCCAAAAGATGTCCTTTCTACCTATGATAAAAGAGGTATTGATAATTGTATTGATAGTGAATCGGACGATCTTGATGATGAATTCGATATGAATAGTTATATGATGAATGGTATCTATGGTGGAGAGACTTTGGATGATTATTTTATGAATATGTTTGAGAATAAACAAATGAGTGTTCAACAAAGGGATAAACAATTCTTAAAACTTATGAGAATGATGGAACCTTTATTCCTAGGATTAAAAAGAATGAGTGAAAAAAAAATCGTTCACAATGATATTAAACCAAATAATATAGTTGTTCATGATGGAGTCTTTAAATATATCGATTTTGGATTATCCGGTAAAGTATCGAATAAGAAACATTTTCAACAACGTTCTTTGGATGAATTAAGGTCAAATCGTATTTATATGTATTATCCATTAGAATACTTATTGTATTATGCAACGAAACAAGAATTAGACGATGAATTACAAAGAATAAATACAAAGTATGTAAGATATAATTATGATTTATTAGAGGATATTCATTCTATTTTCGGTAGGGATACATTTACAATCTATCATGAAACGGTTGATCAAATAAGAAACAAAAAGATCAATCAAACAAAAATGATAAAAAGTATTGATATATACAGTCTTGGTATTTTAATACCGATATTATTCTTACGATCTGAAGTTATAGGGGCGATTCAAGAAGGGAGTCCATTAATGGATGATTTTTATTCTCTCTTTGGTGTTATGACTTCAACATTCCTTCCAAATATTCGAATAACAGCAGAAAATGCCTACAAACAATTCAAACAATTATTGAATAAATATAAAAATGGTGTAAAGAAAGAAAGGAAAAGAACAAAGAAAAGAACAAAGAAAAGAACAAAGAGTAAAAATAAACGAATAAAGAAAAGTAGAAGGAAGATTAGACGAGGAAGTATGAACCGCCGACCATAAGGATAACCCCTGCTACTTTCTTCAGATCAATCTTGGATTTGTAAATGAATGTAGCAATGATAAATACAAACAATGTATTTAAGCTAATTACTGATTTCGCATAACCAGGATTATCCGAATTTTTGATTGAGTTATAGATGGAGGGGTCAATAATGAAATAGACGATTAATAATCTTACTAAAATGATTCCAAAATCTCTTAAATTTGGTTTTTGGATTTTAAATCCAGTTGTAATTACATATGCCATTGTTCCCATAAAAATGATAATATTTGCGATAACCATATACTGAATATAATCAAATCTCTTAATAAAGTCGAGAGAAATAATGTCTCTCACTGAAATAAAAACAGCAGCCATAAGTGCATAAAATAACCAGGTCTCCATTATATAATTATCAATATATTAAGTTTAAAAGATTTTTTTTTTTATTTTTTCTTAATTATGAAATTAAATGAAATTAATTTTGATCTTTTGTCAGATAAGGAATTAATTATGATTTGTTTAAAATATAAAATTATTGAGAAGAATAATATTCCGAATACAACACGAAAAGAACTATTAAGTATTATCAAAGAATTTTTACAAAAGAAACTCAATGTCTATGGAAAGAAAAAAGAAGAAAAAGATGTTAAATCAGTCCAAATTCAACGAAGGATGTCAACTTCAGGGAGACTTCAAACAAATGCAAATCAAAGAAGAATTCCACGTCCAAATGTACAACGAAGGATGTCACATCCAATTACAAAGATTGAAAAACTTGGTGCGAAAGAAACAATTCAAAAAAATGAGGTAGAACATGTCTCTAAAAAAGAAGTAAAACAAGAAATAAAATCGGTTAATCCACAATATGATAAGGTAGGTATATATCCACCCGTAAAGAAGTTGATTGCTATTGGTGATGTCCATGGAGATCTACGAGTAACATTAATTGCATTGAAATTAGCCGAAGTTATACCCCAACAATCCAATGAACATAATTTAAATGATATTCATTGGTGTGGAGGATCAACATGGGTGATTCAATTAGGGGATCAAATTGATCGTTGTCGTCCGGATGATCTCGTTAAAAATTGTATTAAAGATTTTTCCGATGTGTATGAAGATGAAGGTAATAATATGAAAATAATTCGATTATTTTTACGTTTGGATGATGAAGCAAGGAAAGAAGGTGGAAGAGTTCTAGGACTATTAGGAAATCATGAATTAATGAATATTGACAAAGACTTTCGTTATGTTTCTCCTCTTGAGTTCTTAGAGTTTGTCCCTGAAAAAGATAGAATTAGCAAATATACAAAGGATGGTTATCCTTTAGGATATTACCATCGCACAAAAGCATTCCAAAGAGGGGGTAGTATTGCAAAAACATACTCTCAAAGAAAGAAATCAATTACAGTTATTGGGAGTTTTGTTTTTGTACATGGTGGATTGACACAAGATCTAATGAATAAATATTCAATTGCTGGAATAAATCACGTCGTTTCAAAATGGATGTCAAAGGAGAGTAATCAGGTTGAGGATAATATCTTTGATGAAATATTTAGAGATGATGATGATATGTCACCTTTCTGGTGTCGTATCTATGGAGAAGATGATGAAGAAAATACAGAAGATACCTTTAATGACTTATTAAAAATAATTAACCAAAAGAATAAATTATTAATGCCCGTAAAAGGAATGGTAATTGCCCATACACCTCAGTTTATGGATAATAAATATCTTAATTCAATCTATAATAATCGTCTATGGAGGATTGATGTTGGTATGTCAAGGGCATTTGGTGAACATGGTGCTTGTAAGGAAGATAAATATCGTCAGATACAGATCTTAATTATTCATGAGAATCAAAAGTTTGAAGTAAGAAAGAAACCATTTAATTCAGAAAGGCATCCAACCGCTGGGATAGGAAATACAATCGATATTTCAAATGAAAGGATGTTTTAATATCTGATACTATCCACACTTTGGAATGAATCATCAGATAAATCATCCAATCCCTCATCTTTAAAAGTAACTTTTTTTCCTTTTTCAAGTATATGAATCACATGATTACATGATATTTTGATACTATGAATGAATTGATTATCAAGCTCAGATAAATCAATTGTTTTCATCTTTTTTAATAAGAGTGTTGTCCTTTGATGTGTGTCAGATAGAATATTCTGTATGGTTGGATGATTGGCTTGTAATTTCTTTCGTAATAGTTTATTCCTTTCCCGTTGCCCCTTAAGTTCAAGTCTTATATTATTTATTTTTTCTTGATAAAATTGATAAAGATAACCCAAACTGATACCATTTGTAAGGAGTAGAATGAATAAGTACCTAAAGTATGGTGACATATTTTATTTTATATACTATTAATAAAATATTTATTTATAATATAAATGAGAAAAAGTTCACCTAAAAAAGTATCTGCAAAGGATATGTTACTAAAGAATGAAGAATACTTAGATACAATTTTACAAACCAAAACAGTCCCTGATATAAGTTTCTCCGCCACCAACCCACTTAATCCTGATAATTCGCGACAGACACGATACGAAAATCCATTTATTCAGAAGGTTCGAGCTGTTAGAAAAGCAAAAGCAAAAGCAAAATCGAAATTTACCCCGACAACTTTTGAGGGGAACTCTCCATATAATAGGGGACCCGGAAGATATTTATCAGGTTCTCCTGGGTGGGCGTGGAGAGCACCTATTTTAACTGCAGAAGAATGGGTAAAAACACATCCTGAACCACATAAAGATTTTGGAGATTTAAGGAGTATAAGAGAAGAAATTAAGGAGTATGAACCATGGGCATTAGAATATGAAACAATCAAAGGAGGTAAAAAGAAAAGAAGTAAAAGAAGTAAAAGAAGTAAAAGAAGTAAAAGAAGTAAAAGAAGTAAAAGAAGTAAAGGAAGTAAAAGAAGTAAAGGAAGTAAAAGAAGTAAAGGAAGTAAAAGAAGTAAAAGAAGTAAAAGAAGTAAGAAATAAAATATTGAATATAGTAAGTATTATTTACTTAAATGAGTGTTAATTTCCAACAATTAGCGCCTATTTTGGCGGCATGCATGACAACAGGAGGTGTTATCTTTCAAATTGGAAAACAATCAGAAAAATTAGAGCTCCTTGGTTTAAAAGTTGAAGCACAAGAAAAAAAAGAAGAGTATTATAATAAATCCATTAATCAATTATTAGGATCAATGAATATATTAAAAAATGATGTTAGTAATATTAAAGATGATATCAAGGAAATCAAGGATTACATGAGATCTAAGTAATATTCGTTAACAAAGATGGAACCCCCGCTCTTTCTTTATCTGCTTCATTACATGTATGAGGAATAGGGATATCTTGTATCATTTTAAGGAATATATCAATATTTTCATATTTTTCATGGTAGATAACTTCTCCATCTTCATCTTTCTTATTTGTGGTGGTCATTTTTTGAATTTCTTTGAGAAGGTAATGGGATTTAAGGGCGAATTCTTTCCATTCTTCCAGTTCCGTTTTCTTAGGTTTGTATTCACAGTCAATTACGATATTTGTTCCATCAAAATCCTTCATCTTCATATCAAAAACAGATACATAAGGAAGTTCACCCGATTCAGGAATAGTAATCTTTTTCTTTGCATTTGGACTCTGAATTTCACATACCTCCAAGAAGGGAAAAGCAACAATCCGATGTTGATGTTTAATACATTGGATTGTCGTAGTTGAATGAAGATTACAATAAGTAAATCTCCTCAAAATGTTATCATTATTATGGGCCCAGTACATTACAATCTCATAATCGGTTGTATTAGCTACATCATATGTTATTTTTTCATTCTCCTGAGCAATTCTTCGAGCTTCTAGGATTCTCTCTCGTTCCCCCCTCCTTCTTTCCTCACGAAGTCTTCTCCTTTCAGCGACAGCTTCCTTCTTTTCTTTAATCTTTTTTGCCTTTTCTTTTTTTTCCTCCGCTGTGATTGTCGGGCATCCACGATAAGTATGTCCCGGTTGTTGACAATGTGAACACACCATTTTATCTTATCCTTCTTTGAATTTAATTACAAGAATACTTAATATTTTCAAATTTGATTTTTTAATTAAAGATAATTTCTAACAAATAAACAAATGATGAATGAAGATAAGGTCCCTTTCATGCTTGCAGGTGAATTTCACAAAGGCATGCCTGCTCCACGATCAGATCCTAATTGTCTTCCGCCAGTTGACTGGGAGGCCTCTGAAAAATTCGATGGATACAGAGGACAATGGGTCAAAGTAAATGGAGAATGGATGTTTCTTTCACGAGCTCAAAAACCTTTCATTGGAACTCCTGATTGGTACAAACTTGCTCTCCCTGATGTGAATCTAGATGGAGAACTCTGGGTTGGTCGTGAAAATTTTGAATCGATGGGAGTTGTAAGGAGACACAAACCTGATCCTAAAGAATGGATCCCAGTAAAATTTATTGTCTATGACCTCCCAAGTGTAAAGAAACCGTTTTCAGAAAGGCTAAAACTTCTTTGTAAGGTTGTGAAAGAGAACAAAGATCGTTGGGAGAAGGTGAAAGAAACACTTCCCGAAGAATTTCAAATTGAATGCCCTGTTCAGATGGCGACTCAGACAACGGTTCAATCTGAAGAACATCTTGAAAAGATGTATACAAAAGTCATTGAGAATGGAGGAGAAGGTCTTATGTTGAAATGTCCAAATTCAATGTATGAAAATAAGAGATCAAAATATATGTTAAAATATAAACCTACTTTTGATGAAGAATCAATCATAATGGATTATAAACCTGGGAATGGAAAGTATACAGGTTCCCTCGGAGCATTCATTTGTAAACCATTGATTAATATGGATACTTATCATTTAATTGATAAAGATGAGAACAAAGAGTTCGCGATATCAGGTATGGACGATGAGATAAGAGGAAATTATGAAGAGACACATCCAATTGGAACAATCATCAGTTATGAACATTCTGGAAAAACTGACAAAGGGAAACCTCGTTTTGCGAGATATGTGCGGAAGAGAGATGATATCATTGTGAAAGATGAAATTCAGAATCCATCAACGAAGAAGAAAGAACATCTTATCTCAATCCTTAAGAAAATTGCAGATCATGAAAAAGTAAATGGACAACCATTCAAAGCTACTTCTTATCTTAAAGTGATTAATCCTTTAAAAAAGTTTAAGGATGATAGTGAACTTACCGAAGCAAATGTCCGTAGTATAAAAGGGGTTGGAGATAGTATTTATCAAAAGATCGATCAGATATTAAAAACCGGTTCATGTCCTCTTTATGATAAGATTAAAGACATCGTAGATCCAAGGAAACAATTCATGGACATTCATGGAATCGGACCTAAGAATGCGAATGAACTTGTAAAGAATGGTATCACTACAATCGAACAGCTAAGGGAGAGGAAGGAACTTTTGAACCAAAAACAGTTGATTGGATTGAAATATTATGAAGAATTACTTCAACGCATCCCGAGAGAAGAAATTGTGCGACATGAAAGACATTTGAAGAAGTTCTTGAAGAAAACAGATCCTAACGCCGAACTAACCATTACAGGTTCTTATCGTAGGAATAAGGAAGATAGTGGTGATATTGATGTTCTCCTTAAAGCTGATAATAAAGAAGTATATCAAAAGTTCATTCAAAAACTTGTCAATCAAGGATATTTGATTGAAGAATTGGCGTATGGAGAAAAGAAATACAATGGAATTGGTAGGATGGGCCGTAATGGTATCGCAAGAAGGGTCGATATTATGTTCACAAAACCAAGTGAATATCCATTCGCCATCCTCTATTTTACGGGATCAGGTGAATTCAACCAAATGATGAGAAAACTTGCAAATCAAAAAGGATTCACAATTAATGAATACAACATCGAACATCTTGATTCGGGTAAGGAGGTAGACCATGTGTTTAAGGTAGAAAAAGATATCTTTGATTTTCTAGACATGGGTTATGTTGAACCCTGGCAACGGCTTTAACTTTCATTATTCATTCTATTAATCATGTATTAATCTTATACTTTCGACTATTTCTTCTTTATTTGAAGTATACTTTTTATGTTTTTCTTTTAATTCTTGTAATTCTAAACAATCCTCTTCTTTAGTGCCTTCTTCGATACATCCTTGTATAGTCGTGTTTATTTTATTTAATATATCATTGATATTGTTTTCTATATTTCTTAACTCTTCAATTTTCTTTTTCAGTTCTTGTTCTTTAATTTTTTCTATTCTCTCCTTATATGTTTTGGCAACATTATCCATAATCCTATCGTATGTTTTCCAAAAGTCAGTCCCGAAGAAACCCCTTTCCTTAGCATGATTAACTCTTTCTTTAATCCACTCAATTACCTCTCTAGCTATTTCATCCGTGGGATTGGAACTTCGTGTAAGATGGGGGATATAATATTTTTCAATATGTTCTTTAGGAATCTCATTAGTCTCGATCGAGCGATTAAACTTGTGAATATCCTCTCTAAGATAGTCTTTAGCTGGTCCTGGTAGGACGAATGGTTCTATTACTTCAACATTATCTTCTAGGACAAGGGATAAGTCAGGACTGGTTGGGGCCTGAAAAGGATCCTTGGGAGGAGGGCGCTGTGGTGGAAGAGCCAGAAGATGTTTTTTAAGTCTTCCTTGTAAAGACCGATTACTTTTCATACCACCATGTAGTCATTTATTCCTTTTACCACCCGTTGATTTTGTCTTTTTCAATTTACTTTTACTTTTACTCCTTCTTATCGGTGGAGGAGGGGATCTTTTTGTAAGAGATTTCTTTAGATTTTTTAGTCTCTGTGTCCGACCCATCGCATGTAGTTTCATAGAGATACTTTCAGGTGGTCCTTTTCTTCTCCTTCTAGTCCTTCTTGGACGTGATCTAGATTTTGATTTTGATTTTGGTAGGGCTTGAACCGGAACTTGGGGTGTTTTTGATCTTTTTTTGCTAGTTCTTTGATTTTTTAAGTATTCATCTTTGCAGTAATTACATGCATTGATCTTTCCACTATCACATTGTAGTTTCTGTTCAAACATTTTATGAGCATAATCTTCTGCAACTTTTTGAGATACACCCTTACTTTCTAATAAACGCACCAGCATATCACATTCTTTCCTCATATCTTCTTGTCGTATTAATCTTCTTCTTAATTCTAGGTTAATTCTTTCTTTTTCTTTTTGTCTATGTTTGATCATCCTAATACGATCTTCATTCATACTTTCATTTTGTTCTCTTACCATAGCTTCATAATCTTCTTGTGTCATTTCTAATTCACCACCACCTTTCATTGCTTTGATTATATCTTTGATTACATCTTTATCTTTCATAAGTTTGATACAATTACTTTCACAATGTTTATTGTGTTCTTTTATTCTTTTTTCAATTTCCTTTTTATCCAAACCCATTTGTTTTCCTAATTTACGCATGATAGTTGGAAATGTTTTTTTAACTTTCTCACATTCATCGTGACACGATTTATTAATTTTCTTCGAAAAATCATTCTTTTTCTTATTTTTCTTATTTTTCTTTCCACCTCCTTTCATTGTTCTCTTCTTTTTCTTACTACCATTTAATCCTACAAGTGTTGCAACACTTAGAGCTGCTGGTCCTAATGTAGATGCCAAACAAGGTGTACATGCTATAACAACCATTATTAATATATATATATATATAAGTTAGATTTTAAAAACTTTTCTATCCATATATATAATATGGGAAATACTCCTAGCCTTGAAGGTGAAGATAAAGATAAATATATAGAGGAACAAAAACAAATTATTCGAGAACAACAAGAACAAATACAAAGGCTTGCAGGAATTGCTGGAGGGGGGCAGCAAGTGATCGCAGAACCGACTAAACCGAAGATCAACCCTTACAAAGAGTTAAATATAGGACAGAATTATGATGAAAGTTCTCTAAAAAAAGCATATTTGAAACGGGCGATGGAAACACATCCTGATCGTGGGGGTACACAAGAGGACTTTCAAAGAGTAACGGTTTCTTATAAGGCATTAATGATTAAATTAAAAAATGAAAGAGAATCACATGAACATAATGAATTAAGGGAGAATAGTTCTCAATTTATGAGTGGACAAAATCATGATAATAAACAAAATGTAAAATACAGGGATTTATCAAAGAATTTCAATAGTAATATATTCAATCAAATCTATGAAGAAACAAAGGTTGAAGATGTTTATGATGATGGATACGAAACATGGATGAAAAAAAATCAGGTAGGTGAAGAAGAAGTCCAAAATAATCCTTCATTGACAAAAGATAATTTTAATAGAGAATTCTCAAAAATTAAAAAGAAACAACTCAAAAAGAAAGGGAGAAATGTTGTCAAGTATCAAGCACCTATGGAAGATATTTCTTACAAGAATAAAAGTTCAATTATGATACTTGGACAAGGGAAAGTAGACGATTTTAGCGGTGAAAGTGGTGGTTTAGCTTATCGAGATTATAAAGATGCATACACGAATACATATTTAGTTGATGAAGGAGGGAATCTTGATCCATCGAGACCGAAGGATTTGAAAGAAACACAGAAACAGAGGGAAAACATTTCGTATGAGATGGATGAGAAAGAACAACAAATCTATGCATTACAAAAAATTAAAGAGGAGAAAGAAGAAAGATTACGTTTAGAAAGATTAGATAATTATGAAAAAAAGGCATTTAATATTTATGATCAAGTTCATCAACGAATGATTGGTCGTTAAATATCAGAAGAAGTTTTATTGAATCCCCGTGAACGAATATAATTCCTTTGTTTTTCAGTTAAACATAAACACCCTGTGGATGTTGTATACGGTGACTCTCCACAACAATTAAATTTCGTTTTATTATTTGCAAACATTGTTAATTTTTGTGGAGTATCCTTCTCTCCATCGATTGTTGGACCTGTTAATACATCTTGTGAACTCCGTATTTGAGTTGGACCATGGACTCCAAAATAAGTTAATAGTTCTTTGTTTGGTACAAATTCTTCTTCTGTTAACTTATCAGATGAAACACATAATCCATCATAAGGGCCAATACGGAACTTATTTTGCACAGGTGTTAATTTGACTTCTTCCTTCTCTACAAAATCCCCTTCACTTGAAGAAGGAACTGGATCTGTTGGACCAGCCCCCTGTGGTGTATCTTTATCTTCGGTAACGATGGGACCTTCCTTTTGTCTTGCTTTTTCCCTTAATTTAACATATTCTGCAGATACAAAGGGTGTATTTGAAGGGGCAGGGGCCGATGTACAACATTCTGTTTCAGTACATGTTGAAGAAGAACATGTTACTGAAGAAGGATTTTCATGTAGATCATTCAAATGACTTGAACAATCAAAATCTTCTGGACAAGTAGTTCTAGTCCCTTCTGTTCCTTCTCCTTCTGTTCCTTCTCCTTCTGTTCCTTCTCCTTCTGTTCCTTCTCCTTCTGTTCCTTCTCCTTCTGTTCCTTCTCCTTCTGTTCCTTCTCCTTCTGTTCCTTCTGTTCCTTCTGTTCCTTCTGTTCCCGCTGTTGCCCCTGTTGTGGATGTTTCTTCATCAGCGGAAGCAGAAGCTGCTTCTTCATCGAGTTGTTCTTGTCTTCTTGTATCTTCTTCCTCTGTTGAAAATTGTTTTGAATTATCAACTCCTTCATAGATATCGTTATTCATATAAAAAGAGACAACCCCTGTAACTATAGATAGTAATATCATTTTCTGATATTCTTCATCCTTAATATGAAAGAAAAGTAAATAGGAGAATAGGATTATTAAAATTAATTTCCTGTAGAAAATAGATATCATAAGTAATATATTTTATATTATATTTTATTATTATTTAAAACATTTAATATAGAATAAATATTAATGAATCAAATTAAGGAAGAATGGATTCTATGGTATCATTCCATTAATGATAACAATTGGGATAAGAATAGTTATCAAAAAATACATGAAATCAAGAATCTTTATGATTATCAATACATTCATGATACCTTTAAACAAGATCATTATCAGAATGGAATGTTTTTTTGTATGAAAAAAGGTATTTTCCCGAATTGGGAAGACCCTGATAATCGTTCAGGAGGATGTTTATCTTTTAAAGTTACATCTATTAAGGTTCTTGATGAATGGAATACTTTATTATTGAAATGTATTACAAATTTAATACTCAGTGAGAACAATGACGAAGTGAATGGAATATCAATATCACCAAAGAAAGAGTTTAATATTATAAAAATCTGGTTTAAAAATGATGATTTCGAATATAAAAAATATTTTCAAAGTGAAAATGGTTCACTCATCTCCTTAGAGAATTCTCTCTATAAAAAACATGAATTTTAATTTGATGTATTTGGAGCAAGACAGAGTTTAATATTCCCTAGAGATGCAACAGCATATTTGATAACTAATGGATAATCATTTTTAATGTATAGATTAATTTGATTACATAATCCTGTACATTTAGTGAATAGGACTAAATATTTTAAGGAATATACCCCTTGTATTGGTAATTCCTTTGGTGATATTTGATTGAATTTTAATCCATTGTTTGTCTCTCCCAATGTTGTTTCTTGAGATGCAAAATCACCTGAACAATTTAATAATAACTGTGAACCAATACTTTTAATTTCAATATTTTCTCCAATATTAACCATATCTCTTATAATTTTTTGAAAATCACTGGATGGTAATGATAATTCAGTTTCAAATTCTGCTGGTGGAATCTTGATATTATCGTCATCAATATCAAGTAGATTTAATTTATAAATCGTTTGTGAATTTTTTTCAGAATTATGTATCAAGATACCTAATTTATTTTCATTATCTTTTTCGATAAATAACGTTAATGTTTCAGCATTATTCATTGTTTTAATTAATTTGAAGAAATTAAGCATATTAACACCCACAGTCATCTTTTTAGGACAATGAAAGAATTCAAAATTATCACACTCTAATTTCATATGAATTAGGATTGAATGGGTTGAATCCATCGCCATTAATTTTATACCTGTTTCATCAAAGATAAAATTACCTTCCGTTAAAATTTCTTTTAATGCCTCAATAAGAATACGGAAAGCACCAGCTTGTTCGGTTTTGATATTCATATGGTAGTCTTTTAACTCATTCATTTTTTTATAGAATTATATCATATTTATCTTTAAATATTATATAAAATTATATATATATAATATAATATAATATTGAATGGTTAATTGTACGGACTTCCAATGTCCTCGAGACTCCTATTTTAAAAAACAAAATATTGGAGAAAATGCCTTCTGTAATGAAAATACTGATGGGGAATGTGAAAAAAAATGCTGTAATGAATATACCATATGTGGTGAATGGTCTTTTCATGATAATGAATGTAGGAATGGTAAATATCCAAATCCATCACGGACAATACCATCAGAAATATATGGAGATAATCCATCTAACCTATCTGTGGAAAATGTATGTTGCGACAATGTTAAATGTTCCGATTATACATGTCCCGAGGGTTATAAAGATCAAAGTGGTGTTGAAGAGAAGGTGATATATGATGATAGTGGTTTTTACAAGCCCAATGAACAATGTTGTGATCCAAAGAATTGTAGTGATTGGAAAGATGATGGGAATTCTTGTTATCCTTTTGATGAGTTTAGTGGTGTTAATAGACCAGGTTATAGTGAAAATGCATGTTGTTATAAACTTTGTAGTAGTTGGAAGGAACATCGTAAAAAAGATCTCGACGAACCTATGAAACAGAGGCTTAATTATATGAGTATTTCAGAATTGGAGGAAAGAGCCATTTATGAAAATATTCCGAATGAAGAAATTGATAATGCTCGTAACAGTAACATAAATGATCCTACTACTATTAAAGATGAACTTATTAATCTTATTATAAATAAAATATCTTCAACAACAGTTTGTGAAGGAGGGACACTCATTGAAGGAAAACCCGGATGGGGTGAGGATGAATGTTGTATTGATAAAATCAATACTTGTTTTCATAAATCTTGGGAATGCCCTGAAGGTTATAAAATGAATATTAATAATCTCGATAAATCCTGTCATGATAGTATTCGAGGATGCAATGAATCGGCCAAGAATATAGATTTATGTTGTCAAAAACATAATATCTGTAGTACTTTTACATGTCCAAAAAATTATCATTTGAATCCAAGGAATATGAATGAATCTTGTTTGAAGAGGACTTGTAGTACCTTAAATGATCTCGAAACATGTTGTTTAGAAAATGAAAAATGTTCTGACCTAATTTGTGGAAGAGGATATCATCATACAGTGAATAATAAAGACAATTATTGCATGGGGGCTAAATGTACATTAAAAAATGACCGGGATTTTTGTTGCTCTGAGAATGATACATGTAAATCTATGGAGTGTCCAGACGGATACTATATTAATGAAAAATCAAAGGATAAAAAATGTTATGATGAAACATGTGATATTGATAATCGTTTTAATTTATTACGATGTTGTTATGAATGTAAAGGGGTCGATCATGCTTTAGATGTTGTTTGCACTACACATGATGATAGCATTGCTACATCATGTGAAAGGGCGTATGTGTTAAGTGAAGGTATATGTAAGGGGCATACAGCAGATATAAATGTATTATTAAAAATAGATGCTGAATATGATAGTTTTATTCTGATTGAAAATTATTCAACAAAGTTAAAAAATGATCTATGTGAAATTATCCATACTCAAAAAAATATTCCGAAGGAGAAATGTAATGAAATCATCATTATTAATGAAATAAAAAAAGGATCTGTGGTTGCATTTTTAACAATTATTAATGAAATAAATACGGACAACAGTTTAAATAAGAATGATATTCAAACATTATTTAAAAAGGGCACATTACTAAAGACACTCAATTTCAAGATTAATGAAACTCCTCAATTTCAAGAAGAAGATAAAGGAGATATAAAATGCGCTGATGGAACTTTTGAATATCAATGCCCGTTTTATATGTCAGTAAGGAAAGATGCTAGGAGTATTCATGGATCAACAAATGTTGAGTGTTGTGAATTAGAATGGGATATATTAAGGTATATTATCCCTCTACTCCTATGTATAATATTACTTATATATTCCTTTATTAAATATAAATTAGGAAAGTAATAATTATTCATGATTTGTAATAATCCGTGGAGCAATACTCATACATTGAAGTTCTTGCATTAATAGTTTACAAGAGTAAGGAATATTTATTCTCTTAAACTTCTTGTAATTATTACAGTTCTTACATTCATACATATTTGTATTTGGATTTGCTACAGCTTGAAGGTTACATTCAACACAAATAAATATATGATATTTATCAGAAACATCCATCATTCTTTCACGTAGGAAATTTGACGTCCCATGTGCTATCATACAATCACGTTCCATCTCTCCAAACCTTAATCCACCATGAGAAGAACGACCTTCAGCAGGTTGCCTCGTCATCGTTACAATTGGACCACTTGAACGACTATGAATCTTATCTCCAGACATATGTTTTAGACGTTGATAATATGTTGGTCCCATGAATATTTGTGTATGCATCTGTTCTCCTGTGAATCCATTGTATAGTATTTCATTACCATTCTTTTCATGTCCTACCTTTGTTAACATCTCCGAAATGTTTTTTACACTTACCTTATCAAAAGCTGTTCCATTACCAAAATTTCCTGTTTCACAACATACCTTTCCTAGGACACATTCAATTAGCTGAGCAATGGTCATCCGACTCGGGATAGCATGAGGATTGATAATTATGTCAGGAATAATACCACTCGATGAAAAAGGCATATCTTCAGGATTATACACCATCCCAATTGTTCCTTTTTGTCCATGTCGTGAAGAGAATTTATCCCCTATTTCTGGTTTTCTAAAACTCCTTATTCTTGTTTTACAAATATTATAACCATCACTATTTGTGGTTACAAAATTACGGTCAATGAATCCATTTTCATTCTTCCTTAAACTAATACTATTATCCTTATAGTCATATAATGTATTATTTTTAATAGGTATAATCTTTCCAATAAGTATATCTTCTTCAGTAACGTAGGTATTCTCATTGATAAATCCTCTTTGATTTAATTTTGAATAATTACAAGGTTTAGGAAATAATAATTTTGATTTATCAGGCTTACAGAATTTTTCTTCTTCCCCTGACAATTGATTCTTCCTTTCTTCTTCTTTGTAGGTTCTATAGAATGTAGATGAAAATAATCCTCGATCAATCGATGCTTTGTTGAATAGTATTGAATCTTCTTGATTGTATCCTGCATAGGTAGCAATAGCTACAATTACATTAATACCATTCGGTAACTTATCAATATTGAGATACTTCATCATTTTAGTCTCAATAATCGGTTTTTGAGGATAGGATAATACATGGCTAAATGTATCGTATCTCTTGTTATAGCTTGTACAATGAATACCAACAGCCTGTTTCCCCATTGCTGATTGATATGTATTCCTTGGTGCTTGATTATGATGGGGAAAAGGGATACATGAAGCTAGGGCTCCAAGGATTAATGAAGGGTGTATTTCACAATGTGTATAATTTTTATTTTTATGGAGGTCATCAATAGAGATGGATATAATTGAGTTATTAGACTCATGTGGATCAATATACTCAATACAGAATGTTTTTGGAGAATAGATTGTTGTTATGAATGTTTCCCATTTACACTTCTTTTCTCGGATATATTCCATCATTTTTTCATCATACAATGTCTTCCTATCTTGAACAATTAGTAATGGTCTTATTGGCCTACCACCATCAGTAAATATTTGAATATAATAATTCATCGTATTCCAATAGATAGAAGTATGTATATGAATAAGTCCTTCCCTCCTACTTCTTTTTACAGTATCAATTAATTCTTTTGGTTTATCTGTAAAACCAATCCAATCTCCATTAATAAAGACCTTACACTGACTAACCTTATTAAATGTATAAATATTAATATCATCAAATGGTTGAATCATATCATGAATATAATAGAAAACGGTTTCTGATGTTCGACTTATAGTCACTTCACAATTCATAGAAAGATTTTTGACAATTCCGACCGCTTGACCTTCTGGTGTTTCACTTGGACAAATATAACCCCATGAAGTACTGTGTAATTTTCGTGGTGGGATCAATTTTCCCGTATTATCTGATGGAGTTTGAACTCTCCGTAAATGGGATACCATACTTGGATATGTTAAACGATTCAGGACTTGGGATACACCTTGTTTACTTGCATTCATCTTCATACCCCAATTACCTGTAGCCATTGCCCCCTTAAGGATATTCTCTAGATAGGATGATTTAATTATCTTATGAATATTAATTTCATTAATAATGTCATTGTAATTCTTATTTAGATTCCATAACCCTGTATTTACCTCCTTCGTAATATAATTCTTAATATCTTTCGTTATCTTATGAAAACATTGAAATGTTAAATTACCTAGGAGATATCCAGTTGTTTCAAATCTCTTATTCAAATGGCTATCACGATCATCTAATTGAATAATACCCAAATATCCTTTGAGTAACTTATTGACCATGTATCCTGTAAAATATAATTTCTTCTGTTTATCATCCCCTAGATGATTTAAGTACTCTTTAAGGATCACATCCTTTACGTAATTAATCTTTTTCTCTTCACTTTGAACATAATTGTAGGTGTTATTAATGTATTTACTTAAGTGAAGTATTGCTTCTTCTTCTGTACGAACGGATGAACCCTCATCAATTGTTGCCCCTAACATCTTCAAAAGAATATGGTCTATCTCGGAACCATTATTATCAATAATATAATAGATTACGTCCTTATCTGAACCACAACCAAGGGCGCGGAATAGTACTAATAGAGGGATTTCTTGTTTCATATGAGGTAAACTAATTTTAAGTGTATTATCATACATATTCGATTTATTTGTTATCTTAATTGAAGATACCTTTGGAATACCATATGCATTTTCATTCAATGACCTTGTTTCGCAGATATGAGAGAATTTCGAACTATTCTTAGGGTTCTTAAAAACTTGTATCATATTATTTGCTACCTTCTCTTGAGAAATAATTACTTTTTCATTTCCATTGATTAAGAAATATCCCCCAAGATCAAACTTACATTCTTCATCCTTATTCTTTTCATTCAGAATACAATACTTCGATTTTACCATAATAGGTATTTTACCTATCACTATGTTTGGAATAGTTTTACTCTCTAATTCAATGGTACTACCATCCTCTTTAACCTTAATCTTTGATACGAAATCAACAATAATTGAAGATAAATAGGTACTATTTCTTTCTCGAGCCATATTTGGTGTCATTAATTTAGAACACCCATTATTCTCAATAAGTAATGGTTCTCTAATCCGAAGGTTTTGAATCATTAATTCAATTGATTCAATTGAAGAACCTTGAATATGATCATTAAAATTAATTAATACAGGGAAGTATTGATTAATAATCTTTGGAATTATCTCATCAACATAGTAGTTATATGAAGAAATCTGATGATTAATTAAAATATTTTTTTGATCAAAATACCTTTGAATTAATACATCTGTATTCAATGAAGACATATCTAATTCAATTTTAGTAAATAAATCTTAAATATCTTTCAAATTTATTTATTAACTAATTTTTACTTAACTATATCATTTCAAAAGATAAATAAAAATGGAATATTATCAATATGCATTCTTACTATTTATAACATCAATTGGAGTAAGTATGATAAAAGACTATATTGAGGAATCTTACTTCCAAAAAAAGAAGGTGAATTAACTACCTTGTATGGATAGTTCTTTTAGGAATGGAATTGTATCTAACTTCTTATCATAAACAAATAGTCCGTCTCTTTTTATATTTTTTATCTTTTTTTCAACATCTAATTCTTTTTGAAGGTATGTAATATATTCCTTAAAAATATGTTTTGTTTCACAGAAATTAACTACATCATCTAGATATTTAAAATAGACATATCTTTCATTGTATTCTTTATTTTTATTTAAGTTATTTTTCATAATTACATCATACATCTTATCCATTTGATTATGTCCAATAATACAACCAAGTATATAGGAATCAATTGTTACATTCTCCTTTCTTGTAGTATTTAGAATGAGTCGTATGAAAAAAATAGGGTCTGAAAATAATAATTTTTCATTTTGAATTAAATAAGTTACCTCTTCTTTCATTGTTTGTAGTGTAATCTTATTTCCACAAAAAATCTTCGCAATTTCAGCAAAATTATTAATATTCTGTATATTACATTGATTTGTTTTTTCCTCTAATAATAGATCCATAAATACTTGATTCATCTTCACAAGGTTATTTGAAATTAATGGTGGTATATTCCAACAAAAACCAAAATCATAAATAACTAATTTTACATCACTTCGATTGATTCTAACTTTCCAATTCCCTTTATGAAGGTCTCCATGCATAAATTGATGGATCGTTTCATTATTTTTATTAAATAACTTCAATAATAGAATTGTTTTATAATTCATATAATCTGATAAATCCATTGTATCAAACCTTTCACCTTCTTCATATGACATGATGATTATTTCTTTAGAGAATTTATACAATTGTGGAATAATTATATATGGATTTTCACGATATACATTCGTAAAGTGTATATTATGATTTGCCTCATTGATTAAATTTGTTTGTATTTGAAAATCCTTAATGAATGAATGTAAATTAATTGGAAAGTAATAATTAATGTAATTATGAAAAGGTGGTATTATTCGTATAATTAAAAATAAGAGACTAAAAAAGTATAACTGATAGTCAATGTACGGGTGAATGATTTTCATAGCAAACGTATTTCCTTTCTTATCTGTAATTTTATATACTTGACCTATACTTCCAGAAGCTACTCTCTTTATCTCCTTATAATCTTCATCAAAATCATTTTTAAAATCTATTTTGTATTTCTTTTTTGTATATTCTAGAGAATGATAATCACAATTTTCATAGACTTCTTCGATACTATTAAACCATTCATTATCACTACTATTCTTTTGAATATCATAAATGGTTTCTATCTTTGGTAATACCCATTGAACAAATTTAATTACAATAGGTCCACAATGTTTAATATTTTTAACAATAATATTGAATACTAAATCTGAAGGTCTAAAATAATAAATCGTAGACCATATTCCTAATTTCAAATAATTAAATAAGAATAACATTATTTAATGAATGTATATTTTTTTAAGTGATTAAACTTGTTTAAATATTTAAGTTTAAAATAATAATAATTATTATTACTAATTATTAATATGAGTAGTTCAAGTAAATTAATCCAAGATCTAATCTTATTTTATGTGAAAGAAAATTATAATCATTATTTGAAAGAAAATGAACTTGAAAAAATACCTGAGAATCAAATAGAAAATGTTGTTGATACAATCTATACAACTAAAAAAGAACATTTAAAAGGATTTTTAAAAGAATCATTAAAAAAAATGATGGGGGAAGAATATATTGGTGATTTAGCCCTCTTAAATATATGCAATGAAATTTTTAACGATGATCAACTATGTATAAATCGCCTTGTTTACGAAATTAGGAATTATCAAAAAGAAATTTAATATCCGATTTTTATATTCTATTAGTATATAGTTAATGAAATCTCCAATTAGTGATAAAATTAATGGTGGAGACATTCGTATTAAAAAGAAAAAAGTAATACGATCACCTCTTTCTGAAAAATATCAACGTTTTCTAAATCACGAAAATATTAATCTCGAACATACAAAAAGTAAACCGATTGAAGACATAAAAATTAATGTAATTAAAAAAGGGAAAGAAGAGAAAGAAGGGAAAAAAGAAGAGAAAGAAGGGAAAAAAGAAGGGAAAGAAGGGAAGAGGAAACCATGCAAAAGAAAAAGAGTAAAAATGAAACATGGAAAATTAGATCAAAAAGTAATCGAACATAATAAAAAATGTGAGGAACAAATAAATCCAATCATAAATGTTGAATCTCCAAAAAAAAAAGTTAAGAAGGTAAAAAAAAATAAAAAAAGTAAAAGGAGGAAGTTGAGTCAAAGACATACAAGGGGGAGAAGAATTTCCCTTAAAAATTCATCAAAAAAAAAGAAAGGAAAGAATATTGATCACGAAATACAAAGTGCAAAAAGAATGTCTGATGATAAAATTAAAGAAGAATTATTAAAAAGTGGAATCATTATCAAAGGAAATAAAAAAAAACTAATGAGAGATATTTATGTCTTCTCAAATCTCGGAGGGATTAATATCCGTAAAGAATAAATCAATTTTCATCATCATCATTATTATTATTATTTTCCCTCCTTCTTATCACCTTAATAATAAAATTAGATAAATCAACCAATAAGGGTGTCCCATATAACCCGGTTACATTGTCACAAATAAATTCTTTTCCATTTGTATTTTCACCTGTATTCTTAATTACATCAAGGGATACATTTTCACCAGGATACAATTTCTTAAAGCGATTTTCAGATTTTACTGCACTATAATGTACAAATACTTCCTTATTATGATTCTCTGATCCTGGAGTAATAATTTTAATAAATCCAAATCCTTTTTTTTGATCAAACCATATTACGTTTCCAACTTCATTGCCAATTGTTGTTGCGGCTGTACTAGTTTCTTCGGTCATTCTATAATTTATATTTATAATTAATCTTTATATATGTTTCAAATAATTGTACAAATTATTCTTTTCATCTATAGTATTTTTGTTGTTTATCATATTATTAATCTTCAAAAATTTAATATTAATGGATTTATAATTGATACAGGGAGTACTGAAGAGGTACAAAAGAATACTCTGAAATTAAATCCAGTGATTCTTTATACTCACTCATTATTTAATCTTAATGATCCTCGATTGAATTATCTTCAAGATATTAATAATTATAAAAATAATTATCCTTCATTTGTTTACAAAAATAATGAATTATTTGAAAGGATTGTTGAACCATCATTCATCTTTGATTCTAATATTTTCCATGAATCCCACTTTCATTTTCCAATTAAAAAAACATTATCAATTGTACAAGGGGAAAATAGTATTCCACTCAAAAAATGCATTCATAATCATAATATAATTGGTGTCCTCGAAGGGGAATCTATTATTTATTTATTTAATCCAAAACATAAAGATGAGATCATAAATAAAGAGAATCATCAAATAAAAAAATGGGGTCATAAAAAACATATCAAGAAAGGTGATGTATTATTTATTCCACCCTATTGGTCCTATATACAAGAGGTTGAAAAAGGTATTATTCAATATCATATTGATATCGATACTTATTTTACATTTATTCCTAATTTTTTGAAAGAGATATATTCTTAATCTGTTGATCAATGAATTCATTGACGCTTTTTAAAAGATATCCACCTAAGAATATATAGAGTTTGATTTGATGGGTTTGAAAATGATAAGAAACATCTGTACAAGCATTACAGACTAGGTTCATTCTCATCATATTTGAAAACGTAATATCATAACACCCGAAATAGGAACAAGAACTAAGGATGAATATATTTAAGAATACGATTGTAAAGATTGGAATCAATCCATCATATACCTGTTTTGGGATAAAGGAGGGTATTCTTTCCATCGAATGTATTGTATTTACTACTTATTTAAAAAGTAGTATTCAAATTTAAATTATTTTAAAAACTATTTTATATGTTTCATCGGTTCAGTAATGTGAAACAGAGGATTCCTTTCCCTTTCATTGATATTTATCTCTTTCGTTGGAATGAATTAAAACAGACAGGGATTCATAATCATGCTAAACAAGGATGTTATATCCTTTTACTCAAAGGAAAAATGAAAGAAAATATCTACAATCATTCCTTACACTACCAAAAAACAAAGATACACAAAGCACCTTCTCTATCCTATATGTGTGATACAATTGGCCTTCATTGTATTGAACCTCTAGAAAAATCAACCTCGATTCATTTTTATTATCCCAAAGGACACCAAACAAAATATTTTACTAATCATAAATGAAATACATTTACTTCTTCCTCATTGTAACTTTTTTATTCATTCTCTATGCAGAATACGCCGTAGGGAATATCATATGGAGACACGGTGTTAAAGGTATAAAACAGCTCCAACCATGGAATATCATACATTATCTATTCAATCCATTACATAATGGCTTCCTATGGAACTTTCGACTTCTTGATGTCAATTATATTTTTGTAATGTTTGTTTCAACTATTGCTTATCATAATGTTAATTAAACTGTATCCATTTCTAATAAATTTGTTTGACTTGATGATTTTTTCATCTTACCATGTGTATTCTTCATATAAATCAATAATACTTCAAATAGAATCATTATACCACAATAGATAACTATCGGATAATGGGAATAAATAACCATATAAAATAAGATACAACTATTTGACCCTATATTTAATATCATTGTATTTGTTGATAGATCATTGATACTTAATGGTTTTGTTGTATAAACACGATATACCTGTGGTCCTCTTGAGAGTGTTCCACAAATAGTTGCAAATATAGAAAAGAGAGCGACTATATTTTCTTTCTCCATTCGTTAGTATTTTAAAATTGAAACTTAGCTTTAAATTTCTACTCAAACCCCAAAATGATTGACTTTACAAAGTATGATACTTCCTATGAACTACAATCCATGCAACTAATGATTAATATCCTACAACCATACATAACCTTTAAAAAAGAAGAAGGTAACGATATTCAGATTCATATAGTCACTGAAGACAAAGTTGAGAAACCCATTACAATGAAGGAATATATCCATTTCATTCAAATCATATTTCCGAAAATGATTCAAGGAGATATCGATTCCTTGTATGATCAAAAACAGAAGGATACAATTATGAAAGAGATTTTTGAATCGAGGAGAAGTAATGGAGAATTCCGATTACCACTCTTCCTTGGAACAACAGATGACAGTGTATATGAACGTTATATTCAAGAATTCAATCAAATGGGGGTTGAAGAACTCGAAGAATTTAAAAAAGCCTACAAGAAGGGGTTATTAGACTCCCCCTACAATGAAAAAATGAAAGAAATTGATGAAAAATCTGTCTATCTTGAAAATGTGAGAATTCTAAATCGTAGAATGAATGGAACGATTCAAGATGTTATTCAATTTATTCGTAATCTTGAATATTACCTGTAAATTTGATTGTTTGAATTTAAAAGTAAGTAAAAAAATATAGAGTATTCATAACAAATACTCATGGGGCGTACGTTATCTTATGGTAATCTCTTCCAATACCAATATGATTATTCGGGTAAATGGATTCAAGGTCTCATTCAAAGGATAAGTTCTTTATCTTGTGATTTTGGAGAGGAGACAAATATTCTTTTGAATGGGATCAATGTCTCACTTCGTAAGAATATAATGGATAATAATCTATTGGGGAAAGAAATTTCGCAATTTATTGTATGTTCATACATGGTAAAAAATAAAGTGAAAAGATGTAAAGATGGCGCAAAAATTACCTATCTTTCTCCAGTGAACCTTGTCCTTGATACGGTTAATTTGCATTATACATCGATCGTCAATAAGGAAGTAATTGAGAGTATTATAACTATTCTAAATCACCCTCATTTTAAAGGATGTTGTAGTATTGAAGATATTCAAAAAAAAATCGCATTAGTAGATGATCTAAATGAAAGATTCGGAGAATCTGAGAGTTCGGATGAAGAGGAATACAGGGAAGAAGGGGTAATCGTAGAAAGGGAGAATATTTTCCTTGATTAATCACAACAGAATGGGCATTGATCGAGTGGAGAAAACAATTTTGTTGTTCATGTCTAAAATTTAATTATTGTTAAATTTGATTTATTTTTTTATTGTTTGGATCAATAACTTAAGATTGTATTGAATGAATTTATATCACCTACGAACAAAATCACGCGAAGAATTAAAATCCTTATGTAGACAAAACAATCTTAGAGTGAATCAAAATAAACCCGTATTGATTCAACTCCTTATCAAAAAAAAATGCTTTCAAGCATTTAGAAATTATGAAGACGATATAGAATCATTAGAGGATACAGAAATAGATACTAGAATTAATCCACGCCCAGAACCTCAAGAAATTGAGGATTTTATCAATGGATTCAAAGAAAAATATCAAAATGATGCCGAAATAAACTTTACAACGTATGAAAATCCCCATTACAATCACCTTTACTCCTATCACAAACAAACACAATATGATGAACATGGTGGTCTAGGTGATCGTGGAGAAAAGATCCTTCTTCATGGAACGGATGAAAATAATATTCAATCAATTCTTGAAAATGATCTATCATTAACAATAAATACAAGACATGGTTCTGCGTATGGAAGAGGTATTTACTTTACAGATGACCTTAGACTCGCTTGTAAATATTCAGAAAGAGAGGGCAAAGAAAAATATTTCATTGTATCAGTTGTCCATGTAGGGAATATCGTCAAAGGTAATTTAAGAATGGATATGTTACCTAAAATGCCAGATACCGATAGATACTACGATACAAGTGTTGATAATGAAATAACTCCTAAACAATTTGTAAAATACAAGAATCATCAGTATAATTTCTTGGGAACTCTACATGTAAAAATAACAAATGATGAATCTTCATTATTAAGATATAACCAGATAAGTAATGTTCGTAGAGGAATTAGGAATCGTAGAGGAAATAGTAATAATCCTCAACCAGTGAATCCTCAACACGTGAATTCTCGTATCCGTAATAATGCAAAAGTAAAATTAATTAATAAGACAAAAATGCCTATTAATATTTATTATATGCTTACACCTGATGCTAAAGCAATACGTTCAGGAAAAAAGGTATTCTTATCTGATGAATTGCGTGTATTCTTTAATTTTAACCCAGGGGAAATGATGTCGATTACCCGTGAAGACTGTTGGGAAAGAATCCGTATATACTCTCTTTCTAATAAACTTGAAATGAATTCTCAAAAAAATACATTCCTTCCAAATCAAGAATTAATTACACTCTTAAAAGTCTCACCGACAACAAGAATTAGTCTTTCAAATATTCAACAATTCTTAGAACCTCATTATATTCCATTGACAGATGATAATTTTGGTTATCTTATTCAACATGCAAAGCGAATAGTGAATGTACAACCTGGAAAGGATTATACTATGAATTCATATTTAGATCATGAATTTATCGGTGGCTTCTTTACAATAAAGAAAGAATTCCCTCGTAATTTTGTAACTGTGAAAGAATTTAAAGTCGAAAGTCATGACGATAAAGTTGTATTAGAGATGCTATAATTATTGATCACCATCAACTTCTTTTATTTCCTCTTTTATTCCTTTATCTTCCTCTTTTATTCCTTTATCTTCCTCTGCCTCTGGTTCTGGTGCTGGTGCTGGTGTTCCTGTTAATTCACCACCATTCGCTGCTTTTTTTTCTTCTTCTTCCGCCTTCTTCTTCGTCGCAGCTTCTTCTTCCGCCTTCTTCTTCGTCGCAGCTTCTTCTTCCGCCTTCTTCTTCGTCGCAGCTTCTTCTTCCGCCTTCTTCTTCTTCGTCGCAGCTTCTTCTTCCGCCTTCTTCTTCGTCGCAGCTTCTTCTTCCGCCTTCTTCTTCTTCCCCAATTCAATATCATATTCTGGTTCAGAATTACATCCAAAAGAACAACAAAAACACCTCGGTCTCCGACACCAGCAGAAGGTTGAGTTATAAGGTGATGTATGTTCATGGTCCTCTTCATCTGATTCATCATCCTTATAAGTGATACGCAAGGTTTCAAATAAGCCTTTATAATAACGATAAATTGATTCACCTATTATCTTTTCATAGGAAGTAAATAATTGTTTCTTAATATCTAAGATATGGGTGTATTCTTCTTTGATATTTGATTCAACAGCAATCCAATCAGTATTTGTCTTATCATTCTTAGGATTTCTTTTATTACTATCACCACTATCATCATCATAGTATTTCACATCTTCCCATGGTTTTAATATCTCAAGATCATATTGAATTCGTCCAATAAGTTCAGCAAACCTTTCAATTAAATTCGATACACTCCCGACACGTTCTTCAATCTTAAAATGCCTCGCAAGGGCAATAATCAATGATGAATAGGAAGTAATTGCAAGGGTAGTAGTATCAAGAAATGAAATATATTCCTCTTGATCATTTTGATCTTCATCAGTAGGAGTAATATTTGATGAATTACTAATAGCTTGATCTGTATCATTATTATCTGGTATTAATGCCTGTAAAAATGTAGATGTAGCAGAAAAATAAATCACAGTTAATTGAATGGCTGAATTAATCTTATAAAGAGTACAATGAAACATATCCAATCTACTCTTAGAAATCTTACATTTTTTTAGTAAATCTTTTAAGAGCCTTTTGTATATTTCAACTTTTTCTTTGATTTTTCCATTTTCATCTAAATGGTTTTGGGCCATTATTATTATTGTAAATATTTAATATTTAATATTTAATCAGATAATAATTCTTTAATCTTGTTAAGTTCTAATTGATGTAATTCTTTCAATTGGTTCCATCTCTCATTATCCATATCATCTGTTCGAAATGCAACAACCATTAATGTATTTTTATTTTTATCATCTGTAGGAGTAATACGAGCATATATCCTCGGTGTAAGGTTTTGAATCTCTTTCCCAATCCAATAATCAATCTTTTTTATGTTATTATTTTTAACTATTTTTAAATATGATACTGATTGATCATAATTTGAAACACCTTTGACAATGTTATCTTTTGTATTCATATCCCAATGAATACCCATCGACCATAAATTAATTTTTTCAATCGTTGACATAAAATGATAGATTGTATCTATATCACAATTAATCACAATTGATGAAATATCCATATTTATTAGACTATCATAAATAATTGTTAAATAAAATTTGATTATTTATTTAATTTAATATTAATAATCATAATGAGTGAAAAGATGATTTGTGAATGCAATCAAATCGACTGGTCAGGTAAAGATGGAAAATATATTCATATTGAATCTGGAGAGATTTACGATACTCAAAAACATGGAGCATTAGACTGTCAAGCAAAGGTTCGCGAAGGAACGATCAATTATGGACAATATTTTCAACAATGTAAATACATCCCCGGTGATCCAAAATCATATTTCCCATGTGCTCAATACAAGGTAAAAAAAAACAATGTTAATATAGCACAAGTTGAAGAAGGTATCCCTCCTATTTCTGAAAAGCTATTTAAATAACGTCATTTACCCTCTGTTGAACCAAAATCCTCTTCCTTTCTTCTTTTTTTGTTTCGATACGTCCCGAGTAGCAGATTATCAGTTGACAAATCACAATACATACCGTGAATGCTGATAGGATAGCAATAACTAGTTTAATCACATTATCATCTACTGAAGGAACCATTGAATCATCAACGGACTGCTTCAATGAAGCAATATCTGTCCAAAGTTGTATAATATCATTACGAAGTTGAATGACTTGTCCCTCAGTATTGTCAGTATTATCCTTGATACCATCTACCATTATTTGTATATTCTCAATCTCTGTCAAGACCCCCGCTACTGAAGTAGCTACAGATCGTGCGGTTTGAGAGGATTCTTGGGCTGTTTGAATCACACTAGAAGCACAAGCAGCATTACAACGGTCAGCACTATTCATGGTTTGTATTTATATTTGTTAACTCAAAAAAAAATTAGTATCAAATTTTAACATAGAGACTAGGTTAGATAATATGGTTCACAGGTTGAACTCTATTCTTTTCTTCTCTTTTCATACAACAGATCAATATTTGACCTAGGATACAACAAACAAGACAAGTCCAACAAGCAGCAATAATCGCTTGCATAAGGACATGGTCCATCGCAGACTTTGAATACTGTTTTTGAACATTCTACAAATATGGATTATCAAATTTGATTTAAGAATAAAGGGTATTGAATAATTAAATTATAAATGTCATTTTTAGTTATCGATAAAGAGTTTGTAAATAAGATATTTACAGATGATGAGATTGATATTGGAATGATTGAATTTAAAACGAAAGAAGAAGCTGAATATTATCTACGTTATGGAACACAAAAAAATATAGATCAAGGTGATACTATTAAAGTATTTACTGATGGTTCATGTAGTATGAATGGATCTATTCATGCAAAAGCAGGGATTGGTGTTTATTTTGGAGAAGAGGATCCAAGGAATGTTTCAAAGAGGATAGGTGGAAAACAAACAAACAATACAGCCGAATTATCCGCTGTGATTGAAGTCTTTCATGTTTTAAAAGATGAAATTGAACAAGGTAAATCTATTATAATCTATACCGATTCTGAATATGTTGTAAAATGTTGTACCAGTTTCGGTGTAAAATGTGAAAAAGACAATTGGACAAAGAAAAAAGGAGAAATTCCGAATGTTGAATTGGTAAAAGAAGTCTATTCTCTATACAAACAATATGAAAATGTTCAAGTAGAATGGATAAGGGCACATACAAACAATACTGATGAATTATCAAAAGGTAATGAAGGAGCAGATCGTCTCGCGAATATGTCAATTGGAGGAAAAGGGCTTCTTTCAACAAAACTATATTTAAATGTTCCTTTTGAAAAGAAAGAATTAGCAAAGAAGAATGGAGCACGATGGGACAAAGATAAAAAAAAATGGTACTATACAGAAGGCTTAGACACAGAAAAAAAAGAGATACTGATAAAGACATTTGGATAGATAAATATCTTTATTCGATTACATTAATTACATATGCATCAACTAGAACCGCATTATCCCTAACCACCTCTTGAGCGCACGCATGTTCTCCTGTAACAACTACTTCATTATCTATGACGCGAAGTGGTCTTGCTCGAACAATCGTTGGAAGTGAAGGTTGGGGTTCAATATTCACACGGTTATTTTTTTTACAATTGAATTCACAAGAACAACCACAACATCCACACTGGTCAAGGATAATGAGTATCGACACGATAAGAATAAAGAGTATGAATCCTAATTTTATGTTATTATGAGACATAATTATGTTTTGTATTAAAATTATTGATTGATAATCAAATTTTATTTATAATTTAAATGATCCTTCGTATTAAATGATATTCAATTATCTCAATAATCTTAAAAATATTTTATACGTTTTTTCTTTTTTAACAATCTTCTTAGACGCTTTCCTATCTGGATGCTCTTGAATATATCTCATTAGATCAGCTCGTGTATTATGTAATTTATCGTAGTTTTCTTCATGAAAATCGCGAATACTAATAAAAATATAATTATTAAAATAATTTTTTATCGTTGTTATACTATCGTTCTTTCCATGTTCTTGTAAGTAATAATCATATGCATCGAACATATTTAACATCCGAAGATAATCTTTCAACGTATCTAAATCAACATTATTTATAGCATCCATTTATAGTTACTTAATCCATTAAGTTTTTAAGTATAGTTGCAATTTACATAATTGTACAACACCACACAATATGAATCTCTACCTTCTTTTTTTTATCATCTTCTTCATCACTTGTTTGTTTCTTTTTTTTTCCATGAATCTTTGGATGATCTTCACTCATAATCTCATTCATTCCCATGGTTAATATTTTTTGTAATTATTTATAAAATAGTAATCAAATTTAAATATTTAATATTTAATATTTAAAGTCAGGTATAGAATAAAGAATTAATATAGTCGGTATAATAAATATAGGGAATGGATAATGTTGTCTTATTATCAGGGAATTCAAATGTTGATTTAGCATCAAAGATAGCAGAGAAGCTAGGGATGAAACTCAATGAAAAGAATATTCCAACAATGTTTGCAAATACGGAATGGCATCCTCAAATCCATGATAATCTAAGGGGTAAGGATATATTTATCGTTCAATCAGGATGTATTCATAAATCTAAAAATCTCTCTGTGAATGATATTATTTTTGAAACATTAATCCTCGTCGATGCATGTCGGAGATCCGCTGCTTCAACAGTGAATATTATCATGCCGATCTATCCATACGCACGAGGTGATAAAAAAGATGAACCTAGAGCCCCAATCCCTGCTAAATTAGTCGCTAATTTATTCGTTTCAGTGAAAATCGATCGGCTTGTTTCTGTTGACCTTCATGCGACACAAATCCAAGGATTCATTGATATTCCCTTTGATAACCTTTATTCTGTTAATCTAGTCATTGATTGTTTCAATAAGTCTATCTTCAAAGGATTATCCGTCGAAGATCGACAGAAAAAATATGTTGTTGTATCTCCTGATGCTGGTGCTGTGAAAAGAACACTTTCCTTTTCAGAAAAAATGAAACTAAATACAATCATTATGCATAAACAAAGAAGCTATGTGAAAGCAAATACTGTTGAAAAAACAATACTCATTCAAGAAAATGAAAAAGAAGATACTAACGATAATGAAGGAAAGACAGCCATTATCTGTGATGATATTGCGGATACGTGTGGGACACTTTTATCAGTTGTAAATGAACTTGTCAAACATAAGATAACAGATATCATCTGTGTAATTACTCATGGTATATTCTCAAATAATGCGATTGAAAAGATTAATCAATGTTCCTATATTAAAAAAATATATGTAAGTGATTCAGTTCCTCAAGGAGAAAATATTAAATTATGTCCTAAACTAGAAATATTCACTCTATCAACATTATTATCCGATGTTATTGAAAGAGTAATTACAAGAAAACCTATTTCTGAATTATTTGTTTTATGATCTTATACAATATATCTTTTTATCTATCTATTATTATAGGATATGGACGAAAAACAAAGGGCTGCGATGCGTCGTTCATGGAGGAATAAAGAAAGACGTGAGGAAGATGAATGTCCGATCTGTAAAGGTAATTTTAAAAAAGGAGACGAGTTATTCGTATGTCGAGGTTGTCAACACACATTTCATGCAGAATGTATTCATGAATGGATAAGTAGAGGAGGGACAAATTGTCCTATATGTAGGGAAGATATTACTAGAGAGCCATTTAGAGGGACACCAACTCCAAGATCATCACCAGGCACACCACCAACTTCTCCACGTAGAGTAAATACAATGACACCAGGACAGAGAAAAGAAATGGAGCGAGTGATAGGGCAACGATTATCCAATGCTAAAGCCCACAAAAATATACGACAGTTTAAAAAATTTCTAAAATGGGGGAAAGAGGATATATGGCGCAACGAACAAGAACTAAAACAACGGAATTTAATAGAAATAGCTTATCTCCCCTTACATTATGAAGATTTAGTAATACAAATTGGTGAGGATAATGATTTTCAGGTAGGTTCCGTCACGAGCATCATCCGTAAAATCATACAGTTAAGTAAAGAGTACGGTGAATTAACATATGAAGAGATCTATGAAATATTAAGATTAAATATTCATGGAGAAAGGTTAAGAGAACTTATCGATCAAAAAAATAACGAAATGAGAATGAGAAGGATGCAAGAAGAAGAAGAGAATGAAAGGTATATGAGGGATAGGGACGAATGGAGGAAGAAAGATAAAAAAGAGGAACAACTATTTATACCAACTATTGAGGAAGAAGTATCTCCTGTTGTTCCGAGGAGTAGAAGTAGAAGTAGAAGTAGAAGTAAGAGTAAGAGTAGAAGTAAGGGTAAGAGTAAGAGTAAGAGTAAGAGTAGAGGTAAGAGTAAGAGTAAGAGTAAGAGTAAGAGTAAGAGTAAGAGTAGGAGTAAGAGTAAGAGTAGGAGTAAGAGTAAGAGTAGGAGTAAGAGTAAGAGTAGGAGTAAGAGTAAGAGTAAGAGTAAGAGTAGAGGTAAGGTTATGGTCTTACAACCAGAACCATATCCAGAACCTGAACCAGAGCCTGAACCTGAACCAGAACCAGAGCCTGAACCTGAACCAGAACCAGAGCCAGAACCAGGACAAGGGGAAAACCCCCGAATGCAAAGAAGAAGAACAAAAGAAAAAAGACGACCACCTCCATCGGGGGGACCATCTTCTCTAAAAGTAAGAAAGAGATGGCCTAGTCGTTGGCATAGTGAAATGGTCGAACAAGGTTATGATTTTGGACCAGGTATAAAACCAGGGGAACCACTTAAACGAGGGTTCATCGGTGGTAAGAAAAAACGTAAGAGAACAAAAAAAAAGAAATCTTTAAAGAAGAAACGTAGTAAATACCTGGCATGATATCTAAATTCGAAATACAGTATAACCAGATTCAATCTCCATGAGTTTATTCAATACTTATTTAAGTTTGTATTTAAATACTTAATGGGTTATTGATTAACTAAATCAGGGAGATTAAACATAGATTTCCATTCTCCATTAATCTCATATTCACATTCATTCCAAGCATTACATTGAGAAGTTCGACATGGTTTTTTTTCCTTATAATGGGCCGTTGCAAAATCATTCAAAGGTGATCTACGTCCTTTATATAGTATACCATTACAAATTATACATTTTTTAGAAGTATCATAAATACCAACCCATATATCATCATTAATACTATGACGTATTTTTTGTCCGTCTTTTATACATCTATCTAAATTACGACATAAGTTAATAGGAACCGCTTCTACTTCCACTTCTACTTCTTCTCCGACTTCATCCTCTTCATCCTCTTCTTCCTCATCACTTGTTCCATATTCATTTAATAATTCTAAAGGTGAGGGGTAGGATATACATGGTATTTTCGCTTTTTCTTTTTGTTTTTCAATGAATATTTTATTCTCAGAATGCATTTCTTCAATTCTACTTAAAATGATTGGATTATCAGAACGCAAATATCTATTATTAATTTCTAACCATGCGATAATTTTATCTTGATTTTCAACGGGTATTCTACTCTCACCATTCACAGGTCCTTCTTTTATCCACTTTCTTAACTTATTATCAATTTTATTCCCT